CTTGTTTCAAAGAAATAATTTGAAATACGTCTCATTTCTTTGATATCGCGTCTATTAATTGCGCGTTCAACGATTTGTTTATCATAAAGACGATTGGAAGATTTATAATAATTAATTAAAGTTGCAATCTCACCATTTAAAGTATTTTTACCTACTTTAATTTTAGAAAAGTCAAGAGTGGAGGTATTTGTTGTATTAGAATGTAATCGAAAATCTCTTTGATGCTTTTCTTTATAAAAAGCCAAACCGCACCTCCTAATAACCGTTAATTAAATTCATTAAATAATCATAACTTAATCGGTTTTCTTCTGTAAATGGAATAGTTATTAATCTATATCCATGTTCTAAGCAGTATCTTCGTTTTAATGCATCATTATGCTGCTGACGGAAAAGCCCTTTTTTACCACCAAATTTACTAACTGGTACATAATGTTGACGCCCATTATATTCAATAAGACAATCAATATTTCCATCATCATCAAAACAACAAAAATCAAAACGTAAATGCTTACCATTTTCTGCGGTTAAATCATCAAAAATATATTCTTCTTCAAAAGGAATATTTCCATAGGTTAAAAATTCATGAATTTTAATTTCACCTTGGCTTGATAACATTTAACCACCTCCTTAACATCTTACGTTCTAATATATATAAATTTCACGAGATAAGAATTATTAGATTTTGATAAAAATACTAAAAAATTTTTTTAGTGCATAATAGGTTTTGTATACATCATAAAATCTGAAATATTGCGGCCAGAACGTTTTTTACCTTTATCTTCTTCTAACTTACAATAGTATAATCCATATATTAAAGCAGAAAATTTATCGTGTTTAATTTTTTTATTTGCAGGCTTTAAAATAATATTGGCACCTTCAGATTCTTCAATCATATTAAGCATTTGATCTTTAAGAATATTTGTTTGAACATAGGGAAGCAAATAACTTGCACGTTGTTCTGGCGACATCTTCTTCCCCTGTGCCTGTTGCATTAATTTGTCTTTAGCAAGATTATCAGGAATTAAAAATTTAATTTTACCATTCCGCATCTGTGATTGACAATAAGCATACATTTCAGTATTTAATTGAGCATTTGCTTTCATAATATACATAGCATCATAAATTGTTTCAGGTGTTTGAAATTTTTTATATTTACGGTCTTCGTCATTTATAACACCTCAATTATATAATACTTCATCTGTATCTGGATCAATTTGATCTGTAACAAGAAAATCTACTAGCCCTGCACCGAGACCATTCCCGTCAATAACAGCTGCACGACATTTATATTGATTAAATAATTTCTTAAGTTTAATAGCTTGTAAACCAAAATGCTCTGCTTCAAAAGTATAAATATTAACTAATTGTTTTAATGGTACTCCTGATGGAGCTGGTGTAACTTTAAATATACAAGCTTCTGTGGTACATCCAAAACGTCCAACGTCAACACCCATTAAATAATAACCTTTTGCAGACATACGACCATTAGGTTTATACTCTGCAAGATTAAGCACTCTATGTTTATCAAAAATTTCACTATTAAAGAATGCTGATTCAATATCACCAGTTCAACGAGATTCATACTCACGATCAAAAGCAGCTTCATTAAATGTACCATCAAGCCGCAACTGAGTAACGAAATCACGGTCCAAGAGACCTTCAACAACAGGAACTCTTCATGACCCACCTAAAACTATAGCTTCTTTTGGACGTGCAACAGCTTGACAAAGTATTTGAATAAGTTTTTCATATGAATAAGTATTTTTATAACCAGCAGTAGTAATGAATACTTGAGATTTATTTAATGGTTCTTTTGGATCAGTTTCACCATTGACCATGCGATTAACATTCATTGTAGGAACTATAACTTCATTTAATATATCTTGATCAATACCAACACATTCTTCCATAAGACCTGAATGGAAACGAGCACCACGAGTTTTCTCACTCGCCGCAACGTTAGATAATTGAGAACCATTCTTGAAGGAATAGGTTACACTATCTTTTGTTTGTCTTGTTGTAGCTCGTTTACCACGCGTATCTCATATAATTTCACGCTCCATAGCCGGAATTAAAGTACAAATTTCATCTATTTTAGATGATACAATCGACGCAGACTGTTCCTTACCGCCCGCAACAGTAAATACTTTAGCTCCTGGATAAAGAATACATTTAAGCATTAATCCCATAACAGACATAAAAGATTTAGACCAAGCACGAACGAATGTTGCATAAACTATCTTGTGCCGCATAAGACAACGAAGGAATAATCTTTGATAAAAGAATAAATGAAATCTATTATCTGGATTTAAGCTGCAATAATAATCAATTAATCTATCTGGATACATTCTTCAATATGCGATAAGCTCACGATATTTGTCGAGGTCTCGCCGCAACAATTCTTCAGATATTTCAATATCTTTTATTTGGTTATTAGATACTGACAATAAATCCTTTAATGCCATTATGCATCACCACCAAGCATTTCCAAGAGACGAGCAGCTTCTTCTTCTACTTCATTATCTAGGTATTCTTGGAATTCTATTTCTTCTTGCGGCGTTACTTGATCCGCAAGTTCTTCTTCGATAGATGTGTATAGTCCCGCATCAAGAGATTTTTCTTTTTCTCTCTCCGCATCTTCAAGTTTCTTAACATATGATTCAATCAAATCACCAAGACCAAGTTCATTGGTTACAAGATTACGGATATATGCTTTCATATCTTTAATTGTAAAATCTATTTTATCTTCGGGATACTCGTCTGGGTCTGGTAATTGATTAATTAACCCACCTTCGCGTTCGCAGAATTGTACCAATTCTCCGATAGAATCAAGATAACGTGTTTGACCTTCTTTATTTTGAACCTCTGTAAATTTAGATGATTTGCGAAGAGCATCATATGATTGCTGTAATGATTTATATGCCCCTGTATCACCAACATCTAAAGCTTGATCCATCTTTAATTCAAGTTTACAGATTTGTTTAAGAGTAAGTTCACGGTCTACATTAAGCTCATATTCATTAGCATACTTTGTATATGTTTCTTCCATATGAACTCATTCAGAAGGCTTATACACTATACCTCATTTAGTAGCGAGCATCTTTTTATCTTCTTCAGTTAATTCTGCTAAAATATCATCTTCATTTATACCTATCTGCTCTTGGTCAAAAGTATATTTGCGGCTTTGCTGTCTTTCTACTCCCCGCATAAGAGGATTAAGGGTATCAAATTCAGCTTGAGAAATCTCTCCCGCATCAAGTTTAGCTTGAAGATTCATAAATTCTTCTTGCTCATCTTCAGATGCTAAACTTACTCGTGCGGCTGCTTCTTGTTGACGTTTTTCTTCTTCTGCGGCTAGACGTGCTGTATCTGCATAGGTGAGATTACGATATTGCGTCATATTCATACGCCGCAAATAGCGACCAATAACTGAAGCTCCTGAAAAGTTTGCGGGATTCTTATCATAGGCATTCTGAGCTTCTTCTTTTCAATCTCGCTCAATATAGGGTACATCAAATTTTTCAAGGATTCATTTAAAAGTTGATGGATCTGTATTATCTATATACATAGTAAGGCAGGTTTTACAAACAGGATAACGTTCATGAGTTTTCATCATAAAGAATTCTTTTTCTGCTTTTTCTCTGCCGCACTGTGTACAAATAATTTTTTCTGGCATATATCCTTCCTCCTTTACTTTTTATTTTTTTTACGAGTAGAACGACACTCCTTACATTGAGGATAATAGCCATCTTTAGAAATTGGAGAACGGTCATAGAAATAAGGACTTGCGATTTTCCATTCGCCGCACTTTGTACATTTTTTCCAATCCCCATATTCTTCTTGAGAAAAATGTCAAATAAGTCATTCTTTTTGAGCTTGTCTTGCTAAAAGATTGGGAATATTTTTGCGTCAAAGTGTAGAATAATATTGTTCTGAATGAACCACTCCATATCTTTGCCGCATAAGTTCAACTATTTCTTTATTTTTTAATCCATCTATTTTTCAAATAATTAAGTCATAAAGAATTTCATTGTTTACAGCTGTTTGATCTGGTCCAGACAAAGTCCTATGAACTAAATCTTCTAAATCAACTAATAATCACCGCAAATCGCTATTAAGATCTTCATTTATTTCTTCTTTTAGTTGAGCATAATAATTTAATAAAAAAGATATATGTTCTGGTTTTAAAAGAGTTAATGTTGATTTAATATCTAGCTTACCATCTGGGAGTACCTCAACTTTTTCTTCTAAATCTATATATCCCATTTGCCGCATTTGCGGAGAAAGTCGTCCTGTTGTTGTTTGTTTGTATGATGCTTTAATAATATAAATTTCTTGTCATGTTTCAATAATTTGCTGTTTTAATTTAAAACGTTTAGAACTATCAGTTGCCGCATCAAAAGCTTTTTTAAGAGATTGTATAGTTCGCATTTTTTCTTGAAATCTCGGGTCAGCTAAAGCTTCTTCTTCTGATATTTTTTCTTTATAATCTAACAATTGATTTTTATCATTGTTTATAAGGTTATGGAGAGCATCTTCACCACCTTCTAGACTATTAACAATATCTTCATATGATTTTTCTCTTCTTTTAATTATAGTTTCTCTATTTTTAGTAAGAAGGTTATGTCCTTTTGTTTGCCCCTTTTCTCTAATAAATAATATATAATCGCCTAAATAATTAAGATATGTTTGTGTTAATTGTTCTTTAGGAGTGGATGCTATGACTTCTTCAACACATTTAGCTCTCTCTTTTGGTGTTTTAAGTGAATAATCTAATTTTTTTGTCATCTGCTTCCTTTCCGATTTAAGCTAAGCTCAAATCTTTTATTTCTATTCTTATTATATCACTGACAAAGCAACACTGTCTATGACTTTTTTGGATAGAAACATAAAATTTTAAGCTATATAATATAATTTTTAGAGAGGTAAGTTTTCCGAAATTTGATATATTGGGAAATTTTAATATAGGAAATTTTGATTTGGATTCTTAAGTACGTTCTTGAAATTTAAAATTTAAAGTACGTTCTTTGGATTGCGAGGCAAAAGACATTTCACAAGTCAATATTAAAAAATCCCATAATCACCCCCCCTACTAGGAAGTTTATTTATCATCATAATGATGTAACAGTCTTCTATACTCGACCGATAAAATAATAGCAACAATGTCTACACCCTCCCATCACCCCAAGAGAGGACAGTTCGTGCAGCCCGGCTGTCTCGCTTGCTGGCACGTCTTTGCAGGCTTTGTGCGGTCTTGCGCGCACGCTCTCTCGTGCACACTCTCACGATGCTCGCTCGTGTTGGGCCAACACGAGCGAATTGTCACTTACGCATACTAGAAATAAAAATAGTTTCCAAATACATATTCTAATATGATCTTTCATATCCTGAAACTTATGAAAAGATTGTGAAGAGACTGTACACAGATACAGTTAAGGTGTATTATGTACTTGTCAGAGAGAAAGGATACAACATGTTCGCAGTCATCGCCACCTTCGCCAACTCCACCGAGACCTGCCTGCACTGGTGGGGTTCTCTCTCCACCTGCAAGAACAATGCGGCAGAAGCTCGTACATACTCGTGCTACAAGCGCGGAAGCGTACGGATAGTAGAGATTGCAGACTTCACTCCCACAGGAACCACTGCAGATGACTACAAAGTGTGGGATATGCTGGACGCTATGGGGCTGGGCAACTAGCCTGCCCCAGTACCGCACAGTAAACTACAAAGACCTGGCCGCTCGCTGTGGGCCGCAGCGAGCGAATTATCGTTTATGCGCACCACAAGAAAGATCATCCAAGAGAAAGAGTTGTGTAGAGATTGTGGAGAGTCCTGAATCTATCTTTACATGCGGCACGACTTGTGGTACAATGATTATGTCAGAAAGAGAGAGAGGAAAGAATATGTGGACGGTCTTCAACAAGAACACGGGCAAGGTCGTAGCGGACGGGTTCGAGACTGAGGTAGATGCGATGATGTGGATTGACGCGCAGGAGAATAGAGACGAACTGGATTGCGCGCCATTCTAGTCCTGCTCAGAGCACTGGGATAGTAAGACCTCCCAGCGCTCGCCTACGGGCCTAGGCGAGCGAAATGTCCTTTACACGCACCAAGAGAAAGATCAAGCGATCTATATAGTTGTGTAGAGATTGTGGAGTATCCTGATTCTCATACATGCGGCAGGGGCACAGGTGTATAATAGACCTGTCAGCAGGAGAGGAAAGGACAGGACATGTGGACAGTATTCGAGAAGGCTACTGGCAAGGTCGTCAAGGAAGGGTTGGTCTGTGAGGTTGACTGCGAGATGTGGATTGCGGCACAGCCCAACGCTGGAGAACTGGCCTACGCTCCGTTCTAGAGTGTAGCTGAATACAACCTGGCCAGCTTGAAAGGGCTGGCCGCTCGTTTGCGGACCCACGCATAGGGCAAACGAGCGATTTTACCATTTTGACGCGCTCTCCATAAAAAATCCACAAAAACTCCACAACTTTTACACAATTAAAGTATCCTGAAATTGTGTAGATCGTGTGAATTAATTATGTTTTTATTATGTAGATTGTGTGAATTAATTATGTTTTTTCTGTGGATTAATCTCCACAAAATCTCCACAAAATCTCCACAATTGGCGAAATATTATACTACACCCGCAGAAAAATGTCAAGAGCCTACACAAAATCTCCACAATTTATTTTGTGTCCTAATTGTGTAGATCGTATGGATTAATTATGTTTTCATTATGTAGATTATGTGAATTAATTATGTAGATTGTATGTAATTTTAATTATGTTATTTGTATGGAGATTTATGTAGAATATTGATTTTACCTATTGACAAGACTACAATGAACCCGTAGGGTTCAACAGGAAGGATGATTGAAATGACTAAAGCAACGAAGAACAACGGAACATTTGAAGCTCTGAACACGCGCGAGGGCATGCGCTATATCGCTACTCGTGGTAATGTAGAAATTTGGGTTTCTCCTTATGAGTGCGGTTACCTTGCGAGCCTGTACACTTATGACCACCCTCAAGCGCACACTGAGGGTAAAACTGCTGGGATGGCGCTTCACTTCCTCGCAAAGCAAACTGCTGCTACTGTGTGGGACGATGAGTCATTTTTCAACTCTGAATTACTCCCCTTGTTGAAAGACCTCAACGACTTTATGAATCGTCCAGCGCGTGAAACGTACAACAGCCGCTAAAATGAATTGTGATTCAAAAGCCCCTCAAATGAGGGGCTTTTTATTTGTCAATATTAAATGTAATATCTCCACAAAATCTCCATGACTAGCGAAAAAATTATACCACGCCTGTAGAAAAAAATCAAGACTAAATGCAGAATCTTCACAAAATCTGCATATCTCGGCGAAAAAATTATACCACGCAATTGTGAAGAAAATATGAAGATAGTATGTAGATTTTATGTAGATTATGTGTCCTAAAACCGGAGATTGTATGAAGATTGTATGAATTAATTATGCTTTTATTATGTTTTTTCTGTGAATTAATCTTCACAAAATCTTTATAAAATCTCCACAAAATCTACATAATTATTTTATATTATCTTAAATTGTCATTTACCGATTAATTTAACCGTTTACCGATTAATTTTAAAAAACGTTGATTTTACCTATTGACAAGAGTAAAATGGCCCTACGGGCCAAACAAAAACCGAGTGGAAGGAACTCAAATGGCGAACATGAAAAACTACATCAACGAGATTATAGAGACAATCCTCGCGCATCAGGTCGAAACAGACGCTAGCGCAAACACGTGGGCTTCGATGGATGAATTGCAAAACAGTGGGACATGGCAAGTGTTACAGAGTGAGAAAACGGGGTACATTGACATGTACGAACTTGCCGACATTCTCCCAGAGTTTGGATATGAATTGTTTATTGAGCATGAGTCCGCACTTATTAATGGATACTGGTACATGTTCAAATATGTAAGGGTTCAAGAACTCTAACAACATGACCATGAGGGGAGGCTTCGGCCTCCCCACGATTATCTCCACAAAATCTTCACAAAATCTCCACAATTGGCGAAATATTATACCACATATGTAGAGAAAAATCAAGACTCTTCACAACATTTACACAATTTATTTTGTATCCTGATTATGGAGATTATGTAAAATAATTATGAGGATTGTATGAATTAATTATGTTTTTATTATGTAAATTATTATGTTTTTTCTATGAATTTATTTCCACAAAATCTCCACAAAATCTACATATCTCAGCGAAAAATTATACCACACTTGCAAAGAAAAAACAATAGTCTACACAAAATCTACACAATTATTTTATACTATCCTAAAATTACCATTTACCGATTAATTTAACCGCTCACCGATTAATTTTAAAAAACATTGAAAAAAAGTATTGACAACGCTATAATTGACCCGAAGGGTCAACCGAAAGAGAGAGGAACTAAGATGACCTACCAAATGAACACCAACAACGCAAGCGTTAAAAATCACCTTGAGAGCCTGTTCGACGAAATGATGAACTACTCGCATACAAATACATACGGCGACAATGTCTTGTCTCTGTATGCTTACGAAAACATTCTGTATTCGTATCAGGGCTGCGAAGTCGTGTTTGATGGCCTGTTTCCTAGCGACGATGATTATATTGAGACGTTGGACGAATTGGCGGACATGTTCGGGTATATGTGCGGTGGCGTGCGTTACCCGAACGGCGATGAGTTTATCTCTATTGTTGAGTTGTAAGCTCAATATTCACATGTTTTAAAGGGGGGCGGCCCCACAAAGGGGTCGCTTCTCCTCAATAATTGCACATTGAAAACATAATATTTCCACAATTATCTTCACAATATCTCCACAAAATCTCCACAAGTTGGGCGAGATATTGTGCCATATACATAGAGAAAAATCAAGAGTCTTCACAATATCTACACAATTATTTTACAATCCTGAAACTACACAATATCTCCACAAAATCTCCATATAAAGCACATAAAGCAAACATACAGTACTATAAGGTCAAATGTGTGAATTTTGTGAATATAAGAAATTTTTTGACAAACTGGTTGACATATAATTCAAGCTATGATATAATGTAATTATAAGCGTATAAGGCTTAACCGGCCATTTGCGGCGCGTTTTTCAGAGCAAATGGCCGAATTGCCCTTTTGCATGAACAGGGAAAAATCGTACTCGCAATATATGTATATATTATGAATATGCGAATCCCATAACTCCAAGAGACGAATTATGGTAGTATGTAATCACTGAGAGAAAGGAAATCAAATGCAGGCTATCTATTTTGACATGGACGGAACAATTGCAGACCTCTACGGATATGAGGGATGGCTGGAAATGCTGAAAGTAGAAGATACAACTCCATATAAAGATTGCGCGGTTATCTTTGATATAGAAGAGTTGCGGCAACTTTTCAATGCACTGCTGGCCGCAGGTTTTATTCTTGGTGTTATCTCTTGGGGTGCTATGGGTGGTAGCCGTGAATATTGTAGGCGTACCCGCAAAGCCAAAAAGATATGGTGCGATGAATACTTCCCTGGCGTATTTTCTGAATTTCATGTTGTGAAATATGGTACTCCTAAACATTATGTGCGGAATGTGAAAGACTCTATTCTGGTAGACGATAATTCAGACGTGCGGAATGCTTGGAAGGGTGAAACGATAGATGCATCCGATACTAAAAAGATGATTGCAGCTTTGCGGGAGCTGCTGTAAAAAAGAGCTTAAATCATGAACGCGAGAGAGCCGCAACTCTCTCAGCGTTCGCGCTGGGCCCAGCGCGAACGAAATTCACTTTACACCCGGTAGAGAAAGAAAATATCGCAATTGTGAAGATTATGTGGAAATGCCGCATCCTGTAATGTTTTGTAGTATTATGTATTCATCAGGGAGAGAGAGAAAGGAAAAATCATGGAGTTCATGCTGGTTTGGGAATGGATAGATGAGGACACCTTTGAGTTGTATGAACAGCGAGTAGACTTCTTCGCAACCAAGGAAGATTTGCTTGAAGCTAAAAAGAAGGCAGAAGAGCAATTCAAATGGCAAATCGGAATTGGCCGCTTGATTCTCTCCCCTGCGATTGGCTACAGCTGGGCAGACCTCGAAAGACTTTTCTAGTTCTTCTCTCTTTTGGACGCGGAGTCAAAAAAGGCTCCGCGTCCGCTGTCGGCCACAGCGGACGATTTTACATTTAATTACATCAGAAAAAAGATCTTCCGCACTTATGAAGTAATTATGAAGAAGCCAAATCCTGAAATTCTTCTTGACAATGGAAATAATCTATAGTACAATTTATTTGTAAGTTAAAGGAAAGGAACTGAAATGGTGAAACGGGAATGGGTTGGCAATTACAAGCTCCATTATGCGATTTACTATAGCTATAAAAATGAATGGGTCAATCGTCAAACCGACCTCGGAAAATGCTTGGGTGTTGCAGAAGCCATTAATAAAGCTGTTTCCTTTATAGGGAATTGTAAAGACACTATTAAACCGCTGTATTTGTCTGATGGTTGGGGAAACAAATTTAAAGCTTAGGAAATTGAAATGTTACTTTCTGATTTGATTATTGCATTCATTTTCATAATCATAATTGCAATAGCCCTCTTTTTGAATGAAGATGAAATTGCAATTTGGCAAAATAAAATTTTTAAAAAATAAAAATGAAAAGAGCGCCCAAACCTTTGGGCGCTCGCTTGCGGCGCAAGCGAGCGAAATTACGTTTATCGCGAGGCTGAAAAAAATCACTCCAATTGTGACGATTTTGTGAAGAGTATTGCATCCTGAAACTGACTATGATATTATGTATCCAAGAGAGAAAGGAAAGGATTAATCATGACGCTGTTCGAATTTCTTCAGAAAAAAAGTCAAGAATCGCAAAAATTTTTTGAGCAAAAAATGAAGAATGGAGAGATTGAAAGTATTTTTACTCATCGGTATGAAGATGAAGATGAAGAAGGGCAGGAGGATTAATTATGACTGCATTTATTTGTAATGTACTCGTTCCCTTTTTAGCTGGATTTATTCCTCCTTTTTTAGTCAGTATGTTGGTCAATCGTCATCGTTAAGGAGAATTCATTATGAAATTCACTTTTGATTACAAAGAAACTCTCGAACGTCGTATTGTAATTGAAGCCGATACTATGGCTGATGCTATTCAAGAAATCGAACGTCGTATTGCTGCTGAAGAGATTGTTCTCGATTCAGAAGACTTTGTCGGGGCAGAAATTACTATGCCATTAAGCGAAAATCTTTTGCCACAACTTCGCGATTGTGGAGAAGATGTGAAGGACAAAAACGACCTTGATATTGTGGTAGACCTCTGGTAAACTGGACGTAGTCCAAGAGAGAAGGGAGTGACCATGAAAAAGAAAGTCGCAAAAAAGGTTGTTTATCAGCTCAAGTACAAAGATTTTATTGGTCGCTCCTGTGTGCGGGAATACAAAGCAACTTGCATCGTTGAAGTCATGGATGAAGCTAAAAAGTTCGTTTATGTTAATCATGTGCAAGTCGCGAGAATTGTAACCCCCTCTGGTAAAGAATACTACGTGTAGAAAATGTGAAGACTCCGCAAGGGGTCTTCACTTCTACTGTTTTCTATGATACAATTTACCCGTAAGGTAAAGAGAAAGGAAAGAGGATGAATACTTACTATGTAGAATTTGACGGCATCGATGATTGCGGCAGCAGTTATTTCTATTATGACAACTACAAGTCTTTGATTAATGCGGTCGAAGCTGAATTGCGCGAAATGGGCGGAGGTCACGCAGATATTTATGATGAAGATGGCGATTTTGTAGAGGATGTGGAAGTCTAAACCAAAAACCGCAGAACGCAGCCAGAAAGCCATCCTGGTTGCGTTCGCGTGCGGCCCACGCGAACGATTTTCGCTATTTCCGCAGGTCAGAGATTTAATCACCGGCACAAACCGCACTCACTGATCGATCGGAATCCTGAAATGTGAAGAACCTATGGAGACACCAATTCTGGTTGACAAATGGGCCGCACTCCTGTAATATTAACAGTGTCAGAGGACGGAGCTCGGAGACGGGTAAGACCCGAGGGGCACCCAAGGTGCTATGTGCAGTAAGACCTCCATGTAGGGGCAGTCAGACAACCTCTTTAAACCTGAGCGGGGCGCTAGGCAATCTCCACCTACGCCACTTCTTTTGGAAGGACTAATTATGAAAATCGCCGTGCCAGTTGTATGTGTTGTGTATCTCGTTTTTATCAGCTTGATTTTTGGCCCTATTTTGTGCCAGCTCTGGGCTTCTCTTTAGTGTTCACTCGCCAAGTTCGTTGTCCAGCGTTGCTCTTGGCGTTAAAATAAAAAGTGATGCAACGGGAGGGCGGGAGTAGTGACCCGCCCTAAGTGCTTTTAGCGTGCGCTTTCGGCCAAAGCGCACGATTTTACCATTACACCCGGGCCAGAAAAGATCGATCGCGATTGTGAAGATTCTGTAGAGACAAAAAAATCCTGAAATTCTAATTGACACCACGCCGCAATTAGTGTAAGATGTAATCACTGAGAGAGAGAAAGGAACTAAGATGATGAGCTTGCAAAATTGGCTAACAGAACAAAAAAACGAACTTGATGATGACGCTACAATATATCTTTTTATCGTATCCGATAATCAAACTTATTTGAACAAAAATATTGAAGATTGGGATTATTCAGCAAGCTCTGAACAAAGAATTGGTAATATGATTAATTGGACTAACGAAAAAGATAATTGCCCTATTTGCATAAAACGATGGTTTAATTACAAAATATTGAGCATTGAGCCCTATTGGGGGAATGATTGGCAAATAATAATTACTAATAATTAAACAATGACTAAAACCCCTCAAACGAGGGGTTTTTATGCCTTGGCTCCATTGTAAGGATTTTATAGAAACAAAGAAATTTTAAAAAATTAGTTGACATTATGCCATCAATATGATACTATGTAATTGTCAGAGAGAGAGGAACTAAAAATGACTGAGAAGCAAGCAAACAAACTGGCAAGCCGCAAGCACGTAGCACTGGTTGAGAATCTTCAACTCTTGGGTCTGGGTTTGACCATTATCGGTCAGGTGCTCGTCCGCTTTGACCTCGCACTAGTTGCACAGCTCATTTGGTTGGCCGCAAACCTCATTGCTCTTGGTCGTGATTTCTACTTGGAGCGCCCCGCAGCCGACAAAATCAAAAACGCTTGTCTGACTGCTCTCACCGCTGGACTGGTAATTTCAATTCTGATTGTGGGGTAAGATTATGCCAAGTAAAAAAGAACAAAAACGACTTGCAAAAAAACGTCAAAAAGAAGTTGAAAGACTAATTAAACTTGAACGGGTAGATTGTTCTTGGTATCCTGATGATTGTGAGTATTGCCGTAACTGTAATTTTGAATGGTTAAAATTAACTGAAAAATCTTTGTGGTAATTTCGATTCTGATTGTGGGGTAAATTATGTTTACTGAAAGAGACAAAATGATTCGTGCTGCTACTGCTTGGACACAGAAAAAGTCAATTGAAAACTTTTGGTTCTTGTGGGCACACGGCTTTAGAACTAGAAACCCATTCTTTAAACTGTGGCGTATCTTCCGCAATACTGTAAATGGCAGGTATCGCGAAATTGCAGAAAAGCAATATCGTGCTTGGTAAATTAAAACTTATCGCCCCGCTGCACGTCAGGTCGGCAGGGCGATTTGCTTTCAGCGGTCGTTTGCGGCGCAAACGACCGAATTGCCCTTTAAACGCACTAGGGAAAAAGTTGACTAGATCACTCACATTTAAACCCATCAGGAAGATCCCATTTCCCCAGGTCAGGAGCTCATTCGCCGGCACAACCGCAATTGTGAAGGAAATATGGAGGGAAAGATTCTCGAAAATTTTGCTTGACTCTGAGGGGCAACAGGAGTAATATACTAAGTGTCAGGAGGGGAGAGGAAAAAAGGAAAACCTCCCCACGAAAGAAAGGAAAATGACATGGCCGAGAAGAAGATGACCCGCAAGGAAGCTCTGGAAATCGCGATTGCTGCTGTTGAGAATGCCGAAGCAGTAGAGGTTCTGGAGAAGATGTACGCTCAGGTAACGAAGCCGCGTCCCCGCAAGGCTAACACGGCAAAGCATGATGCGAACATCGCCCTTGGTGAAAAGTTCGCCGAGGTCTGGGATGAAGAGACTTTTAAGGCTGCAAATGTGGCTGAAATTCTGGAGGTCTCGAAACCCAAGGCAAATGCCATCTGCAAGGCAATGGGGTGGGAAGAGATTCCCACGACCGAAAAGGTCAAAGTTTACAAGCTTTAGACCAATCTAAACAGGGCGGGGTGAAATTCCCCGCCCACAATCCAAAAGAGGTGATTAAACAGTTTATTAATGCGGTAGCCCCGCCAAACAAAAGGGAATGGTAAGGTGCCCGAAGAATAGACTCCCTCCCGCTATCAGCCTGTGCGCACAGGACGCGGGAGTTTTTTTATTCAGCGCTCGCTTACGCAGGAAGCGAGCGAATTTGCCTTTTTACGCTCAAGGGAAAAACAAAACGATCGATTGTGAAGAAATTATGAAGAAACAAAATCCCGAAATTAATGCTTGACTATGCGCGGCATATGCTGTAATATATTAACTGTCAGAGAGAGAAAGGAAATAAAATGGCAAGCAAAAAGTTCTTCATGATTCTTGACACTGAAACGTGCAACGACCTGGTTTTCGACTTTGGTTACAAGGTAATCGACCGCAAGGGTAACATGGTCGCTGAGGGTAGCTTTGTCTGTGAAGAGTTCATGAATCACCCTGAAACGCTTGACATGTTCAACGACCCATTTACTAAAACTAAAATCGCTCAATATTACTTTGAGCTTTTCATGGGAACCGAAGCGTTTACAGTTCTCCCCTTCGCAGAAATTCGTTCCACGATTAACAAAGTGCAAAAAGCTTTTAAGGCTACCGTGTGCGCCTACAATGCAGGGTTTGACGCTTCGCATCTGACCAAGACCGCCAAATATTTTGGATATGAGGACTTCTTTAAATCTAAGGTCAAATACATGGACATTTGGAATATGGCTTTGTCCGTCCTGTGCAATAGTCGAAACTATCTGAAATTCTGCGCGGTACATGGCCTGACCACTGCAAAAGGCCATCCGCAGACAGGCGCCGAAGCGGTTTACAAATATTTGAAAAATGCGCCTGAATTTGAAGAAAAACACACCGCCCGCGAAGATTGCGAAATAGAAGCCTTCATTTTCTGCAAAATTCTCTCTCGTAAGCGCAAATTTGATTCAGATTTTGTTGGAATGTGCTTACACAATCCCCATTGGAAAGAAATTTCAAAGCGTTTCCAGCAATTCTAAAGCAAAACCCGCCAAAAAGGCGGGTTTTTTGCTATCTAGAACCCTTTCAGCGCTTGATTCCGGCGGAATCAAGCGAATTTGCCCTTGTGCCGGCATGGAAAAAAATCGATCGCCAAAACCCCAGGTCAGAGGCTTGTTTTAAATCCTGAAATTATGGAGAGAATGTGTAGACACAAAATTTTGTTGACCCCTGCGGCAATCTCTGGTAATATATTAACTGTCAGAGGGAGAGAGAAAAAAGTTCTCACCCACAACCGAAAGGAGCCGATTATGGCTAAGAACATCACCATCACCCGCGCTGAAGTCCTGACCGCTGTCGTAAATGGCGACTACGAAACCCTCGCCCGTGAGGATGCTCGTGAGGTCGCAGCCAAGATGCTAGCAAGTATCACCAAACCTCGCGTAAAGTCTGATGAGCCGTCCAAGGCGGCCAAGGAAAACGTCCGTCTGGCTGGTGAAGTGCTCAAGGTTATGCCCGAGGGTGAGCCTGTGCTGACCTCGTGGATTATGGAGCATGTCAACGGCATCATGACTTCGCAGAAATGCACCAAGGTTATGGCCGTGCTTATCTCCGCTGGCAAGGTGGAGAAAGTCGAAAAGGTGAAAGGGCGTTACGTCGGCTACAAGCTGGTGTAACTCTCACCCAATCGCCCAGTAATGGCGAGAACCCCGCCCAGTAATGGCGGGGTTTTTCTTTTGCTTAAACCTTTCAGCGCTAGAATGCGGCGCATTCTAGCGAAATTATACCACATAGTCAAGGGAAAAATTCGATCTCCACAAAATCTTCACAATTAATTCACTAAAATCCCAAAACCGAACGGATGTACGACTGCCGTTATAGGGCCTCACGATGACACTCGCTATAGGCGCATCGAGCCGTGCTCGCTATAAGGCCGCGAATTTGCACTCGCTATAGGCAAATTTATTGACACCAGCTATAATTTATTAACATTTAATTATATCATAAATTTGTGTTTCTGTCAAGTAAATTCCAAGAGAAGAGAATAAATAAAGGCGTGCGGCCATAGGTGGAAAAAGTGTGGATAACGTTGTGGAAAACTACTTGATTTGCTCTCATTTGCGCAATTTTAAAAAGGGTCTGATTACTTGGTCGGAAAGCTTATTTTAGCTTAGCTGAAGTGCGCTCTCTGCCCAGCAAAAAGCTCATTTATCATAAGGTTTGCCAAGGGACAAAACAACTTTTTAGGGATTTTTTTAAGCTATTTTGAGAGCTTCTTTTTTTTTAAAAAAATAATCATTTTAATTATATCATAAAATTATGCTTTTGTCAAGTTCGCCGCATAGTTTTAGTTTAATTATTTTTTAAATAAAATAATTTTAGACAATAAAAAAAGCGCCCTTGAGCTTTAGCTCAAAGTGGCGCTGTATAAGCGTAAGGGCCTATACTTTAGTATAGGGCCGCACGCAATTATTAGTAAAAATATCGTTATAAAATATTATTAAATAGTTATTATAAGATTAAAAGAGAGAGAAACGCAACATATATTATATTAGGGGATTAGAAATATATATAACTATAATAATAATATAGAAATATATATTTATATATTAATTAATCTCTAAGATTAATTATATCATATCTTTATTACATTCGTCTAGAGCGATTCTTACCATCCGCGGCAAATTTAATACCGTTCACCAAAAAGTATTACATTTGTTTAAAGTTTTTTAGACAGCTGCACCGCACCGCACCGCACCACATAAAAGAAAAGGCGCCCTTTCGGACGCCTTAACCCACGGCTTAGTCAGGATCACCGTGTATTATATGGTGAGCCGTCAGAAACTCACCTAAGAGAAAGGAACCGACCATATGGCCTTCCGTATCATCTATTTAGATTGCTTCTTCCGCACTAGGGTCAGCTCATACTTATTATCTCCAAGAGAGAAAGAAATTAGGCGGTTGCGGTTCATGATCTCTACCTCGGACAAAAGAGCTGACCCTTCCTCGTCTTCATACTCCCGCAACCGTTCATAGATAAAGTTGATGATTTCACTTTTTTCTTGATCTACCTTGAATTCACGCTTAGCAGGCTTTTTAGCTTCAACCTTTTCTACTGAAGCTTCATACTCAACCTTAGCCATGTGACCATTTTCATATAGCCACTTATCAACCGCGGCCTTGGTGCTACCGAGTTCACTCCTATATTGTTTAAGTGTAGCATCAGGAATATTGACTTGCAATCCCGCATTTGCATATGACTTAGGAAGAGTGTATTTCATTATTTTCCTCTCTCTTGGAAATGAAAATTTTCTTTAATAACCTGCGGTTAGTTGGAAATGAAAATTTCAAATATGAATCTTAAAGCTCAGAAATGAAAATGAAAAATCAGATTTGAAATTTGTTTCCTGGGAGGGTGCCCCATTGCACCCTCCCCTACCGCTATAGACTAGCGAGCAATCTCGTAAGTCTTGGCGTCGCGAGCCTTTTCGCCGTCATGGGCAACAACCTCACCCTCAGCGACCAGGAACCGCAGAGCCGCAGATGCCTTCTGAGTGGAAACTCCGAGAGCCTCAGCAACAATCTTCGCAGTTACAGGCTCAGGCTGATGCAGGACGAACTCTCCTACATCCTCACGGAACTTAGCGGTCTCAGGCTTAACCTTGCGCTCACGCGGCTTGGACTTGGCCTTCTCCGCACGATCCTTCAGGAACTCGACTGCATCAACTGCGTCGAACTCGATCTCAGGCTCAGCACCCTCAAGGATAGCGATGGTAGCAGCAAACTTCTCAGCGATGGTGATCTTCTTCTCGGCCATGGTGGCTCTCCTTTTCTGCTCTTGCGAGCGGTCTCGTTTTGGAAATGAAATTTCTTTTCACTTCCTGGGAGGACGTCCCAAACGGGATTCCTTTCTCCAGCATCTCTCCCTTTCTTACATTTATATTATATCATATTTCCTTTTCGATTGTCAAGAAGTTTTTTATTTCTTCTTGAAGGAAACTTGATATATAAGATTGGGATTAAATTTCCTTTCCCTTTCTTACAAATATATTATAGCATAAATATTAGACAGCTGGCAACTAATATTTTATTCCAAGAGGATCAGAAATGAAAATCATGTGCGGGACTCGTGCGGTTACACTCGTTAAAAAATTTTTAGGACTCGATTTGGAAATTTCTTGACTGGGTCGTGATTGTGTGCGCACCCAAATTCCATTTGAGTAGTAGAAATTTCACTGTTAAGTATAAGAAATTACCATATATTCCACATTCGTCCATTTGACTTTGGTTTCTTCTTTACTTCTTTATTGGACATTTCAACTATAACAGTCTCTGGTTCCATTAACCGAGGAATTTCCTGCCCACTTTTTAATTCATTAACTTTATCTTGACTTAATCCAATACTCATAACAGTTTCCGCAAGTTCAGGATCAAGTTCAATAGTTTCAGTATCACCCTCAAATTCTTTTGTGCCACTTGTTTTAGATTCAATAATTTCTTGACAAGTATCTATTACAATAAACTCTGTTCTAATATCTACTAATTGTCGCAAATAAGTCCGTCCATATCTAACAACTCTAAATTCAATTAATCCATTTAAAGCTAATTGAATTAAAGAATCTGACATTTTTTGTCTATTCTTATTTTGATCTGATAAACCTAAAGCTCGACACAAATCCCCTAAAGTAAAATAACAAGGTTTATGATTACCCTTAGTATATTTAAAACGCCTATAGAGTCAAACATAAATATTATTCGTATTAGAAGAAAAAGTGCTTAACATTCTTTTATAAAATTTTTCTTCAAGTTCTATATAACTAGGTTTAGCTTCAGGCACAATATAATAGTCTCCTTTAACAATAATAAAACCTTCATTAATAGCTTCATTTATTCTAGCATTTGCAAAATTTTTACTTTCAGATATTTCATCTGCTATTTTACGACTACTAGCATCTTTAATTGCAATTTTTCTTTCTTCACCATCAAAAAATGAAAATGCTCTAAGGAATCCTTTAGTATTATTAAAACTTGAATCTACTTCTATATGAATTACTCCCATAATTAGTATCTTACCTTTCTAAATTTAAAAATCCTTGAGTAATATATATGAGTATATATGAGTAATAAGGTTAGATACTTTTGGGACAGTCAGTAGATACTTTTGGGACATTTTACTTAATTTCATTAGATACTTTTGGGACAGTTTTGCTCAAATAAAAATTCAATAGATACTTTTGGGACATTTTTTATTAAACATAATTAATGATCCCAATCCTCAACTTGAATTACCATCTGTTTACCCTCATTTGAATAAATAACCTCAATAGTCATATTAATTACTTCACGTACAAACTCACTTACAGATTTATATTGTGTTTGCGGCACAGCATCTTTCCAAGCTTGAAGCTCTTGTTCTGAAACCGAAACACTCACGGTTTTATTTCTTTTCATTTTGTTGTCACCTTATCTTTGTCTAAAACAAAAATAAGGGTAATAAGAAAACCTAAATAATTACTATTTGTCTACCAAAATTTGTGAACCAAAATGGCAGCCAAAATTTAGGTTTTTTTTATTACCCTTAAAGTTTTTCTATTATATATAATTTTAAGCCTAAATTCCTAACTCAATTTTGTTAAAAATTTTAATTATCAAAATATTTATTAATACATATGCGATTTAATCATCATCATTACTAGCCATCGGCACAAATGTATACGCGGGACAGCGACACGCCATTACAAACTCCGCAAGATCAATTTCATCGCAATCATAGAGCCATTTTTCCAGCTCAATGCACGACTTATCAAATCTCGTGTCATCCTTTTCATAGTGAAAACGGACGAGCTGCAAGGCGATTGTAATTAGCTTTTTATCAGTCATTTCACACTTCTTGCAATATAAAAACTTTAACTAATAATCATACATAGTACAAATATGATATCCATAATCACTAATATCAGTATCCCAATCAGTGAAGAACTTTACAGCTTCACTAATATCCTTAGCTCTAGCCTTGACCTCTTCCATATTTTCGAGATCAAGTTCATCCCCAGATTCACCTAGAAAGATACCGAAAATAACCCTGTCAGAATACCATAGCTGATCATCCTCAACAAATACATATTGACCATACTTATGATGTTCCATAGCCCACTCAATAGGATGAACATCATCATTATCAATAAGGACTGTGCGGCCGTCTCTGTCACGGTAAGAATCTACTCGCGGCATCTGCGTAATATCATCAGCCTTAGCCGCAAACCCATAAATCAAAGCTCCACAAGCCGTCATGTTTACTCCTTTACCACTATAAACTGAGCTATCGTACGATTATTCTTATAAACTATATAAACATAACCAGGATTTAAAATTGCACTCTCAGCCGCACTCTTTAAAGCATCCATTCTATTCGGAGTAGATAATCTAGTAACAAACTTAGATAAATTTTGAACAATAGTTGTATCAAATCTTGTTACATCATCATTCTCACTACGCCGCACATAATAAGTATCTTTCATTTCTTTCTTTCTTTTGGACTACCAACTAATTCGATATATATAATAATATTCTAAATACTTTATATTTAACTTTTTCTCAATTTTATAACCAAGACGTTTTAAAACATGAGTATATAAATTTTCAACTTCTGGTGAAATAAAAATTACTATATAATTATAACCTTGTTCAGCCCTTTCTTCAATCACTGGAGATAATTTTTCGATTTTTTCTTTAACATCAGTATACTTATCACCATTGTTAGTAATTTCACGAGCTTCTGCGGCACTTATCATATTACTCTCCTACCATTTAATAAGATACATAGCACGCAAATTAAAAATATTGCCATTTAATTTTTCTACATAATAACCTAAATTTTCTAATTCACTAGCAATAAAACTCTCTAATTCAGGTTTATTTATTTCAAAAATCAATTCAGTATTTCCTCTAAGAGCATGTTTCTCAATTTGCGGAAGTATCTGATCTCCTACGTATTTTTTAGCTTGTTCACGTCTCTCAAAATCATTAGCTAATTCACGAGCTTTCTTAGCAGTAAGCATAATATAATTCCTTACCAACTAACAACATACAAATTTGGATTCAATGAAAAGTTATAAAAGAATCCTCGCTTTTTAACGTTATAACCAAGATTTTCTAATTTACAAATCACTAATCCACGAACCTTTTTCGGACAATGATCAAGATCAATAGAATGTTCATGATAACCAGCATTAGCATCACTTCGTATTCCATAAAGAATATTATCAACTATTCTTTTTGCATATTTTTCAAAATGATCTTGTTCACCAACACTTTGAGAAATTTTACGAGCATCTGCCGCAGTAAGCATAATATAATTCCTTCCTCTTAACAATTATATTATACCATAATTATTATTCACCAGTCAATAAAAATTTTATTAACTTTTTATATTCATTATATGACTATAATCACAACAACATTGCCGCATCTGTTCATTTAAATAATCTGTAGTACTCTTTTTTGAAGCATTTAGTTCACAAATATTAAGAACTGTAGTATAATTAGAACTATCCCCATAAATTTCATTCCAATTATTTACAGCAACAGTAATTAACATATCTGATACTCGACCGCAATCACATTCAACCTGCCAAGCATTATTATAATGCCAAATTTTAGGATATTCTCCACATTTTTTACATTTACTTGGAGTTGCGGCTATCTCAGCAAAAATAAAACCATAACTAAAACCAGAAGTAAAATATTGACTATCCATTATACATTATCCATCTAAAAATTCACTCGGCATAGGATGTGTCAGAATACACATAGGCTTCTCAAATAGCCCATGATACTTAAGCCGCACATCACCATTACGACTATAATGTTTACTAATCCAAGTATGATCTTTAAAAACTATTCTAAATTCATCTTTAAGTTGATTAATATCCCATTTCCAAAGTTCCGCAATCTCCCAAAAGTCATCAACATCTAAACCTAAATTACCAACCATTATAAAATCTACATCATCTAAGCTCTTACCTTCCTCTTGGATTTTGCGGCGCAGAGCCTCTGCCACTGATACGAACACTTCACCATTAGTCATTAAAATTTATCCTCGCTTGACAAAAACTACCAATAAGACAAAGAGCAAGCCAAATACCAGTTGCAAATACCCATGACCATTCAAAAGCAAATACGGTTCCTGCCCAAAGTAAACTAATCCAATAGACAATCAAACATGTAAGTCCCCAACTAGCAGCAAGCGCCGCAAGTATAATAAAAATCATTAAAAGTACAATACCAATTGTACTTTGAATACCGGTAACTCTACTCCAATAATTCATAATTAATCCTTCCAAATCATACAGCTAAGGTAAGCATTATCTTTATTATCATATTCAATATCAAGATCACCTATCTGATAATTAGCATACTTAGCAAAATTACGAACAGTTAATTCAATATCTCTATATTCGTCATTCTCATAAAGTTTAGACTTATCCCACAAAGAAATCTTCATATGTTCTTGCGGATTGAGCCATGCTACAGAATCAATCAATTGGCATAAAGTAATCATTTAATTCTCCTTTACTATTGCTTCTCGACATGGTAAAAATTTAACAATATCACCATTTTTTAGTTCTATATCCGCATCTGTTGCAGTAATATCATTAATTTGAATAACCTTACTAGAAATAAAACGTCTAACTTCTGCAAAGCCTAAACACCATTTTTGATCAACACAGAACTCTTTCAATTTCATATTAAACCCTTACCATTGAAGTTCAGTTAAATTTTCTTCTAAACCCTCACTATATCCGTAACTACGACCAGCTTCATAAACATTCATAAGTATAACCGCAAGGTCATCTACAAGTTCATTAAGAACCATATCATCATACTGCATACCAGATCGATTCTCAAGCCAATTCCTAGCAATATCTTCAAACATCTCTTACCTCTCTCCGAATAAAGAATTTAAAAAGATATTAACAAGAACACTCACTATTATTGATGTTACCACAATCTCTACCAATTTTGAACCACCCTTAGTTTTTCATCATAACCTTCTAACCAGGTTTCCTAAAAATTAAGACATATTATAAGGCTAAGAATAAAAAGAAATATAATAATAATGAGCCATATTGTAAGTTCTCTATCAGATGAACAAGATTTACCAATTATCCATCCAAAAATAACTCCAATAAAAATTGCTAAAGGATTGATTTCTACCAATTTTGAATCACCCTTAAGCTTCCTCCACAGTTGCCGCATTCATACAAGTCAGGATGTTTAACAACTTCTCCGGCTCGATTATAGTGCATCTCATTGCCGCACTCATCACATTTAACGATATATTTAAAAATTTTATCATCACTTACAGTACGTTCAACTTTAGTTTGCGGCCGATCTGCACTACAACCTATCTTGCGGCACATAGCTTTGAAAACTGCATCATGACCATGAGTCTCACCAGTTTCAATTATAACAGCCCAGTGTGCAAACTCATGGAGAATAGTTTGCCGCACACTTTCATCAGTAGAAGTCTCAAGAAACTGTTTACTAAATTCAATTACTCGCGGTTCATAAACATCAAATGCCGTAGGTTCCGCAGTAACCCTTCCAAGAGTACGAGTAAGTCTTCCATTAATCTTGACAGGAGTACCAAATTCTAAGCCAATATTTGCGGCCAATTCAGACATATATTTCTCTATCTCTTGGACTGTCCAGGTCATAATTACTCCTATCGATCAAACTTAATAATAAAACCTTGCGGCACACGTTTAATTTTACCATATGGTTTACATAACTTTATAATCTTATGTTTGTTTCTAAAACCTTTAATACCAATTTCTTTCCAATCAAAAGTTTTTTCTCTGATACCGCACAAACAGGCAACTCGCATACTTTCAACAATATCATTCATACTATTATATCGAATCATTAATCAACCTTTCTAATAATACTTTGCGGCACATGCTTTACAAGAATATTAGAATCTTTCATATAAATATCATAATATGGCTCTGAATTATCGAAGAAATATCCAAATCGATCAATTATTTCGATGGTTCCAGTATAATCTTTTCCATCAAAAGAGAAATAAACTTCATCATCATAATCATAAAGTACATCTTTAACTTTAGACATTACTATTCTCCTTTCTATAAATATATTATATCATATTTATATTGCATTAGTCAATAAGATTTCAAAATAAAAAAAAGAGCAACCTTAATAGGTTGCTCTATATTAATTATTTTTCTTCTTGAAAATGAATTTGACCAAGCTTCCTGATTGTCTTAAGTATACTAGAGCTTGCCAGAATGCTATGTCAATTCCATTTAGAATCATGATTATTACCCGATTATCGCTATTTTATCTTTATTTCTTTGTATCCCAGCAAAAGGATGGGTAGAAATCCTATCATAATATAAATATTTTGTACCAGATGAATCAAGACCTGTATAAGTTGCATCAAAAGCTATCGTCTTTGGTTTACCAGGATAATAAGGGAAAAAGGAACTTAAATGTGAGATTCTATAGCAACGAGCCGATTCATCAAAATGATAATTAGGCATATCTGGAACCGCGTTTGCAGATGTGGCGCTACCGGATATAATGTTGAAATATTCTAAAATGACTTTATTGGGATCGAAGTTGTGATCAACAAGGAATTGTTCAATTTCCGAATGAGTTTTGTCAAAATGAATACCGTTGTTAGACCAAGCTTTAACAACTAATATTTCATCTCCACTTTCATCGCCACCGCCACTACTACCTTTTTTTGCTAAAGCAAGAGTTATAAGATCTACACTCATAATGATCTATTCCTTTCTATAAATATATTATAGCATATTTATATTGCATCAGTTAATAAGATTTATTATATAAACAAAAAAATAGAGTAATCAAAAAAATGTTCCATTTAAACTATATAATAAAAACTAATTAATGCGAATCAATATACTTATGATAAGCCATAATTAAATTTTCTTATACTATCGAATCGATAAAACTTCCTGTAAAAGCATCCAGTGATAATACTACACTCCCATTAGTGCATAATAGAGAATTAAATATTTTTGTAGATGGTAATTCACTTGTTACTTCTACTTCTGTAGGTATTGGAAAAATTACTTCAAGATTTTCAAATGCTGTTTCTGCGTCTGCTGTACTACTTATAGAACTATCATGTATATAAATATTATTATTTGAGCAATAAATTCTTTTATCTACACTAGAATCATCTGTGTTTGGGTATAAATTGCACATTATATTGTCAGTAGTCGTACCGTTTTTAACAGATATATATAATAGAACCGTATTTTCTAGTTCAGGATGCATCATTCCACGCAAACCAACATCGTTAAATCTATATATATCGGTTCTATATATTGTTGTTATTTTTTTACCTTTAACAATAATCTCATCATATATATCATCTTCTTTATATTCATATGGATTGCTAATGTTTATTCCTTTTAGTTCATTAGCCCCATAATGAAGATTATTTGTTGCCGCTGCTGGGAAATATTTTATTTTTTCATTCTCTAATTGTAGAAAGTGAGTTTCTTCATTTGTTCTATACACATTAAAACTATCGCCTGAAGCTAATTTATAACTTAACATTGGTTGAAATGAACCATAATGATTATCAATTGAAGCATCAGTGTTGTAATATGCACCCATACCATAAGTTAAATTAAAAAATTGTATTGTATTTTGTATCCCTGATTGCTGTTGTATTGTGAAATAAACAGGTTTATTTGAAAAATACTTGGCTGCTACTTGACCTACTGCTATTTGATAATTCTCAACTCTTGCTGTATGAAATGGTATCATGGTTATAATGTTATTATCTTCATCTAATATTTTTATATATATACTGCCAAATGAAGTACCTGAAAGTAATTTAGCGCATGCGGAAACGGCCACTGTTTCTTTACCAAATGATTTAGGACTTGGTAATTTTTCGTCACAAACAATTGTAGAAATATCAGTTGGATTATTATAATTAACATTAAACAATGTAGTTCTATTATTAGGCCCATAATTATCTAATTTACTTATATATATATTATCAATATCATTCAATAAATAGGGCGTTTTTGAATTAGCTAATAAATTTTCTGGATAATATGAGTTTAGATGATTTCCACGTCCGGTAAATCCTTTTAATCTAAGTTCGTTAATAATTCCTTTTTTATTTATCGAAATATAATTTACAGTATCAGCTGGTTTTTCAGTTTTTATAAAAGCTGAATTTAAAACACCATTACTATCAATGCTCAAACCATCACCAACTTTAATACCGCCCAATTCAGTAGCTGTGGCTGGTGTAAGTTCCGTTGAAGCAGGTATAGGTATATCAGTTTTTGTTATATTAGAATCAGAAACAAAAATTGTACGAATATAATGATTAATCAAATTTGAAGATACCCGTTCATCATAAATGCCAGAAAAGTAGACACCATAAATATCTCCACCATATTTATAAGTACCACTCACAGAATATTGATGTTCAGAATCTATTAATATTAGTGTATAACCACCATTAATCCATGTTTTCATTGCACTAGCACGAACATCAGACCAATTATTTTCTGGGTCTTGAATATTTAATGTCGAACCATCTATAAATCGAAGGTATTTTATGCCAGGTGCCATCTTTGACTCATACCAAATTTGACCATCACTTGCGATAGTTGCTGTACATTTATATTCAGTATTATCTATTTTATTAATATAGTTTAATATAATAAAATTTCTTTCTGTATCTACACATATATCTATAGGTTTGCTATTAAAAGACCTGCTGCCAAAACTACTAACTACAAATATTTCATCATGACGTTCAATTGAGTCAAGTAATTCTTGATATGTAGCAGGAGTAGCTAATTTAATAGGAGAATCAAGCGATTGTCCTTCTCGTGTGAAAGAAACAAGAGTTGTTCTACCACTACTGCTACTATTGCCACCGCTGCCTTTCTTTGCTAAAGCAAGAGTTATAAGATCCATACGGTATTCTCCTTAATTTAAAAATTTATACTATATAATATATAAATTTTATTATGCTAGTTTAATTATAATTTGATATTTTATTGCCATTGGAAACCTTTAATACTATGCCCGCATAGTACATCAGTTTGTGCATAAATTTTATATCCAGCTTTGCGGGCATTGCTACAGAAATAATTATCTTCTGATAAACATGATCCATCATTATATTGAACATATTTAAAATAAGGATAAGTTAAATTTTTAAAAATATTAGTATCAATTAAAGCGCAACCAAAACCGCCACCTTTAATTTCAATTTTTCCAGTCATATTAATGATTTCATCATAATTAAAAGTATTAACATAATTTTTTTGATTTAATTTAAAAATTTCAAAAGTACCATTTTTAGTATTCTTACGAGGATAACATCCTAAACAAATAGACTTAGGATTATCTAACATTTTAACTAAAGTGTTATTAGGAAGAACAATATCAGAATCAACCATTAATACATAATCATAATTATGTTTAATAGCTTTATCGGCAATTTTATTTCTAGCTTTAGCACAATCATATCCTTTTATAAAATCAAAATCTACAATCATATTTTCAGTTTTATCTAAATCGTAAATTGATTTAAAAGTTTCTGGTAATATATTCTCAAATGTTGGTACTGCAACTAAAATTTTCATTTTATTCTCCTTATAATAAAAAATCCTTACCACCCTAAAGAGTAGTAAGGATAGTATGTGCGGCCCTAGCAGAGCGATAATATACTAGGTTGCTTAGTTTTCTGGGATAAGCATATACCACCAGTTCACGCTTTATCGCTGGACGAGATTGTTTATGCGGCCTATTATGCGAAGAGACAATCCAATCTTCAGCAAGTTAAACACTATAATTATAAAAACGGAGAAACTTGCCAAAACTCCGGGAGAAGAGGTACATACACTTTAGCATAACCCAAGATACACCACGCGGAGGTATGTATGTTTAGTATCTCATGCGGGGCAAATACCCGCAAGTCTTGCCCCTTCCAATATTATTCATGAACAATATAATGAACAATCTTCTTATTACCAGTAAGAATAGGCTTAATCATATCACCCATATAAAATTTAAGAATACGATCGTTATTCTTACCTCCTATTAGAAGATGATATTCATTACCCTCCCAATGATCATTTTCTTGCGGCCAATAGGCAATGAAAATTGGAGCTTTACCTTCTTTAAAATCTTGTTTACTGAATGGAGAACAACCGTTATAAATCCAATCATTCTCAGCTTCAAGAATAACAATATCAAAATCAAAATAAATATCAATTACCTTATCAACATATTTATCATATACCCGACCCGCATTATGCTCATAAGGTTTATCATTCCAGTCATCACCCCAAATATCATTGTATTTATTCTGGTCACAGCAGTACAGCCGCACAACATTGCCCTTAGTTTCCCAGTCACAGATTACGAAATTTTCTATGTTCATATCATATCTTTCCTCTTGGGTAGAAAAATAAAAATCTGCATCCCCCTTTAAGACACGATCATTAACAGAAGGATTATCATTAATATAATCTATTAACTCGTTTATGTTTTTAAAATGCGTAATATGCAATGCATCATTATAAGTATCTTCTAAAGTAATCATTAATAGCTCATCTCGCAGATGATGTAAACTTCACCAGGCTCAGGACGATAAATACCATAGGCATATAGATATATATTTACTTGCTCCATAAAATCTTTTAGAGCATTCCGCATAGGCGGTTCAGGTACAACGTAGTTATCATCACAATCAGGTGCAACATTATCGTCATAATCATAATCAGGCTCTTCTATAGCCATCCAATCCTTATGACTACAAATATCACCTTGTGCCCATCCACGCAGCTCAAGATAATCATAATACGTGCCCTCATCTACATTATAAGACCACCCATCACTACCATCAAACCAATCAGGATGCTCTTCTTTAAGAATATCTATATACCACTCAGGAAGGCCACGACGAGCACCAATATCCTCAAAATCATAACCATGACGATTATAACCAAGAAGAAGTTGATTCAGCATTCCATCACGGCTGGGAAAGAGATCATAAAGCTCTTTACCATCTTTGTCATAAAAAGCCAGTTTTTCATACTTGTCATTGCATTTACGATATATACTATAAACACCATCAAACCCCATGATAATCTCCTAAAGACATTTAATATCGAAAGAAGCTTCTGGTAATTTTATACCTCCACCACTTTCATGAGGCCAAACAATCCATCCTTCTTCTAAAAATTCTACAGACCTTACTGTTATTACTTTTTTATTATGTTCAAGAAATAACTTATTACCAGGTTCAATAGAATTTCCATTCATATCTGTTGGAAAACTTACCATACTATTAAACTACCATCTTTCCCTTTTTCTGTACTTATATTATAGCATATTTATATGATATTTGTCAATTAAATTTATGCTTCACCTACATAAATTCGACTATAATCATTTCCATAATATACGTCAAAATAATCATTAAAATTTATATTATATACTGTTGCATATAGAGTACGAGACATTTTTTCAATAGCTTGTGCGGGCGATGTAGCACACCAATGTCCAAGGAATTGTGAATTTTGATAAATCTTATACTTCTTACCACTCATTTATTATACTCCTAATTCTGCTTTTAATGACCTACTAATTAAATCATAAAGAGTTTTATCCAAAAGAGAATCCATTAAAGGATCATTTTCATTAGGATGATCTTTGCGGAAATCATCAGCTATTTTAATAATTTCTTCCATTAATTCATCTGCTTTAGTTTCTGCTTGTTCTTTAGACAGTCCCCATCCATTTCGTTTACATCCCAAGAGAGAGTCACGAATAAATTTTTTCTTTGGTTTAATACAATCTTTATATGGAGCACCTTCAATATACCATTTAATAAAATAATTAATACGAACTAGATGTGATAACTGTTTTGGATCATATCCAAATTTTTCAATCCAGGGCATGCGGCTTGGGTATTCATGGCACAGAGCATGTCGTTTCTCACTCGCCATGCCTTTCATACAAGAAACTGCGGCATAAGGATTAATCCTTGCTAATCCTTCCGCATTCTCCCGCAACCTATTCCAAAGATCATAATACTTATTATTTACAATAAAATAATCAGTAAATAAAATTTCAACAAAGTTAATATTTGACTTGCGGAAAATCTTAAAGTATTCCCGCACATCCTTACAATCTACATGCTCTTGGTTATCAGGCATTTCAAGAGTATTGCTAATTGGTTTGCGATTAAGTACAATATCTTCTAACGAAGGAATAACCAATACTTTAGAATCTACATCAGACTCTTCGTCTACAAGGCCATAATTCATTGACCCTTGAGCACAAATAACAAACCAATCTTTATTATAAGTATTTATATAATGAAGAAGATGTTCGTGTAAACGCTTATTAATATCAATATCATTTAAGTATGGCACTGCTATCTCCTTTAAAAGCATTCATCAAAAAATACATATAATCCATAAAAAAGTACTATAATTACAATAATACCCAATATTATTCCAACAATTATAAAAAGAATAGCATTCGTTAATACGGCATAGGTAAGTAAAGGAATTAATATAAGAGTTATAATAGTACAAATTAATGCTTTTATATTAATTTTACTCATTCTTAATAATCCTCTATATTATCGACAATTATATAACTAGCTTCTTGTGAAGCAAATTCTTGAGTAACTTGCTCAACCTCTTCAAGTATTTGTTCTTCAGTCATTCTTTCTTCAATTTCAAAATCATCAATTACGCCATAAGCACCAAATTCAACAAAGCAATGAGCCATAATTACCTCCAAATTAAAACATTTTCTGTTTAGAATAGCTTGCTTCAAGATGCCATCCATCTCTATTTTGATTCAATTGTTTTACTTTGTCCTTTGCTTTTGATTCTGAAATTGTATAAAAATAATCATAGCCATAAATGTATTTTCCTTCACAGTCTAATTCAGGATACTCTACAATATAAATATATTGTTCATCCATAATATATCCTTTCTCTTTTCTTTATAAATATATTATATCATAAAAATAAAACGCCCGTCAAGAAATAATCCTTAACGAGCGTAAATTAATAATTATTTATTAGTACTAACCATCGGTGTTGCTCCCTCTGGAACTACAACAATATTATCATGAGAACCAATATCTTTAAGAGCGTCGATATAGTGTTGCTGAATAACTTTATCGCTTAGAGAATCATTAAGAATTTTATTTGCATCAGCTTCACCTTGCGCTTGAACTACCTTAGTCTGTGCTTCAACTTTAGCAACAGACTTTTTATTTTCAGCTGTTTGCTTATCAATTTCAGCTTGCTGTGCCTTAGTATAACTTTCATTGATGTTGTCAGGATATTCTACGTGCTGAACATTTACCTGTTCAATAACCAAACCATAAGGCTTCCATTTCTTTTCAAGAGCTTTCCAAATAGCTTTTACAAATTCTTCACGTGCGGTTAGAATAGTAATTGTATCAAACTGACCGGCAACCTGGCGTGGAACTGCACGAATGTCAACCGCACAAATAGATTTAACAAAATTTTCTTGAGTTCCGTAATTTACATAAAGATCTTCTGCAGCTTCTGGGTCAAGTGAATAGTTAACTTGAACATCTACAACAGCTCTTGCGCCACCACGATCATTTACAATAATACCAGAACCGTTTGCGGAGCCACCTTCAAACTGCTCTTCTTCTGTCTCACCCATAAAAGAAAGAATGTTGTTACGAATATCATAACGAGTAATTTCTTGCCAAGGAGCCTTTAAACCAAAGCCAGCTTCACTATCATGTCCAGCTAACTGACCACCCCAATTATGAAAAACAACAACTTCTCCAACAGATTGTGCATAAATACAAGAACTAAAGATAAGAACAACACCAAGAATAATTGGAATTAAACTATATATCTTTGGCGGTGTAACTTGCCTTGTTCTTTCTTCATCCCACACTTTATATATTTCTGTTTTTCCAAAAAAGACCGCACAAATAATACCTGCGATTAAAATAATAATACCAATAATTGCGAACATATATCTCCTATTGTTTTATAACCCAATCAGTTTTACTTAACCAAATAAAATTATGATTAAAAGTTTCACGATCAAAAACATCAAGCCAAAAACCATCATCATTTTCAAGAATATGACCTCTTGTACTAGTACCCGCTTTTACATGTGGGGAAGATGGAGCCTCTTTTAATATATCTAGCCAAGGTTCTTTAACAATACGACGATTTTTACTCCAAATAACTTCTACGAAGTCACCGTCTTTGTATTCTCGTTCATCAGAAACATGAGTGGAAGAATGCTCTGCATGTCGTAATTGTTCTTGCCATTTGTCGTCATCATCATAGCCATAACCATCATCTGAGTAGAGGAGGTAGAAGAGGAGAACAATCCACCACCATCCTGACCATCCTTGTTCATTAGCATAAAGGCTAAAGGGAGGACATCATTGCTCCCGTTATTATCATTGTTTAACAGAAGGAAAGGAAGCATATTTCCAAAAGGATTATCTTCATCGGCGGCCGATGCTGTAAAATCTATTAAACTTACAATCTTAGTAATAAAATCAAAACCAAATACAGACTTAGTAGGAAGAATTTTCTTAATCTCACCATCTGTTACATCAATAACAGAAATAGTCTTTCCTCTAGCTTTTGTGACAAACATTACATGATGATTATGGACAATTGCGTCACCTTCGGTTACATCTTTAATTGCAACAGGTATCATATAAACAAAATTATCACAACCAAAATTAATTAAATCAACATTAACAATTTCATTATTTTCTTTATCATAAGATACCCATTCACCATTACTATTCTGTACCGCAATGCCAAGATGTGAAATCTTAGCACGATCACCGCATGGACCAAAATTGAAATTTTTTGTAATATTCACACTATTTCCTTTCTCTTGGTTTTGGATTTTCTTTTTTATATTTTCTAATTTATCTTGATTAATAAGATCGCACGTATGTTCTACTTCTTGTTGTAATTGTTTTTGTAATTCATGGATAAATTTAATATCGTCTGTGGCTAATTCTTCTCCATCTATACTAATTTTATTAGAAGTTGAGATACAAGTATCAGAATTTAAGTTAATAGATTTTCCATTAATACTAAAACCATTACCTTTAATTCCTTCACTATTAATAGTTACTTTAGGAGTAGTAGTTGTATTTGTCCAATTCCAATAATCATTTATAGTATTATCACAATAATAACTACAACTTTTTCAATTATCCATTATCTATCCTCCTTTCTTTTATACTTATATTATAATATATAAAATATAAGTTGTCAAATAAAAAAATAGGGCAACTGTATAATTTACAGTTACCCTATAGAATATCTGGAGGAAGTGCGGGGATTTGAACCCCGGAAACGACTCTACATCGCCTACTTCTTTAGCAGAGAAGCGCCATCAACCACTCGGCCACACTTCCATATTGGAGCGCATAGTTAGATTTGAACTAACGATTATACGGCTTTGCAGGCCGTTGCGATCGACCAGACTCCGCCATATGCGCATAAAATAAATGCGGGTGGCGTCTTTACGCACTTTATCAGGACTCACAACCTGCCGCTGGAAAAACCCCTTCCTAATATTTTTTCTGGTAGGAAGTTCTTTGCCTATGTCCACAAAACCAGCCGAGCTTTATAGTCTTCACACGACTTTGGTTTTTCTGTCTTTTCCTTGACCATTCAGTATCAATTTCTCTTCTTTTTTGGTTCGGCTTTCGCAGAAGAAGAGTTAACAAACTACGTGCACATTACTCGGAGGGTTTAGCCTTTGTACCCTAACTCGCTTACCGAGTTCGCATGAGCTTCAGCATTCAATCGGACCTGTCACCATCTCTATGGCGCTTTCTTTATACCACTTATCACGTGGCTGCTTACGGCCGAAGCATTGTTGGAAAAGAAAGCATAAGAAAACCCTTACGCCGCTACTTGGTTCGTCAACCTTTCGCTATACGTTAGCTTTTAACGTCATCACGCATGGACGGATAGTTTAGTTTGAAAGGACTATCAACCTTATACGAGAATGGAGAACCCATCTCTTTTGTACTTCGTTTCAGAAAACGAATAGTTAAACATTCTTACCTTCGACTTAGGTTTACTCGGTACGAGCCTTCTCGTTGTATCCCGACCAATTCCTGGGGTAGCTACTCCCCACTCTCGTTTTTCGCTATGTGGCATCACTTCCCACACCCGCGTCTAGGCCGTCTCTCCAAATCGTTGCTCCCGGAACCGCTTTGGTTGATATTGGCGAGAATGTTTAACTTTCCCTTTTCTATATTTATATTATAACATATTTTTTATTTAATTGTCAATTAAAAATTTAAGGCTTAATTATTTTTTCTTTTAAACTAATCATCCAAGAGAGACAGCAATTAATTCGAATAATTATCTCCCTTACCTTATGTATATATTATAGCATAAAAATTAAACAACCGTCAACAAATATTTTAAAACAAGTCTTGCCGTACTTAAACGATCAGCCCACAGGAGGACCGAGCCTGAGTCGAACAGGCATTTGTTTATATTTAAAAATTAGTATAATAGTCTGTTACGCCTTCTTCGCAGCCGCTATCTAATACAATACAAGTACCTTTACTACCTTCAAAAGTAGTACCTTGCGGCATATCACTAGCCGCAACTACATAATATCCTTCATCAGTTCTATAGAAACCTTCATCATCTACTGTCCATTGATCAGTATCTTTATGATATAAAGCATTTGAAGAATAATATGTTTCCGTACGACCGTCATAATAATTAACCCCAGATTGTTGAGTTAAATTAGAATTATTTATATCTGCACTATTATTTTTTTCTTCTTGTATGGATACATTATTTTCTTGTTCTTCTATTGGAGCAATATCTTCTTTATAAGATGTATCTTCAACATACTCTTCTGTCGGAACATTTTCAACATACTCTTCTACTGGAACATCTTCAATATATTCCTCTGTTACAACATTTTCAACATAATTTTCTTCTTCTATTAGATTATTATTTTTTTCTTCTTCTTCTATTAAACCATTGTTTTCTTTTTTTTCTTTTTGTTTTTTAATTACAACCGTATCTTTTTGTGCCTTTGGTTCTTCAAAAAATTGTTCTTTTAATGGTAATAAAAAAGTTTCTTGTTTTGATTCATTTATTTGTGATTTATTGCATCCAGTTAAAATGCATATACAAATAATCAATATTAAAAGAATTATTTTTTTCATTTAAGTCTCATTTATAATATCTTTAATTAATTTAACCACTCGCTCACTTGAATGTCCATCGCAAGCGCCAGAAGTGCGTTCTCGACATTGTAATTCTACATCTGTCATACCATTTGAAGCAGCGTCTCTCATAAGAGCTACAAGTTTCTCTTCATTTCCTTCAACTGCTATAGCTCTAGAACTATAATCATAAGGATAATTCATATACATACCACGAGAAATTAAATATTCATCATTTTCATCTGCAGTAAGTACAACAGGCTTATTTAAAAAATGAGCATCAAACATAACGCTACTAAAATCAGTTACGACAACATCACAATCCAAGAGATAAGGAGTTGTTATTTCCACACTATCGACTTCATAAATATTGGACATTGTGTGCGGCAATATCCTCTTTTTACTGATCATATGTCTTTTTACAACAAATAACTCATCCTCTTCTAACAATGAATTTAAATATTCATAATTTATTTTAGGCGTTGGTTTATTATATTTTGCACGAAAAGTTGGTAAATATAAATAAACTCTATTATAGCTTTTTGCTAAGAAGGTTCCTCCGTCTCCTCTTTGTTTATTTATATAATTATCAGTACGAGGCATACCTAGTGCGAGGCATCTATCAATTGGAATACCCGCAGCGCTAGACGCGAATTTACGACCGTATTCACTACTAGTAATATAATAGTTTGTTAATCTACAGCATTGTGGTTTAAATTGCCCATGCGGCTGATCTATTCCATAAAGTTTACCACCCGTTAAACCATGGGCAATCATAATTATTTTTTGACCAATAACCTTATTGCGTATAAATTCATCTGTTACAACAACAGGAAAATCTCTACAGCTTTTAGTTAAATCACCATATCCATATTGTTTAAATGTTTTATCTTCTTGATAAGCATTCCAAATGGCGGTTAAATTTTCACAACGATAAAGTGGACGAACAGAATTAAATAATACTGCCATTAAAATTTTCCTCCATTAGAACTTGAAAAAGAATTATCTTTTGAATGTATTTGAATAATGGCGCCGCAATAAGGACAATAAGATTCTTTTATAAAATCCCCTCGTCAAAAAGTTGTTCTATAATCTTGCGGAGTAGCAAAAAAAGCTTTTCCGCATTTTTCACAATTAAAAATCATATTTTCCGACATTATTCTTCACGATCACTCTCAGATTCAGACTCTTCAACCTCTTGCATAATAGGGCCATAAGCTTGTTCTCCACAAATAGGACATTTGTAAGAACTTTTATCAATATAAGAATTTTCATTAATTAATTCATAACGAGTTACAGCAAATTCACATCCGCATGTATTACAAGTAAATAAATATTCAAGATTAGGAATACGTCCTTGTTTAATAATTCTCATTATAAAATCCCCATTCGTTTAATTATTCTTTTGTTTTTTTCTTATGATAGACGAGACAGATAATTCCGATAAGAATTAATACCCCACCTATCAGATAAAAGATTATAACGCCAATTCCACCTGTAGAGGGAAGCTCTATACCTTTAAAATTAGCTATTTCTAGAAGGACTGAGGAAGTTTGTTGGAGCTCCACTGAAACATCAGAGGACAATTTATTATATCCTGCTGGAGCATTAATTTCCCGTAATCTGTAATGTTTATCTGCATCGAGCCCGTTGATGCTAATAAGTGTGTTTCTGGTGCGAAAGGTATTCATTGAAGTAGCATCCTCCTCGGTTGCTACTCTATATTCTGTATCAGGTGTAATTTCATATAGTTCAACAGGAGTACCATCTTCATCTAGAATTTGAAATTCTGCACCAGATAAGACATTTTTATCTTCATCTTCTGCGGCATACTTCAAAAGATTCATTTCTGTTACAGATGTTTTTACGGAATCAGATTGAACATAATTTACATATGTTAAAGTAACTTCATTATTGATATCCGTATTAACAATAGCCTTTTTATTAACTAAAGCAGTATATTCAAAAGTTAAAGTATTTTCACTATCGGCCGCAAATGCTTTAATAGTATCTGCATCTATATTAATTTCAAAACCATCTTTAGTTGTATTAATATTATAATTATTAATATTAATAGAAGTAATTTCTTTAAAAGTTAAACCTTCATCCATAACATCTGTAATAACCGCAGATGCTTTACTTCCTCTGGGAAATTTTACATTTACTGTAAAATGAACTAATTGTCCAATAGAAGAGTTAATATCTTCTTCTGCGATAGTTTTTTCTATTGTAGGATATTGAGCTTTTTCAGTAATATCAATATTCGTTGTAGCTAAAATGAGATTAGAATTAATTGGAGAGACAATTAAATAATAACCTGGATTCATTTCCATATTAGCTTCATTTGCGGTTAATGTTGTACTAGTTTTACCATCGATATGTTTTTCAAGCTCTGCAGCAATTTCAATAGCAGTAGACTCTTGCGGAACTACCCCATCCGCAAGAACAACATTATATAAACCTTCTTCAGTTGTTTGAATTAAATTGAAATATTGCGGCATTGATGCAATTACATCATACCATTCACTATTACTTTTAATATAATATGCGAATCCGCTATCTTCATTTGTTATTGTTTTTCCAACAGTTTCATCTGTAGTTACATCCTCTTGGACATCAGCAGACTTCCGCACATCAAAAATTTGATATACTTGATAAGTTGTAGGTTCTGTTAAATTTTCATTGGCTGAGCCATCAATACTTACTTTAATTTTATCTTTAGTTTCTTTTGTTGCAAACTTTACTTCTGAATAATGAAAACCCATATAACAATTTTCATCGTCTCCAGGATGGTTAGGCTCTTGTTTAAATTCAACTTCCCAGGCATCATTATTCATAGGATAATTGCATTCAACATCTGTCCAAGAGAGCAAATAATATTTTCCATTTACTCTAATAATAGGTAAAATCCCATATTCACGGTAAAAAGTTCCACCCTTTGGATTCCAAACTAAATCTTTATAATTAAAGACTCCATTAGGAACATCTTCAATGAAATCTGACTCTAGGAGTTGTTCGTTACCATCCCAATCTCCAATATACCACTCCACAGTAATATCATGTGTCGCGTCATTATCATCTGCGGCATATGCGGTGATAGGAATGATCATTAAACACATTATTGTTAATAAAATGGCTAAAAACTTCTTCATAATCTCTCCTTCCTGCAATAATATCTTTTCTATTATATATAAAATTATATCACAAATGATTATAATTTTTTGTTATTTGGCAGAATTGATTATAAAAAAGAAAAAAATGGCGGAAGATGTAGGATTTGAACCCACGGTACCTAGCGGTACACCTGCTTTCGAGGCAGGCGCCATAATCCAGACTCGGCCAATCTTCCGTTTATAATTAACTGGCGCCGCATATAGGACTCGAACCTATAACAAGTAGTTTAGAAGACTACGGCTCTTCCTCTTGAGCTAATGCGGCTTATTATATGGCACCCGCAGTCCGAATCGAACAGACGCCTTCTTGATTTGGAGTCAAGCTATACTTCCATTTATACGACACGGGTATTTGTTATTTGGTACCGAGCATGGGCCACGATCCCACATCTCCGACATTAAGAGTGTCGCGCTTTGCCAATTAAGCTAACTCGGTATTGGTTCGCCCGGCGGGATTCGAACCCGCGACTAATGGATTACATACCACTACTATTTTCATAGCCATTTCTGTTTGTGGTCTGGACTTTATCTTCACCATATTATAAAACTTAGGTGGCTCGTGTAAAGTCTCTACACACGGTTTCCCTTGCTCGGTATTACCATTTTAAAGGTTTCACCGATTTAGCGAGCTGTTCACTTATAAGTTTCCTTATAAGGCTTCCAATCGAAAGTCCACTACGCTACCAGCTGCGTCACGAGCGAATATGGCTCCCAGTACTGGATTCGAACCAGTATAACGACATTAACAGTGTCGCGTCCTGCCGTTGAACGAACCGGGAATAAAATTTTAAGAGAGAAAGATACTTTAGTAGTTCAGACATTGTATCTATTATCCGGTTTCACCCTTCATCTCTCTGCTATCTTTTTGAACTTTATCGAACAGGTATGCAGCTACCCTGTGTCGCGGGGACGCGATTCGAACGCGTATATCACGACTTATGAGGACGTTGAGTTACCAGTACTCTACCCCGCGTCACAAGGTGCTAATCATCATCATGATTAAAATAATCTTCTGGATGCAATAAATAATCTATGTATTCATTTGCTTCTTCATACGTATCAAAACTTGCAACTATAATAAAACGTGAAGGACTACAATCAGTATTCATACGAATAGAATAAAATCCCCATTTTCCATCAATGCATTCTTCACAAACAATATATTTTTTAAGCATAGCAGATTTCGTCACTATCCGTTACCTCCGCCCGCATCTTATAAAGTTCATCATAATGCCAAGAGGGAATATTGAAATTAATACCCTCAATAAAAGCTTTAGCTTGCTTGTTAGTTGAGTAAGTCCGCACAACCCATCCTTTAGGATGATAAATACGATGAACAACTTTCTTATCAGCCATATTATCTCCTCTCAACCTTATAAATATATTATATCATAAATATTGAACAGGAGTCAACTAATTTTTTATAATAATTGAAGCTGCACCGCATGTTAAAACGTGATGATATTTTCTTTTTGTAATTCAATTTTTAATTTTTTCTATCATATTATATTCTTTTCTCTTTATGGTCGCATAGGGTGATAGCTACACAAGCATCACCACCGTCTCTGTCATGATCAGAACCATGCATCTAACACCGCTATGCTCATTAGTCCATCCATGATTTTACTGGATGTGCGGTTCATGACCTCCGCACATAAAAGTATCATCACTTTTGGAGGTAGTGTCTATGGTATCAGCAGCGGGCTACGATCCCGCGTTTCTACCTTGAAAGGGTAGTGTCCTAGTCCAACTAGACGATGCCGACATTGGTCGTTCCTCCAGGTAACGCTCCTGGTTCTGACGCTTATCAGGCGTCTGTAATAACTTTTATACTAAGGAACGGGCTGGCGATGGAGGTAACGCTCCCCCGTTACGGGTGCCAAAGGCCCGAGTTCTACTATTGAACTAATCGCCAATAAATATCAGATATTAGTGTTAACCATTGCGAACCACGTGGAGGTTTCTGATTCTCGCAACTGCCCCTGGAGGGATTCGAACCCCCACGCCTAAGCACGTGCTCCTAAGGCACGCGTGTCTTCCAATTCCACCACAAGGGCATTTGGTGCGCCTGGTGAGAGTCGAACTCACAAATCCCGGATTTTGAGTCCGGTGCATATGCCAATTCTGCTACAAGCGCATTTGGTGCGGAGTGTAGGATTTGAACCTACAGCCAAAGGATTATGAGTCCTCTGCTCCACCATTGAGCTAACCCCGCATGGTGGGAGCCGAAGGTAACGATCCCTCCTCCAGGGCTTTTCAGACCCTTGCTAATCCATCTCAGCTAGACTCCCATTGATTATTGGCACCCCAGGTAGGATTCAAACCCACGACACTTGCGTCCGTAGCGCAATGCTCTTTTCAGACTGAGCTACTGGGGTGTAATTAACTGGTGCCGAAGGAGAGATTTGAACTCCCGCAGGACGAGCCGTCGCGTTTACAGCGCGATGCAATTGACCAGACTATGCGACTTCGGCATATGGCCAGGCGTACGGGAATCGAACCCGTGATAATGGTTAGACAGACCATTGTGATAACCGCTTCACTAACGCCCGGTATGGAGGCCTCGCACAGATTCGAACTGAGGACTATTGTTTACAAGACAATTATTATAACCAACTTAACTACAAGGCCAAAATAAAAGTGTTGGGTAAGGTGTAACACGACCACCGCATACGAAATAGTTTAACGTCTTATCGGCATGCTCGCAACGACAATAGGATTACTCCTTTTGGAAGATATACCCGTTATGGCTGATATGATTTTTAGATATATAGGTATATCCTCCAAGAGAAGATACTTTCATAGGCACCACCCTTATCGTAGAGAAAGTATAAACTACAGAAGGTTCTGACGCTCTTAACCTACAAGCGATCTTTACTTTACGCATAGACTTGCGGCAAGATCATCACCCTATCTTGCGCGGGATGTACTTGATTTCGTTCAAACACATAAAAACAGAAATTCTTTTTGGTTCAGGTGATTTCAAAACCAGAGAATCATGATTTTATTTTATAGTGTAGTCGATTCTCACTACACTGGCATTAAATATACCTAAGAAAGCATTTTTTATAAATGCCCTCTAAGGCATAAACTGTTTAGCAGTTATCTCAGCCCTTTAAGCTACGTTGCGGACTTTCTCTACCGAGCGGTGTCCGCATACCAGTTACGTAACTAGTCTTTTTAGCCTTTTCCTAGCACAGTCTTAGACCAATCTTCCGGGTTGCTGAATTCTTTTCTGCGGTTTTTAACCATGTCAAGAAGTACGCAGCGGGCCAATCAGCAATAAAAAGCCTTACTCTGTATACACTAAATCACACTAGAGAGCATGTTAGGCTACTCTCTTTTATAAACCTGCCTAACCAGGATGCCGTTTTATTTAATGACGCGAACGAACTATTACGTCAATTCCTTCAAACAGAATAGTTGAAGATATACATGCCAGTCTTCACTGTACCGCATCTATTTACTGGATATTCGATCATGTAGGAGATAAGGCTGAGTATATCGGAGCGACCGTCATACTTCTTACCCCAGCCGTTAAGGCCATCTCTACCGTAGGAATGATTACCCACAACTTTCACACGTCTTTCAGCATTAATATATTCTCCTAATATTCATTAATATAAGGAGCTGCTTTGTGCTACTCGAACCTTGCCCTTGTCTTATTCCCTCTGTTACCAGAGAGTCAACAGCTCAATCTCCTTATTGGTATTTCCAGCTTTTTCTTATTCAGCACCACCTGTTAATAAGTGTTCTGGATTCTTCCCCACTGGGGCGTCTATTGCGGAGACGACAATTTACAAGTATCTTTCCTTAGCAAATAGACTAAGCGCATTCTTCATTTTGTTGGTAGTTCCTACCTTCTAAAGTAAACCTCACGATTCACCTTAAAGCTTGACTGCGGAAGTATCCTTCAGGAGTCTCAACTCATTGAGAAGAACCCTCAGCACGTTGACACCGCTCTGCACTGAGTTGCACCTAAATCTTCAACTATTCTGTTTTCAAGGTTATTAGGTTAAGAAACCTAATATTGTGTTTCTTCTTTAGAAGCACCTTATTAACTCTCTCAACCTTACATATTTATTATATCATATTTTCTTTTCAATTGTCAATAAAAACTTTTAACAATCGTAAGATTTTTTTAAAGGGGATAAAACTTTCATTTTATATAAAAACCAAAAAACCTTTTTTATCCCCTTTTGATAAATATATTATAACATATTTTTTAAACTGCCGTCAACAAAAATTTTAAAGCATCTGTTTACATTCTAAAAACTTAGCTTGAATATTTTCAATGATTTGATCAATACTTACAGGATAACAATTATGACTATCCACGCCTACATGATAAAGCAAAGGATTATCACTATAGAAATTAGTCTTTTGATGAGTATGTCCATAAAGACATTTTACTTGTTCCCAAGGCTTAGACACATCATTAAGGTTATCCGTAATAGTAGGATAATGCGAAAGATAAAACCTCCACTTTTTATATTTAAGTATTCCCGCATATCCAAGAGTCTCTACAACATTAGAAAGAGTATAATATAATTCTTTACGCACATTAGTACAATGGTTACCCCAAAGAATATGAAGTTTACCATTAAGCCGTAGCAAACAATCTAAACCATGTTCATTATCACCAAGCATTTGATCACCCAAGAGATAGAGATCATCATCAGGCCGCACAACGCTATTAAATCTTTCAATGATTGCTTCATCATGCTCCTGGATACTAGAAAATCCTCGCGGCTCATAGATAAAACCACGGTCATGTCCAAAATGTAAATCTGAGCTTAGATAAATCATTAATCTACCTTCCAGATATAATCAAAACCTTCGCTATCTTCAACAGGCTGATATACTTCAATCATGCGATTCATCGCATCAGCAGGGACAACCCTGTCACGTTTCTTATTACGATAAACCGCATCCAATATCGATGTATTCATCTGAACCACAATAAACTTACAATCCAAATCTTTAAAATGATTGCGGCATTTGCGACGAGATTTCTTAGTCAGATGCGTTGCATCAAGAATTACGTCACTACCATTTTTGATAGCTTCACGAGCACGCTCATAAAAAATATCAAAAACGATACCATTAAGAGATTGATTACTAGCATCACCATAAAGCTCTTCACGAATATCATCAGAAGAGATATAGACTCGACTACGCCAAGGATGATCCATCAATACGTTCTTACAAAAATATGTCTTGCCAGAACCAGGCACGCCGCACATAATATACACAGTAGGCTTACGCAACTGACGACGGATAGCTTCATCACATTGAGTCATATATCTCTCCTTTCTTATAATAATATTATAGCATATTTAACATGCAGGTGTCAATAAAGAATTTCATTCTCAAGCCTTAATATTTAAAGTTAAAGTCTGCATTAACTCGATATAATCAATCATATCTCCGTACTTAACACCACGGAAATAATCGATTTTTTGACCTAAGAACTTAGCACGTACCGACCCTTGATATTGCTTAGGTACAACTTTATCAACAGCAATCATAAAGGTCTTGCGATCGTTAGTATAATCTACAAAATCACGAGTGAGGTTATACCACTTTATAACACGTTCATCGAACATTTGTACGTATTTATAAACATTATCAGCCTTTTCCTTAGCTTGCGGTTGATATGCAACAGGAATCTTTGAATAGAAATCATCCCAACGGCCTTCACGGATAGCTGCAATTATAGCATTAGGAGAAACCATCTTACAAAGAGCATGATGAAGCATAACATAATCATTATACTTGAGCTTATACTTCTGACCATCTATGTCAATGACATACCCTTCGCCCTCATTGGCCTTACGACCATCATTAAGGGCATCCTGATAAGCCTCTTCAAAAGTCATATCAAAAATTTTGACATGCGGCACATCATACTTTTCTGCAATTTCTACAACATCCTTATAAGGTAATTCTACGCCATCCTCTACTCGCCGCATTCCAAGAAGATGCAAGCCGAACATTTGTTCGTCATACTGTACTATATGGACATCATCAGGAAAAACTCCTTCAAAAATAAAAGTGAAATTATCATAATCTTTGAGCATTTGTACTGCATTTTCATGCTGATGCATCCAATGATAGTAATTTTCCAAACGATAAGATTTACTAATATCAAGAGCTTGAGAACCAGACATAACAAGATCCTTGCGATACCAACGAGCACCGCACATACTTCCATCAATCTTGTCAGTAATTTCTATCCTAGATGCATTATCTATCTTCTCTTGGACAACATGAAGTTGAGTTTCTTCAAGCTCATTAATATTAAAGAATTTACGGAAAGGAGTAAGAACCAAACAATCATTAAGTACATCGATTACAACAGACCGACATTCACGATAGAAACCATCATAAGCATTCCAATCAATGCCAAGATCATTATACTTAATAAGCAACATACCCATACTCTCATTGAGAAGCAAAGGCTCAATCACCTTAGAATAATAATGACGCTTAGGATGACCATGATTTCCAAGAGTCCACACCCAATAGGAAAGACAATTAGTAAAGGAATCCTCGCGGCCATACTGCCACAAAGCATCCTTGCCGCACTCCTTAATAAATTCATTCTTTATTTCAATGAACATATTTAAAACAGGATTCCAAGACATGATTACTCCTTATTTATTAAGTCCCTTTAAACCTTCCCAAGCATCGTACCCACAAGGATCAGCTAACTTAACACTACCCTCAAATTTTGTTCGCGGCTTAGATGGAAATTCGTTATATTCCCACCACTCACTTCCATCATAAGATCCACGAGATAGCCATGATCCATTATAAAAACAAATAACTAAATCTATTGCAACTTCTTCACTACCGTACCCAGCATCATAATTAGTATCTTTTGCGGCTTCTTTAAATTGTTCAACACTAATATAAAAATCATACCCACCAATCCAGGCAATATCATCCCAAGTTTTATAATGAGAAATTAAAGCACGCTCAGTCTCTTCAAGAAGATTAATCTCGGTCATAATTTCTCCAATCAGTTTTATATTTTTGTTTGCGGCTATACTTGTTTTTTCCATGCGCACCATGTCCGCACATCCAACCATTATAATGCGGCTTTTGTGCATTCCAAATAATTTTAGGGTCAATAGTAATAGACCCATGATACTTCTTTTTGGACATACTATTTCCCCTTTCCTTATAAAAATATTATAACATAAAAATAAGGTAGCTGACAAGAGCTACCTTATTATAAGAACAATAATTATTTCATAGGAGGTCGTTTAAAATTATGTAGTGCTAAAACATCAGCATAAGCAGGTACTTCTGAAACATCTTTATATACATATTTTTCTTCATAAGTCTTATAGACACAATGCCAATGACCTTTACATTCATAATCTATATCGACAACATATTTTTGAAAACTATTTTTTGTAAAACTAATAGCGGTAACTAAACCAACAGTATCTTCTTTTTCAAAGTAAATATAATCACCAACATGGACTTTACTGCCATCTTCATAACTAGGCCATATTTTATCAATATCACACATTAGTTATCACCTATTAATTGTCTACCACACATAGGACAAAACTGAATTTCAGTTTTACCTACACCATCAGGAGTACCAAACCGCAGATATCCCTTTGGATCAACATAAATAAATATATCTTTATCATAATAAAGATCAACGCCATCTTTATTGCCACAATAAGGACAATCTAACTCTTCTAAAACTGGAATGTCCCAGCAAATATCCCGTTTTAATATAGCAGGTTTCGGTGTCCATTTATAAAGATTTTCTACATATACAGGAATTTCTTTACGTTCCAAAGTAAGATGGTCCATTACATCCACCATGTTTTTCATGTCCTCTCTTATCATATATATGCCATCGCATCCAATTATGGTTATTTATCTTACACCACTTTTTAGCAGTATCCAAATCAAAAAACCATGATACATAATGATAACAAAGATCATCATCATATACTACTTTATATATATCCATTAAGAATCCTTATACCCTGGGGCGATTAATGGTTTACCATCATGGTCAACAAGTACAGTTAATCCTGCTTTACGATAAGCTGGAGTAATCCATAAATATTCAACACCTGTTTCAGTGTCAACTATAATAGCTTCAGAGCCATAATCTCCTTCAATCACTCTAAATCTATCGTGTTCCAAAGATTTGCCATTAGAAGTATGTGCTTCTAATTTTGAACCAGCACAGCCACACACACTAAAACATAATACAATACCCAAAAGAGAAAATAAAATTTTCTTCATATTACATCAACCCTAAGAACTTGCGGCCTTCTGCTTTAATCAAACCATTAAGTGCGGCAAAATCAATTCGAGGATTCTTAGCACGCTTACAAAAATCTACAATATTCTCTTCAAGAGTATCTTTCCAGAGCAGATTAAGAAACATACCAATAAACTTGCCATTACCAGGAACATATTCTTCACCGCAAGCCAGAGCAGTTTTAGCTTTAGCTTTCTCAAGTTCAGATTGGGTTAGATAACGATTAATAAAATCTTGTTCAATCTCGCCAGCCTGAACAATTCTCTTTACTCTTGGAGTATCAGGTCTAAAGTCTTCCCGCACATATTTTGCTACAGCATAACGTCCATAGCAATTTGTATAATTGTCTCTACGAATTACAACACCTTCTCCAAGAGTGTCAGTTCCTTCAAGAAGGAAAGTATTTTCATTTGCAACCTTAATAATATCCTCAAGTGTTGGGTTAGTCAAAGTAGCCAGAAGCTTCACTCGATAGTCAATTAGATCATACATAATAAGTGCGGCATTGAATTCATCCCAAGTGAGATAGCGTTCTTCTTCACGAGAATAAATATCAAAAATCCAAAGTTTATTTATAGCTTCCTTAGTATACTTTTTAATTGCACCTACTTTAGATACACCCCATTCGCCATAAACAATCATATGAGGATTAGCTTGACAAAAACGAATAAGGAGAGCAGCTTCTTCTGCATCAGATTTCATCCATGCGGCAAAACCAGCATTATCATCTTCAATAGAAATTTCACGTTTACGACTGCCATAACGCATACGACCATCTTCGTCTGCCCACACAGATGCATTAGTACCATCAAGTTTTGCTGTAAGTCTTACAGTACCACAAAGAATATTATCAACTTCTGTTTTTCCCAATCTTTCAACATGGAGGTAAGGTTTAAAACAGTTAGTCATTATTACTCCTTAAAAGAGATCGTTATAAGCATCTATCATTTCAATATATTGCTCTTCATAATCCCTATCATCAACCCAATCATTCTCATTTATATCCCAGGGTTCTGCGGTGGCCATATTTGAGAACAAATCAGATTCAAAATCATAAATGCGATCATCACCACATACGTAATCTTCATAATCCATTACATTCTCCTTATGCTACTCGTTCACAATAACGATTACAAAAAGTGTCAGGGCCAAAATCAAATTCATCCCATGCTTCTTTTGAAATATTAGAATCAATTTTCCATACTTCAAATCGAATAAAATCATCAATAACTGTTTCATAAACATCCGCAGGATCAAGTGGTAATTCTCTTTCAGTCTCCTGAATAATTAAATCTGCATATTTGTCAATACTTTGCTTTAAAGATGCCTTTTTAGCTATGTCCACAGCTTCATTATGAGTAACATTATAGATAATATTATATTCAAAATCAGGTATGACATCAACACCACACCATGAACAAATTACATAATCATTCTTTTCCATACTTCTCCTTCCTCTTATAAATATATTATAACATAAATAAAATGCGGCTGGCAAGAAAAATCTTACCACAGCCGCATTTATCTATAAAAGAAAAAATTTTTTCTGTTTTACCACCAAAGGCAAAAAATTATTTCGCTCAAACATTTTAACGCTTTTTTCACTTGCTCTTGGATTGCAAAATCTTCATCACTTGTATGTTTATCAATATTATCCACGTAAACAAGCCATTGTTCAAAACTATCCATAATATAAACAATAGCTTCTAACTCAGTTAATTCCATACCATCAATATTAAATTTATAATACTCAAGATCAATAGTATTATAACTAGCTTCAAGATACATATTAAGCCAAGTATAAAGTTGTTCAATCATCCAAGAGTCAAGATTATAAGTTATTCTATAATCATATCCACATTTGCGGCGCTGTATAAAATCCTGTATTCGCCGCACAGGATGAAAACCCATATGTTTCCAGTTAATACCATAACTATGAATATCAGGATTGATTTTCTCTAAATATATATTCCGCTGTCTCATAGACATTTCTCCCACAAATCATAATGAGCACATTTGAGCATTGTATTATGAAGAACTTCATCATAATCATAACCATTTGCGGCCATGTACTCAGCATAATGTTTAATTTCATTCATATAAGGATCAAGCATAGTAAAAGCAAACTCAAGTGCTTCTGCATGAGCTTTATTCAGAGTCGTTGTATGAATAATTTTGTATTGACACTTACTATCTGACCCGTCCCAATTTTCCCAAGCAGAGACAAGAAATTCTCTTACAAGTACATAACCTTCTGCCATAATATATCCTTTCTCTTCCTCATAAATATATTATAGCATAAAAATAATGCGGTCGTCCACTAAAATCTTAGGACAACCGCACTTAACATCACCAGAGCCGCAGTAGTGAAGAGGGCTTTTATTATTAATGACCAATAAGCTGCTGGTCTACTCTGCGGAGTAATAAGGTTTTGACCCTGAAGAACCTCTCTCATTTTAACTTCCTTAGTCCGAAGCATGCGGTAAAGCGCCCTCGTTTTTCCACACAATGCCATGTGCCGATCACTCTCCGACTAAGTTCCGTACTGCGCTCTCGTAATAGTAATTGTCTTAGAATATAAGTGGCATTACCTATATTTGCAGCCTGACCAGGGCAAACCATCACCTTTTGGCTTCTTAGCTTAAAAATAAGCAATACGGTCTAGGTCTTTATTATAAATATATTATACCATGTAATTATACCACCTGTCTACTAAAATTTATTACCTAGTATAATATTCTTTATACCAATCTTGATAAGCAAATCTCCAAGCATTAGCAAACCATAAAGTACCTAACATTCCTGTTATTCCTAATATTGCTGCAACTGGAATTCCAATATGAGGAATCTTTTTGGTAGTAGATACTAAAAATCCTGTCCATGCAGCTTCACCAATAGTACTGATAATGCTTAAGCCAGTAATATCTGCAAATTCCTTCCATTTTGTCATTAAAAAATCCTTTCACATGCAAAACCGTCATTTGTTGTATAAAGAATTTTTTGAATGCCCTTATCTCGCAATGCTTTCATACATCCTGCGCATGGACGAGCAAGTCCCATATGCAATTTTTTCCCAACAGCGATTCTATAAATATAGACCTTTACTTTACTCCAATCTATTGACTCTTGGATTGGATAAGGAATTGATTTAAGTGCGGCAATTTCTGCATGAACGCTATGTTTTATAGGCTGCGTGCCGCATTTATTAAATTTACGCTCTTTGTTATATCGTTTTTGTAATGGATCTGTTTTATCTGAATTAGAGCCGCGTCCAATTACTCGACCTTTATAAGTAATTACACAACCAAGATGGAATCTATCAAAAGACGATCGCAATGCTTCTTGACGAGCCAATCCAAAAAATCTATAATCACGTTTATTCATATTTCCCTTTCTCTTTATAAATATATTATATCATAGATTAATTGCGGCTGTCTATAACTTTTTAAAGACAATAAAAAAAATAGGGCTTACTTATGTAAACCCTATATTGTTTTAAATAATAGGTGTTGTTCGTGTACCTATTAAAACACGTCCGCATTATTTCTACTAACTTAGCCCTTGCGGCAAGACTCGGTTACATTCTCAGCAACTTAGTTTAGGCCATTCCGCCAGTCAAGACACTTTTATGCTTATAGCATAAGCAGGATTTGAACCTGCCCCTCCTAAACATTGCGGCATTCAATCCACTTTAATATAATTTAATTCTTCCCAGTTTACTCTGGTCCGGGGCATACTTCCCACGTGTTCGCATTTTGTTTATTTGTTGCGCGGGAGGACCATAGGCATATACGTCAACCTTAAAGCAGCTCAGTCACGCACGATGATGTTCATCAGGAGGGGATTCCAACCCCTGTGTTGGGTTTCTCACCACCAACTATAGTATATGTCCGGAGCCCAAGACTTTCGTCCCATCGCAGGCTTTCCTTAGATGCGATGTTGCCGCACGAAGCGACCATTTCTGAGAACGCATTACCGCACGTTCTCGCAACTCTTTCTTCTCTTGGAAGATGAGCAAATAAAAATAAAGTATATCTTTATTTTCTATAAATATTATAAAATAAAATATAGGCGATTGTCAAGAAAAATTTCTAACAATCGCCTTGTCATTTTAAAGTTTCTTTACAACTGCTGGGAAGTTATTAATAACACAACTACCATCAATTGTTATTGTTAAAACACTACTACAATCACATCCACAATTACGGATAAGAGCTTTAATTGGAAGAGCTATTGGAGTATTAGCTTCTCCTGTAAGAGTCATAAAAGCTCCACGGATAGGTTTATCGTCTTGATAAAGTCTAGCTGTAATTGGGCCTGCCTCAGTTGGTGTGACAGTTAAAATTTGATCTACATCAAAATATCCAGCACCACAACATTGGATTGAGCCACCTTGTGATTGAACATTTTGACCAAAGCGACGAATTATTGCACCATAAGGTACTTGAACAGGAATATCATTAGTAACTGTAACAGTAGTACCAGTATCATTTGTAGTATAAATTGCGGATTTACAAGTCATTTTGTAATTTCCTTCCTTGTCGAGAATGACATAGTAATAAGGGGTAATGTATAACATTACCCCTAACTATTTTTAATTAAATATTGCCGCAGCAACCACCATTACCGCAACCGCAGAATGGATTGGCGCCAGCATTATATGCAAACATGTTAGGATAACGTACAACACCTTGCATAGCTTGATCTAGCTGTAATTGATTAACACGATTCTGTAGTGCTTCAATCTTATCTTGCTGATACATTTCACGAGTAGCAGCACCTTCAGCTTGAATTGCTTGAATAACAGCATTGTTCTGCATAGCAGATTCATAACGTTGCTGTGCCGCATTCTCCTGAATTAGCATCTTAGTGTCACAGCAACATTGATTTTGATTAGCAAGAGCATTGGCTTGGCCAACTGCTAAACCCGCAATGTCACGCTGTAGTTCCATGTATTTATCACTAAGAGCACCTAGCATATCATGGAATGTCTGATTTGTGGTTGCAACAGATTGTGCGGTACCAGCATTAACCGCAGCAAGGATTTCACGCTGATTTGCCATGCTGTTTTGATTATCAAAACCACGTTGTACTTCATTAGAAGTTGCAAGATTTTCATAGCCAATTGCATTAGCAAAACCATTGTTGCCAAATCCATTATTACCCCAACCAAAAATGAGGGCGAAGAGTACAATAACTCACCAGCAACCGCCTCCCCAACCGTCATTATCATGATTTAGAGCAGCAATATCACTTAAAGTCATATCAGCCATAACGTTATCATCCTTTCGTTTGATAATTTGTATATCTTCCACTAACTATTGTTAGTAGTTACCTAATTTATCATACCTTTAAAGGAATTAAAATCAAACCCTCTCTCTTGGAAGGCTTGTTCTGGAGTTTTGCCTTTCATAGAATTAGCAAAATCTCTAAATTGCGGATTCGTTTGATACATTTGATCAAACATTTGTTGTGCTCCACCGCCTTTTAATTGTTTCATAAGACCAAAAATTCCTTGATTTCCAGGTTGAGGTTGTTTATCAAATAGTGGATTAGTCATATTAATTTACCAACCCTTCTAGCATTTCTTTAAGTTCAGAGACATCTTTTTCTAATGCTTTTAAGTCATCTCTAGTAATGAAATTTGAAGTATCAATTTGTTCAACTATTGGTTGAGCTTCTTCTTGTTTTTGTTCTTCAAAAGTGAAAGTTCTTATACTAGCAAATCCGCTATCATCAGTAGATTTCCAATAGAAAATAGGTTTTTCTCCATCAAATAATACCACATCAGAATTTGGAGATACCGGGTAAGCTTTAGCGCTTTCTGGGCCTGTTACACGTAAAATATTACTGACAGGCTGCTGTATATTATTGTTGTTATTATTATAAGACATTTGCGGTTGATAGGGTTGATTCCATTGCCATGTACCAGATCAATTATTTGGTGTTCAATTATTATATTGTCCAACAGGCATTAGAATCACCTATCCTTCTGCATTGGTGACATATGCTTTTGCTAAAGCCATTTTATCTATTTTAGCTTGTTCCATCTCTTCTCAAAGTTCCATAAGCATAGGATCAACATTTTCACCTATCTTACTTTCAGCTAATTTTTTAGACATATTATGTAACATTTGTGCATGTTCTAATTCTTGCTTAGCCATATTGATGTACATTTTAGATAAATCTGAATTATCTCGACATGAAGTAGCACAATTAGAATATTCTATTACACCGTCTAGTTCTTCCATAGACTGGTCATAAAGCTTTCGCATAATTTTCATATTAGCCACCTTTTATTTTCTTTTTTATCTTCTATTATATATAATTTTTAGCCAATATAGATTATAGGTTTTTGTGTAAAAATTTTTAACAGATGCAAAAATTTTTTAGTTAATTTATATATAATAAGTATAATGGGATATACTGCTGTCTTATCTTAATTACAACATATTTTTTATGAGACGTTTTCTCCGCCAGCCATGAACACTACATCGAATATCATTCATTCGTTATTGACTGTGCTCTGATAGGTCGTTGCACCCATATCCCTCAATCTTGTTGCCATTACGGTGCCATTCGTATTAACAGTAAGAAGCCATATTCTGCGGCTAGAGCCTTGGCACAATTTTGTTACTTCGCAATTAGTGGGACGATAGCCTTCGGGGAGTGTGAATAACGTGCGTACGGTTTCATTTATGGCCGTTGTACTTGTAGGCTTCACAGCACCACGAATCTCTACCATACCATTGAGCTTGCGGTATCTCGGCGTGCGTGCATTATCATATTTTACAAATGGGCTATTGATTGTTGGAGTAATTCACCCACTATCGGAAATCTCAATACGTCCGTTGTCTATTTCTACATCGCCATTTCATTTGACGGCCAGGGCATTAGAGGGATCGTCTTCATCGGCGCCGTTACCGATAATTACAGCATATTCGTTGTTGGCATCCTCGATATTATACTTGCCGAGAGCGGTTTGGTTATCGCTGGATGCGATAGTGCTGTTATTTTGGGCGTGCGAATAATTGCCGTTCGCAATGGTTCCATATCCCTCTGCATGAGAAGAGTACCCTGTGGCAGCAGTCCCGACACCTTGAGCATGTGAACAATCTCCTGATGCCGATGACCTTTCTCCTTCTGAGAAAGATGCGCTTCCAGTAGCCGATGTGTACATACCGAAGGATGCAGACAAGCCGCCTTCCATCTCATCAGTTATCTCGCCATCTTCGTACCCTCTGTGGCCGAATGTAAAAGACTTCGCATATTCTGAGTTCGTAGTTAGTGTTATGAAATATCTAGTTTGCGAAGTTATCTCAGAATTGCGTATTAATATATTCGACTCCTGGAGGTGTCAGTTAGCGGTATCATCGCTCCCGTCGCTCGCAAGCTTCACCTTATAGTCGGTTATCGTGTACTCTCACTCGACTTTGGGTAAAGTACTAGCAGCAAATGTTAGACCGAGAGGCCGACCGACAGTCTCCGAGTACAGGCCATTGTTATCTCTAAGATCCTTTACTCTAAAATATGCATCGCCTTCTTTGCCCACCATCTGTAGACTGCGGTAATCCAATTCCATGTGGCTTTCATTACTTTTACCAATTTGTACGGTTAAATTTCGTTCATAATGTGCAATACCAATTTTTCATCTAACAGGTAATAAGCTAGTATCATAAATTTGTACGCTAAAATAAAAACGGTAATTATCAGAATCATAAATTTCTGGCTCTGTATAGTTATAATACGCATATCCTTCAAGTTCTTCAATAGGAACTCATTCTCTTTGAGTATCATCTGAATACTGTGCCATATCAAGAAATATTTGAGGTTTAGCTCTTAATTTACTTGAAGAAATTCAACATCATTCTGGATCATCAGTACTAGTATGAACATTACCGTTACCACTAAGATAACCATTTGTTGAATTTGTAATAGTTCCTTCTCCAATAACTTCATCAAAAACTAATTGCTTTACTTCTCGTGAACTATCTTGAGAATGGGTTGTCATTTTTTGCTCTGTGTCTATTGAAAAAAGTTTTGTTTCACCATTTAAAATACCAAAACCATTCGATGAAATTTGAGTATGAATGTCTTTAACTTCTCCAATGACAGATTCTGTTCCAGTAAATTTAGCTGTACTAGAATCAGCGAAAGGGGTTTCTTCTTTTTCATAAATCCTTATGCCACCATTTAAAAGAGTCATATGTAGATTATCTGATTCACCAATTCTAGTAGTACTACCACCAAAGGCGGCAACAGAATTACCGTTTTTATAAATGTTCATACCGTTAGAATCTATATAAGAATAATTATTATTATCATTGTATATACCGATGCCATTTGATTTAATTTGTATTCTACGTTCTGCGCTAGATGGGTTAGAAGATGCTATTTTGAGTCCGTTAGTTGAGTCAAAAAACATATAATTAGTAGCAGTCTTAGCAGCACTAGCCTGAGCTGTTAAATCAAGCTCACCTATTTCATCTGCCATATTTTCTCCTTTCTAGAATGTACATTTACAAGAATAACGATGAGCTATTCCAAGAGTAGATGTGACATTCAACGTTCCTGTAGCACCTGTTATTTGACTTCCTTGAGCAGTACCATCTCTATATCATTGTCATTTTAATGATGTGCCAGTTTGTAATACACCATCTATGTATAATCTCGCAGTTAATGTGCATGTGTCTGCTGTATAATCAACATTAGTTGCTGAAACAATTACTTGAGTATGTTTTTTTGCATCTATAACATTTTGATTAGTATTAATTAAATTTGTTACTTGACTAGAAGTTTGATAACCTTGGCTAGTAACATAATTTTGTGATGCTGCAGTCACATTGTTTCCTCAAGTTAATCCACTAGCACTAACTTCAAAATATTTAGTAGTACCAGTGTATGCACTTAAAGTGGTTGGGCTAATCTCAAATCTTGATGAATTATTTGCACCAATTCTTGCAAAAGCTGTTGTTCCAGCAGTTTCAACAGTAGAACCAAATAGTGCAACTTCTACAGGTGTACTACTTGCATCAAAGATATGTAAACCAGAAGTATCAATTGCGGTACGTTTTTTCTTATTAGTATCATAAATAGTCATGCCCGCATCAGTAATTTGTACCTTACTTTTATTTGGATTACCAATTATAACACCGTCAGTAGAGTTAAGCAATAATCTTTGAGTACCACTCGCATCAGTCATTTTAAAATCACTAGATGTTAACTCTACTTTTGGATTAGCATCTGTATTAGTATTAGTAGCTCCAGTACCACCATAAAGTGTAATAGTATCTTCATACTTAGCTTTCAGATATGAATTTCTATAAATATAGGTGCCGCTAGCAGTTTGTCTTAAATAATATTTACTAGCATTAGTAAGACTACTATCATATATATTAATACCGGTTGAATCAGTATGAATATAATTACTAGCAACTTTACTAGCGTTGTCAATTGCGGAGTCTATGTCCTCGGGGGCCGGAGTCCAGTCGGTTGGCTTGTTGCCCTTTTCGAGTTTCATCTTTGTTTCATATGCTTCTTTAGGCGCGGAAACACGAGCAAAAGCAGCGTTGTCGGGAGCAGTAACCGTCCATGTGTAATTTTCGAACGCTGGTGCCCACGCCTGCATTACGGGGCGATTTATCCACGTTAGGTCGTCTGTCGTAAAATGCATGGCGACATATCGAGCGTGACCCGATTCTTCAGTCCAGCCATGCGTTGTCAACGAATACTGTTCACCAGGCTTTACCGCAATAGGGGCAGACTGCCAGTGTTTTTGCCCATCATCAGCGCCTTGATTATACGCAGCATCAGACCCGTTTTGGCAACGGCCCAGTCGTCGGGTGGCCTGGATAACAAGATTCCTTCCACCAATTTCACCAGCTAAATCACCAATATTAATACTTGAAACATCAATAGCACTAGATTTAATTTTTTGAATTGTAGCATCATATACGTCTAATTTATTAGCTGCAACACTTCCTGTGATAATATTTCCACCATCTATAATAGTAGTTGAATCATCAAGTTGCACTGGCGAGCATGAACAAGTAGTACCATTATTAGCTTGCTGTGCGACAGTTTGAGTTTGTACCGCAGTATAAAGTTTTGGATATTTAGTATTACCACTCGTTAACTGGGGCACAGTAAGTGATCAATTACCATAACCCGTTCCACTAGTAGCTAATCATGTTTCATTTATTCCTGGCTTAGCCCCATTGGCAGTTTGACGATAATATATTCGTTGAGTGCGGGAGACTGCTGAAGTTTTTGGAGCCGCCGCATCAGCGATATTTTTAGCACTCTGGGCTAAAGTATCATCAGTAGCAGTTAAAGTTCAATCACTTGCCGCATAAGAACCGCTATTAGTTTTAAGTTGATTACAATATCTAATTTCACTACCGTTAACCCATAAATCACCTTCATCATAAGGTGGTGTTGGTTGAGTTGTAAATATCCTTCTCTTGGAATTAGCCATAGTTTGTGCATCCTGTGCTGCGGCTAGTGCTGCTGTCGCATCACTGTCAGGAATTGGTTGTCATTTATAATTAGAGCCATCTTCCATCCAACGCCAAGAATGACCAGTGTTAATATCATAATAAATGTCACCGAGGTGTCTATCTTTTAATTCTTTTGTAGTTCACGTTTTAGCAGCACTATCTGTTGGAGTGGCAGTTGCCGCATAAGATGTTTCTGCGGGAGCTCCATCCATATATCATGCTTCAATTTGACCATCAACTTGACTTTGTAATGACTGTAAAGTTGTATTTGTTGTTGATTTATAGTTTTCAAGGGCATTATTTACTGTATTTGCCGCACCTTTAGCATCATATAAATTATTTGCTTGTGCCGTAGTGCTATAACTACTTAAATCTGTTTGACCTTGAATGCAAACGCCAGCTTCAGAAGGTTTATAAGCCGTAGTACCATTAGCATAGGTTACTAACTCACGTTGTCATATATATCTGCCAGCTGATACAGTAGGTTGAGTAGTTCCTCAACTTCCGCCACTTTTGGATGTAGCACTAGTAGAACTATACCATTGTGTTTGAGTACTAACTACTGTAGTAGATTTATCATAAGCACCACCACTACTAAATATTGCGGCACCCTCAATGTCTACATGATTTGCCGCAATCTTAACGCTATCGGCAGACTGATTAATAGTAGATTTAATAGTATCAACTGGTAATACATCTTCATAACCATGCGATATACCAGTTATTCTGGCAGGAGATGAAATCGCTGTAACTTTAACTTTAATATATACTGGGCAAGTACGAGTAGTATCTTGAACTTTAACATATACAGTATCTCCAACTCTAATGCTATCATCGCTCGCTATGGTTCAATTATAAGAATCCCCTTCTGCCGCATAGGTTTTAATTTGTGTTAAAGTATAATTATATACAGTGGTAACATATTTTACACTTGAAATTTTAGAAACTTCAGAAGTAATTCCATCAGCGGCAATACGTAATTCTGCATTTTCTTTAACTGAAGATTGATGTGCATTACCTGCTTCTTGACCAGATTTTGTCCATCATGAACCACATATTTGCGGTTGTATCTCGGCCTCCACGTGGACGGTGCCGCCGTCGAACGTGGTGGGCGGGTCGATGTAGCCGAGGTCGATTGTGTACCAATCCTTCGGCGGCAGAAGGTCAACGAGCTTCATCCCCACGAGCTTGTCGAAATCGGTTTGCTCCCATTCTTCGGATTGAGGGACGTAGGCGTACAGGCTGTTCCACGTCGCACCAATGTAGGCGGCTGCGTCCTGCGCCAGCATCGTGTTCCAAAGGTGGCTGCCGTAGCCGTCCGCTGCCGCGTCGGCGCTGCTCGACCACCTCTTCGCTCTCGGCGTGACGGTCAAAGAGGCGTACTTGGTCGTGGTGCCGCCCGCCGTGCCGACAGCAGTCACCGTCTCGACCTGCGTGCGCTTCTCAAGCGTCACGTGCCCGCTCGCGTCAATCGTAAGCACGTCGCGGTATTTCGAACCAGTGGACGAGTGTTTGCACAGCTCCTCGCCCTTCAGGTCGATGTAGCTCACGGATTCCCTGTAGGGTTCGTACTGGCCGTTGAAGTCTGGGTCGCTGACGTTGATGCAGATGTCGTTGTTGTAGGTGGTGCCGTACATGTTTTGGCAATAGAATCGTACGCTATGGCAATTGTCTGGCATCGTGACTGTGCGGCTGTAAATAGCACCGCAGCCTATCGAATAACCGTTTTTGGCATAACTACCAGACGGCACCTCCGTTATGACGTTGTTGCGTCCGTCGTAGAAAATCATCCAGATATACGACGGTGCTGCGATGTAGTACGTCTCGCCAGGCGTCACTTCCAGCCTGTACTTCGAGCGTATCTGAGTGCCATTGTTGATGTTAGCGCCAGTTGTCGTGTTGAACGCTCCAAGTTCCCAGGCTTCGTTCCATGCGTTTCTTCCGCGAGCTACGACTGCGACGGTGCCGTATGGGGTATGGCGTGTTGCCGCAACGCCGCCTTCGATGAGCATGCCCTTGACGTTTTCCATGACGGTCGGATAGTTTTCGCGGCACGATGAATTCTTGTAGACGTTTATCCACAGCCTGCCATCTTCGCCAGTTTTGAGGTTGCCGCCTACCGCTCCTACCGAAGCATGGGCGAACGACTTCCAGTTGGTATTGCTGCTGGATTCGGCGATTAGGATAAACGTGTTGGCGATTTTCGTTTCGTAGCCGTCTGCGACGAAAGGTGTGAAGTGATAGGTCGTGTTCGGCTTGAGCTGAATCGGCATGGTGTGGTAGGTTCCGCTATCGCCCGTATCCCTCTCGATTACCTCATCGATAGTTGGCACGTCCAGCAGGTTCCTCCCCCGCACACTCCTAATCTCCACTGGCGCGTCTGGCGTAGGCGTCCCGTCCTGCTGGCATTCACCATAAATACTTAAATTAAGTAAAGGTAAATCTGCAGCATCTTCAGTTACAATACTTCTACCACATGTAGATTTAGTAACTTTAACATCATCTATAGCATTATTAACTTCTTCTTTAGTAGCTCTTAATGCAATATCTTCTGCATTTTGTTCAATTTTTGTTTCCGCACTATGAACACGTTCCATTAAATCACTATCTTGTAATCTCCAAGAGGTTCCATCATAAGTAAATGACATAGCCGCACCCGCAGGCCAATTATAAGCATCACTATCTAAATCATTGCCATTAAAATCTTTAATAGGCTTGGCGCCCGTATTATTAACATTTAATGTGGGCGCCGTTGTTGTTGTATTCTTACTTGTAAATTTTACTGTCACAGTTGCACCAGTATAAAGAGTTCAACCAGTATTCTGAGGAACAATTGTAGCTACTTTTGCGGCTGTGCTTGCACCAGTACTACTTGTAGCAAATTGTCCTTTTATCTGTGACAAAGTCGCATAGTTTTGTTTTACATGCTGGCTTATTGTACCAGTAGATTCAAAACTAATTGAACCAGTTTGTGTACTCATTTTATCTCCTTATCTTATCATGTGACAGTACAATTATATGTAGAATTTAACTTATTTGTACTACCATCTAATGTAAATGTAGGTGTAGTAACATTTAAATCCGTTGTAAATGTACCTGTAGTTTTGGTTCAACTATATGAAGTTGGTGTCGTTACAACTCCATTAACTCTCAATACTACTCCAAGAGTAGCGGTATTATTATCTCAATTAATATTACTAGGTACAATAGTTACAACGGCTTCAGGGCCAGTCGCACCAGTTTGTCCAGTGTCACCTTTATCCCCCTTATCACCTTTTTCTCCTTTATCACCGACATACTTAGATCAAATATATGAATTTGCAGTTGTAGGTGCTGTAGCGCTATCACCGACATATACACCAATATAAGTAGTAGATGCGGTTGGTGTATCGGTCATTCCCGCTCCAGAAGAATTAGTACCATACCGCACATAAGTATAAGAACTAGTACCATTAGTACCAGTTTTACCACCTACTGTATAAGTAGTAGCTACACTATTATCACTATAAGTTGTAACTGTTTTTGTCCAAGCATATTGTGTTGTAGTAGGTGCTTGCGGATCACTTTGTCAACCTCCCGCAGGAGGGGGTGTCGTTCCATTGGTAGAAAGCTGATAACTATATTCTATACTTTTTACTGTTACAGAAGTTCCATTGGTACCATTAGTACCATTTATACCCTGTCGTGAGACAGTATAGCTAACTGCTTCAGTTGAATCTGAAAATATAGTAGTAACTTTTGTTCATAAATAAGAACCCTGAGCTACACTTGGAACAGTTGACTGCCATCCAGAATCTGGTTTTATGGTTCCACTTGTAGAACTTGTATATTCTGTCACATTAGATGTAACAGTTATACTTGTTCCAGTATCGCCTTTAGGCCCTTGCTCACCTTGTGGGCCAGTTAAACCTCGGTCACCTTTCTCACCATATACTCCAATAATTCGTCTATCAGTTTTTGTAGGATTCCCTGTAGTATAATTTATAACCTCATAATTTCACAAATAGCGGTTAGTTGAAGTTGGAACTGCAACCGTAGTTGAGAATTCATTTTCTGCCGGAGCCGTAGTTGAATTATTAACTTTATAATATTCTACGATAGAAGTAATTCCTTTACCTGCAGTACCTTGTTCACCAAAAATTGATATAATGTGTGGCTGAGTCGGATCAGAACTAGTTCCATCTGTATAATTAATAATTTCACGATTTCAAACATATTTTTCAGATGATATTGGAGTAAGAACAGTTGTCCCTCAACCAGTTAAAGGAGCAGACTCTCCATTATTATTACGGACATATTGCTCTGTAACTGATTGTATACCTACACCAGTGTCACCCTTTTCTCCTTGAACACCTTGTTCACCTTTAACTTTTACTCATTTATATTTTGAAGGTGATTGAGAATCTGTTTCTATATGGTCAGTATATGTCCCCATATATAGTTTATTAGCCGCAGCAGTAGTTGAAAAATCTGTAGTACCGTCTGCACTATTAGCTCAAGCTATATGGAATCAAGCATCATCACCATCATCACCTTTAATAGACGTTCCATCTTCACCATCACTAATAGTAACAGTAGCACCCGCTGCATCAGTAATAGTAACAACTTTCCCACTCTTGGAAACGGTTGGTGATTGACCATCAGCGCCATCTATAATTGTACCAATAGAAGCACCATCTGCTTTAATGGTGGTTGTTTTACCATTTTTAGTAGTTGTAATTACGGGAGTATCACCTTTTGGCCCTTGTTCACCTTGAGGACCTTGAGCACCGGTGTCACCCTTTTCACCAGTTTCACCTCGCGGGCCTTGGTCACCTGTCTCTCCTTTTTCACCATAGACGCCAATAATATGCTTATTTGATTTATAGGGATCACCAGTCGTATAAGCAATGATTTCATAATTTCATAAATATCTATTATTTGCATTTGGTTCAACAACTGTTGTAGAAAAGTCATTATCTCCAGGAGCTACATTACTATTATTACGAGCATAATATTCTGTAATAGAAACAATACCTTTACCATCTTCACCAGTTGATCCATCTTCACCATATACACCAATAATCATTGGACTTGTAGTATTTATTGTTTGATTATTAGAGTTTTTAGTAATTTCATAATTCCATAAATATTTATTTGTAGCTGTCATAATTTGAGTACTTGCGTCAGTACTTCATCCAGCTGTTGAAATTGTTACACCTGATGATTCAGAAGTTGCAAGATAATAATTTATAATTTGTGAAATTGAATAACCTTGCGGCCCTCGCTCACCTTGAATACCTTGTTCACCTTGGATACCCTGTTCACCTTTAGGACCTTGAACACCTTGCCAATTTTCTACAATCGTCCATTGTGTAGCTCTAGAACCTTTATAGTAAAGATCATATTGACCATCGCCATCATCAAAAAGATAAGCATCGCCATCTTGAACTGTTCCAATAGCAGGAAGAGGAAAATCGTCACTATAAAGACCTGGAAGGATATTTAAAATTTTACCATCTTCGCCATCAACAACAAATTTAACTGGGTCAGCTCAATCATTTGGCTCAATTGTATCTATAGAATTAGTTGAAATTGCTACAGCTGTTGTAATTCAACAAGGCAAACCATTTGAAGCAGGAATTGTTCTACTTCAATTTCCAAGAGTCCCAGATAAATTATTTGTAGCAAAAGTATAAGTAAGATTACTTGTAGGTTTATCTGGTTTAGCAAGACTCCTTTGATATAACATAATATTAGCTTGATTTAAACCTGCGGAACCATCTTCAAATACTTTAACGGGAGAAGTTCATTCATTACTAATTTCATCTGTACTACCAGTACCCGTCGCAGTCGCGGCAATAGCTCAACAAGGATTGTTACCAGTTGGGATTTCTATTGACCAACCATCCAAATTACCAGACAAGCTATTTGTAGCAAAAGTATAAGTTAATGTACCAGATGGCGCGGTAGGCTCACTTGCCGCACGTTTATACAGTACTATTCTTACTGTACTATATCCATTTTCACCTTTAATTAATGTTCATGAATAATCATTAATATCTTCAGAATCTTGGATATTATCATCTGTATAAACACCAAGATAGCTTTTTCCCGCACTTATAGTAGTAGAAAAACCAGAATTTTGCGGCTCTATGGACTTATCTTGTTTTATTACAATTTTATTAGCTCAAGCAAAATGGGTATATGATGGTTTTCCATCTGCGCCAGTTGGCCCCGTAATACCTTGTTGACCATCTTTACCATCTTCTATTTCAATTGGCTGTCTTTGAGTTCCATCACTATCAATAAGTGTAATAGTTGTTTTACCATTAACTTTATTAATAGATCCAATAGAAACAGAATTGCCGTCTTGACCATCTGTACCTATATATGATTTGGTAATAGCTATATTACCATCACTATAAATAGTTTTAACTCATAATCATTCGCCCTTATTTGTTTGCGGCATGGTAGATTCAAAATCATCACTAGATGGTTGAGCATCTGTTGAAGTTTTTGCATATTCAATGTCTGTGACAGTTACGGAGGTGCCATCCGCGCCTTTAATAAGACTTCAATTATAATCTTGAGGATTACCACTGTCATTTACATTTTCATCAGTATATACACCCATGTATTTTTTATTAGTACTATCTTCAACACTAAATCCAGTTGCTTCTACAGTTTTAGTTTCATCTTGTTCTGTGATAATTTGAATGTCATCTGCTCACGCAATATGAATATATCCTGAAGTACCTTGTATACCATCAGCACCATCTTCACCATCTGCTATTTTTAATTCTGTTTGATTTCCATCATCATCAATTAATACTACAGTGGTAACACCATTTTCTTTAGAAGAACTTTGAACATAGACACTTTTGCCATCTTTCCCATCTGTACCAATATAAGATTTTTGATAAGTAACTGTAAAACTTGAATCTGAATAAGTTGTAATAGTACGAATTCAAAGTCAAGTTCCCTTTTCTAATGATAAAAGACTTTCTTCATCAAGACTTTCAACTTCATCATAAACAAGTTCACCAGTTGCACCAGTCTCGCCATATATACCAGTCTCGCCAGTCTCACCATATATACCAGTTTCACCAGTCTCACCAATTTCACCATAGTCATAATAATTTGAATATCAATCTTGACTGATGGAATCTTTTCAATCTTCGTCTCTTGGAATAATATCTTCAGAAGTACTCAATGCATAAGAAGTTTCAACAGATATTATACCAATTGCTTCAGGTGCTGGTTCCCCTGTTTCACCGCGCTCTCCAGTTTCACCACGTGGACCTTGAGCACCTTGGATACAAGTATAAGTATAAGTTAAACCATTATCAGTGGTTCTCATCCAAATATATTTTCCAGGAGTTCATTCAGGACTTTCACTTGATCATTCGAGAATATCAGAATGACTCACAGGAGAATCACCAATACCATATTCTATAGCAACGATTGCTTTACCTAAATCATTTAATACTTCACTTAAAGTTTTTGTTCCACCAATTTCAAGAGGGGAATAAATATTGATGCCATCTCCGCCAATAGCAATCTTACCATTGCCATCAAAATTAATATAGGCATTTTCATCGCCAATATAAAAAGGAGATTTACTGTCAAAATGAATTCCACCAGGATGATCTTCATCGATAGCGCCTGTTATTCCTTGTTTTATAACACCATCTGGACCAATTATAAAAACACCTGGTAAATAAGTGTTTGTACCAGGCGATATTAAAATCCTTCATCCAGTAGTTGTTGATAAAATATAAAGACCATCGGGAGTTTCTGCAATACGTGATACTACATAATTTTGAATTGTTTCATCAAGTTCATATAATTCTAATTCTTGCGGATTTTCACTACCGTTTAATTCCGCTTTTGACATAGTTCCAGTTGTTTCATCTAAAGTATAATAATTTTTTTCTGGGTCAACAGTGGTATCTTCTGTTAATACTTTATGATCAGCGAACCATTGAACTGTATCAATTACAGATTGTAAAGTAGACATTCCAGCGAGAGCGCCATTGGCATATTGATTAGCATAAATAGCATCTCTTTGAGCAGAAGCCGCTGATCTTGTAGCGTCATCAGCTTTTTTGGCAGCATTATCAGCTGCAATTGTAGCACTATTAGCTTTATCCTCAGCAGTTTCAGCTGCGCCAGCAGCTATATTAGCTTGATTTCAAGCTACACTTGCTGCGGTTGTAGCATCATCAGCTTTTCTATTCGCTTCAACTGCCGCATCAGTTGCGTCATTAGCTTTATCTCAAGCTGTTTGTGCGGCGTTAGATGCATCGTCCGCATGTGATTGTGCTGTTTCAGCGGCTTGTTGTGCTTCTGTAGCTTTTTCATCTGCATATACTGCTGAAGCATTTGCTGTTGCCGCACTAACTTGAGCAGAAACGGCAAGAGCTTGAGCATCATCAATTGAAGCTAAAATTGAACCTTGCGGCCCTGTCTCAAGTTGTATATATTCAATATCTTTATCATGCGCTGTAACTGTTGCTATAATATTATTAATATTGTCACGGCTAGCTTTATCCGCTATTTCTTTTGTTTCATCATTAATAGTTAGATAAGATACAGTATCCATCTATTCTCCTTTTATAGCCGTTATTTTTATATTTCTATTATATTTAATTTTTAATTGTTATTTATTATTAATTTTTGTTATTTAAAAAAAAGAAAAAAGGTCTTGTATAAAACAAGACCTTTATCTTTAATTTTTATATTTATTAGCATATTGATAAGCATTATCAGCTAATTCTGTTAACGCTCGTTCAATTTCTAATGCTGTTGTTACTCCTGGGAAGTTTGCGTTAATTTCAACACGTTGTTCAACATCATTATTAAGAGTACTTGAACTTATATTTTTTCCAAGAGATGGTAATTGATTTATATTAGACATAATATTTCTAACAACTTCAACAGTAGAAAGCATATTTTTTGTATCATCAGCATTAAGGACTAGTTCTTTTTGATGTAAAATAGCAAGTTTCCCTTTTTTATTATCTACACCACCATCGAATCATGTTCCAGTATATCCACCAGTATCATATCTTGGTTCTTGAACTGGATAAGTAGGATTATCAAAATATTTCATTAATCCTAACGCAGCTTCATAAGTGCCTGCATATTTACTTTTTTTCGCTCCATTTTGATCCGAAACTTTTCACCGATAACCAATTGGTTTCTTACTACCAGTATTGTTATTACCGCTACTACTACCACCGCTGCTACTACTGCTGCTATCAGTTGTAGTTGTAGTTTCTGTAGAAGAAGTTGGATAACCATTTGTTTCATAATTAGTCCTATAAGTTGTCGTATAAGTTGTATTGTAACTTACATTAACATCTACAGTAGAATTATTTGCAAGTCTTTCTAGTTCATCTGCGGCTTTAGCTGCAGAATATTCAACTTCACCTAATGATCTTTGAAGTTTTGTTGATTCGTTAATAAGAACTTCTGATCTATTAAATGCTATCTTAATTTCTTCAGCATAATCATTTAGTTTCTTAGCACTTGTAGCAATTACTCCATTTAATGTGCTTAGAGTTGTTTTAAAATCATTTTCAGACCTTGTTAAATAGCCTGTTTCCTCTTTTGCTTCTTTAACGCTATTTTGTGTAAAATTATAATAATGATCTCCAGCAGTAATTAAAACTTCTTCATTTGTACGTCCAAAATTAAGAATACATGACATCATATCATCAGTTAATGTTGAAAAATCATCTGTCAGAGTTGTCATACCAGCAATAGTATTATCTTTCATTAATGAAAATCTAGTTTCAGTTGAATCTCAAGCATCTAAGAATAAAGTAGTAATTGTTCCATTGTCTCCTAAAAATGGATTTGTTCCTTGTTCCATTTTTGGTAACATGGTACCAGTTACATGACTTTCCATATCATCAAAAGAAGAATTTACTCCATTTGCCATTGTATTAAAGAGAGCTAGCATTGTTCCAGATTCTCCGAAAGTATCTTCTCATCCTTTAATTAATCTAGGCAACGCGGCTCCGTCCCCATCAAGAGACTGATTAACAATATGCATTCAAACTTCTGCAGATTTCGCATCCAAATTATCTAAAGATTGTTGAGCAGATATTGTAAAATCACCTATATCTTTTGAAGCACTTGAATTATATTCAGTTGTTTTTCCTCTTAATTCATTAAAAATTTCTGTTAAATTACCAAGATTTTGTTCAGAAATAGTTGTTTCAGCTTCAACAAATTCATTATATGTATCAATTATTGTTTCACCATACTCAAGTCTAGAATTATTGATAAAAACTCCTAATTGACCCAATACTTCTTGTATACGATTTTTTTGTTCTTCTGCACCAAGCCCTGTATCCATAACGATTTCAACTAAAGTCTCTTTCGTTTTTAAAGCTGTTTCCATAGCCATTTCATAGGTCTGCAGCATCGCATTCTTTGCTAAGTTATAGGCTTCTTGTTGTGCATTTATTAACTCTTGTGTTGCTTGAACTACTTGATTTTCATCAGCACCATACACAAAGTCATAATTGCCAGCCGCATTTCGTTGTAATCGCATTTGGTTTTTATTATTTTTAGCTTCTTCTAAAGCAATTTGTTTTTGTAGAATATCTAATTGTTTTTCTGCATATTCAACGTCATATTTGGTAATAGCATTGACTTCTTTAAGAACAGATTGTGTTTCCTTTTCCGCTCCGACTATATCTAAAACATATTTTTTCTTATTTTGTAAGTAAGTTAATTGCTGCTTCATTTGATCAGAAATTTTCTTTTGAATCGCACTAGAAGCATTTTGTGAATTATTCAATAAATTTTGATATTTTAATTGTAATTTTTCAAGTTCCGCGGCACGATTATAATCATCAAGATATTGTTCATCATTTCGAGTTCTCATTTCTCATTCTTGAGAAAGTCACTCTAAATCTTGACCACCAAAAATCCCATTTATTGTTTCATTTACATTTTGACGTGTTAAAGCTTCAAGCAAAGCTCTATTATCTTGAAGGGCTTGAGTCTCAGTATCAAGAATTTCCTCTTGAATTTCATTTACTTTATTCGTAGCATCTTTTAATTCTTTTCTTTGTTCAGAACTTAATTCTTTATTATCTGCCTCTATTGTTTTAAGAGTTTCTATCTTTTCTTCTTCTGCTTTTTTAGAGATCATAAGATTGTTTATTTTGCTTATTGCAGTTGCTATTTTTTGATTATAAAATGCTGCTTGATCTTTATATCCATTTTCACCAAACATCAACTTTAATTGAGTTAATCTAGTATCTAATGTTTTTTCAATTCTATCATATGCCGCAATACGGTCATCAATTAACTCATCCATTTTACTGCTTGCTTCACTAATAGTTTTTAATAATCCATTATAAGCATCAACAGCTTTCTTGATAGTTGAAATAAGATCATCTGTAGTTTCTTTCAAATTTTGTACAGCTTGGGCTTGACTAATTTTTTCTTTATCTGGATCTTTGCTATTAAGAACTTTTTCAGCATCTTTTATTCTACTATCAACATTTTCTAATTTATAATTAAAAGTTTTTCCAAGAGTATCATTCAATGTTCGTGAATAATATCTGGTATCTCCTTTAAAATGACTATAGCCTTCACCGCCACGGAAAAATTGATTTTTCATTCTATCAAAATCTCGTTGAGTTTCTAATGCATCACAAATAGTATCAATCCCATTTTGAATACTATCTATAATTTTATCTGCGGCATCTTGTAAGGCTTCTCTCTCTTTTTGGATTTCTAAATTCGTATCGTCAATAGTATTTAAAGTATTTTCATAATCAGATACGGCTTTCATGAAACCATCATGATCTTCTTTAGCTAAACGAACTTGTTCTTCATAATATGAAGTATCTTCATCATTGCGATGAAGATTATATTGTGCTATAGCATCATTTTCTCGTTTCGTCAAAGCCGCTTCAATAGCTTTGCCATTTTCAAGATTTCCAGCAGAATCAAATTGAATTTTATCAAAACCAGCTCGACGAGCATAGGCATTAATTGTTAAATTACCATTTTCATCATACCCTTGTGTTTGAAGTGTCTTTTTATGTTTTTCAGCTAATTTAACTTCTTTTTCAAGTAATCCAATATTTTTTGCATGTTCTGCTCTTTCTTGTTGCAAATTTGCTATTCTATCTGCGCCATATAATCTATCTTCTAGATTAGCTAATTTTTCCATTACCGCAGACTGTCTCTCTAAATCATTAGTAATATCAGTTAGATAATCTCATTCATTTTTTTCTTTTTCTTTTTTCTGATTATGTTTACCTTGTTTTGAATTACCTTTAGGAGATTTATTACCACCTCCACTAGATTTAGGATTTTTACTATATCCACCAGTATAAGAAGGATTACGAGCCGCCGTGCTTGCAGTTTGAACACCTGAACCAGTATAATGAGTACCTTGGAGATATGGAATTTTTGTTGTTGTTTTTACTGGCACCATATGCGGGATCATTCTAATTTTTGGAATAGATGGCATTTGACCACCACCTGGCATTGGTCCAACTTGATCGACATAATCTATATCAACCTCGTATTCTACCGCATCAACAGTGCCTTTTCCTTCTGCATATTTAACATTAGCTTCCATTCCAATAGAAGAGAGAATGTTAGAAGCTTGTTCTGCAGAAATTTGACTATCTGCAAGCATTTTATTTAATTTTTGAATAAATGGATTATCATCAAGATCAGTTGTAACTGTAATAGTTCCAGCATCAATTTCTGCTTGTAGTTGGTTTAATTCAGATAATAAATCTGAACGAACAGTCTTAATATCTTCCCCTTTTTTTAATTGAATAGAAAGATTTTGAATAATATCTTTACTTGCAGCTCTACGTAAATCATCAATAGCAGACATATCGCCTTCAGCCATACGTTGAGCATATTCTAGAGCGTCTCCACTCTCAATGAAAGTATCACTTAGTGTACCGGCATCAATATTTAAGACTTCTGATAATCCTGAATCTAAATCATCTAAAGCTTCATATCATTCAACAGTACCTTTAAGAGCATCATTACTGAGAATTTCAGATATATCACTAATTTTATTTCGTAAACTTACAACACCATTACTCATACGAAGAATCATAATAGTGGTATCTTTAGCAGAATCTTCTAATCCGTCAAGTTTAGATTGAAGATTTTCAATTTCTTTTGTTTCTTCATCTGTAATATTTTTGTCTTTTTGTTTTGTTTCTATTAGACTTTCAAGACTTTCTTTTTGTTGTTGATAATATGCATTATCTTCATATGTGTCTCGTGACATGCGGTCGAGAGCACTTTCAGTTATATTTTGATCTTTTAAGAATTTTTTATATTCTTTATTATTGTCATCTGGATCAAGTCCAAAGTCTAAACGATTAGTAAAATCATTGCCATTAATATTCTTAGTTAAATCAGCTATATCTGGAGTTAGTTTTTTAACTGCTTCAGATAGTCCTTCTATATTAATAGTTCCAGCTTCAATAGCAGTTGCAAACTCTTTGATGCTTCCAATTTCTGGAACATTTTCACTTAAAACAGTTTTAAATAATTCATCACTATTATAAGCATCACCACTATTATAAGCATTAAGAGCTGTTTTAGCATCTTCATTGATCTCACCTATGAAACTTTGAGTTTTATCATCTCATTTAGCACCAAAAGTTTCATAAATATATTTGTTAGTTTCAAACAATTCGTTCGCTGCACGAGTGGCTTCTTCACTGTTGGCGAGTATTTGCATTCAGACTTCTGTCGAATGTTCAATTTCCTCTCCATCTTTAGTAATAACTTTTAACGTATCATCAAAAATACTAGTATCGACACCAGAACTAATGTCTTTTCCTATAGCTACACCGATTTCTTTTAATAAATCGCTATCATTATTTAAAGTACTTAGATCAGTTTTATATCCAAGCTCATCACCATATTGATCATAAATCATATTACCTCAACGTTGTTGAAGTTCTTGTAATGCCTTGGTTGTATCAATTTCTGCATTTCCAGCAAGATTCTCATAATTAGTATTTAATGTTCCAATTGTGCCATTTAATGTTTCGATGGTTGCATTATTACTTTGAATAGATGCGGCAAGTTCTGCGAAAGAAGAAGTTAAATCCTCTCTTCCAGCAATTTCAACCTCATTATTATTAAGAGCATTTCTGACATCTCCAGAAGACACGTTATTCTTTTGAGCATATTCTGCAATTAACTGATTATTTTTAGCATCTAAAGTATTTATTTGTTGAATACTATTAATGTCATTTAAATGATTAGCTTCTGCAATTTGTTTATTATAAAAATCATTTAATGTTTCTCCGTCAACATTTTTTTCAGAATCAAGAGAAAGTACCCCATTTTCATTACTAACGAATTTAGCTATTTCAGGGTATGTTTGAATTAATGTTAAAATTTCTGAATTAAGTTTCCTAACAGCTTCTTTTCATTCATCAGTTCCTTCTTTCATATCATCTAAGGAACTGCGCATATCAGAAATTTTATCAAGTGAATTATTTAATGTTTCAACTTTCTCTGTAACATCTTGATAATTGCGTTTAGTTTCAGTTAATATTTCGCTTTGTTTTTCATATTCTTTAGTAGCTTGAGCTACTTCACCATAATTATCAATTCATGCTTTTGTAGCTGCTGCAATACCAATAGCTAAAACACCTAAACCGATAGTCAATGCCGCAATTGGATTTTGTGCCGCAAGTGCAGCTATTGCTTGAGCTTTTAGAGCAACTGTTTCAGCAATAATTGCAGCAGTATGTTTAATTCTCTCCGCGATAGAAGTAAGAATTATTTTAATAGCTGTACCACGAGTAAGATTATTTAATATTTGTGCTGCATTCTGCGCTCTTTCAGCCGCTGTCTCTCCTGCAATTGCATTAGTTTGTGCTACTGTTGCTAATACTCAAGCTTTTGTTTGAGCAACTAAAGCTGTAAGACCTGGGAGTAACATTGTTAAACCCATGAGGCCATTCATTACAACTGCATTAAGTTTTTCTTCTAGTGTTGCGCTATCATCTGCTAATGTTTTAATTGCATCACCAATCATTGAAAAACCAAAAGCGACAGAAGTAACATTTGATAATGTTTTAACAACACCATTTATACGAGCTTCAAAATCAGCCATTTTAAGAGTGTCATCAACCATAGTCTCGCCGATTTTAAGATTGCCTTCAGCAATACCAAGTTGCTCAATTAAAGACTCTAATTCAGCAATATTAATTCCAAGACCGGAAGCTTCTTGTCGCATTTGTTGAAGTCTTGCAATCATTTCCTCATCAGCACTGCCGCCTTGAGCAATTACTCTAGCAAACTCACTTGCTTCTTTACGAATTTTTTCATAAATGCGATTTTCATCTTCTAATACATCTAGTTTAAGAATTTCATCTGCATACTGTTCTTGTGTTATTTTTTTATTGTCTCGTTTTTGTGCTAAAATTTCTCTTTCTATTTCAATTTGTTGATCTTTAATATTTTTTTCTTCAATTGCTCTTTCAGCAATCTGTTTAAAAAAACTTTCCTGTTCTTTTAAAACACCTGTTTTTTGCTCTTCAAGCTCAACAATTTGTTGAGATAAGTCTCTGATTCTTTCTTGAGTTTTATCTGACAATGAATTATAATTATTAGCAACACCAGAAACTAATTTTCCAGTTAAAGAACTTGTGTTTTGAGATTGACTATAATTACTTAAACCAACTAATTGAGCAGTAGTTTGTAATTGGTTGGCATTACGACTATTAGCAGTAATAGTACTTATAGCAGTAGCCATGTTCGATATAGTACCTGCAATTTGTGTACTAAATGCACGAAGCATAGTCGCACCGAGTACTTGAACAACACCATTTAACCCACCAGCCACATCGACTAAACTATTTAAACCATTAACAAGTTCAGTAACTTGTTCAATCATAGGTTCAACGGCATCTTGGTTAAATAAAGTAGACATAACTTGTTCACCAGCAGCTTGTAAAGTATTAAGTCTACCTTCGATGCTTTCTATATAATATTCATTCATTTGATCCATCATACCATCAGCATTCTGTGTTGCTCCAAGAGCCTTTTGATAGTATTCTGGATTATTCATCAATGCGGCAAAGCGGTTATATTGAAATTTACCAGCGACTTTCTCGCCAACCGCAATTTTCATAGTATCATCAAGTTCACTTCACACATCTTGAAGTTCACTTAAAATTTGATCCATGCCTTTAAATTGACCTGCTACATCAAGAACATCTACGCCAACAGATTTTAATGCAGTTGCATATTGACCATAATCAACGCCATCTTCAGCTGATTTACCAACTTTAATATCAGCGAAACGCTGATAAATAGCTTTTAAACCATTACCAATTTCTTCAGCACTTTGACGAGTAACTGATTCAATAGTTGCGATTGCGGCTAAGAATGAATCTTGACTTGAGCCTACCGCTTGAGCAACAGATGCCGCACGCTGTGATGCAACCATTAACTCATTAACATTTGATGCTGTGTTGTTAGCAACATTTGCAACTTTATCCATTGCTGCGACTGTTTGTTCATAATCAAGCTGAAAAGCATTACGATAAGCAGTAATTTGGTCAGAAGTCGTTGCAGTATTTTGCTCTGAAACATTTGCTAATTTAGTTGATAAATTCGCATATTGTTTAGATTCTGATTCAGAAAAACCTTCTTGAACGAACACTTTAACAGCATTAGTATAATCAACAGTAGTTGAGCCTAAAGCTTGTGCGGCGTTGTTTGCATATTGAGCAAGCTCTCGCATGTTCTCTTTAGATGAATTAGTAACCATTTGAATTTGAGTCAATGATTCATCTAAATTTTTCATGTATGAAACAGCACCTTGAACACTACTCATCATCCCTTGGAAAATACTCGCAGTAATACCCCAACGAACGGTATTTCCAAAAGTATTAGCTATTTTAGATAATGTAGTATTTACATTTAAAGCACCCTTATTCATTGATAAAAGAGCATTTGACAAATTTGAGATTGCCATAGTACCACGAGTACCCATTTGCTCTCAGTCTTTAACTATCATTTGTAAAGACGTATGTTCTTTTTGTAATGATGTATTTAACTTACTAAGATCAATTGTACCAATTTTAGGATTAAATGCTGCAGTGATAGCACTTTGTAACTGATTAACTTTTTGAATAGATTTTTCTATTTTAGCATCATCAAAACCTAATTGATTAAACCCAGTTTTATCAAATTTTAATGATTGTTTTAGCTTAGTTAATTCATTTTGTAATTTAGTAATACCTGATGTATCAACATTAGTTACGACATTATACTCCACAACATTACTATATTTTGCCATAGACTAAACCACCTCCTTATATACTCGATATTGGTGTTCTTCATAATTATCTTTTATTCTTTTCAAGAACATCCACTCCTTTATCTCTTATACGTATAACAAATAAAATAGGAATTCCAGGTGAAATTACACCTATAATATTTAAAAATTAAAAAGTATATATTATCGTTTTTTGAATAAATAAAAAAAGGGGAGCTATAAAAGCTCCCTTTAAAATTTTATTTTTGAGAAAGATCAATATTCATAATCGTTGCAATATATTCTATATTTGCTCTATTCTCTTCTACTTGAGTTTTAAGTAACTCAATATCTTCACGACTTTGCGAATCAGCAATTTCTCTTGTTTCATCCCCAATAGTAAGATAATTTACTATTGCATCCATTTTTATACATCCTTTTCATCTTCAATTAATTGATTTATTCTACTATTGGCTCGTTCAGCCTCAGCTTTTGCAGAAATTGCAATAGTTCTAACCTCTTGTAAATCACGACTAAAAGATCGAACATCAACTTTAACTTCTTTAATATCATTAGACATAAAATCAAGTTTAGTCTTTATTTCTGATTCTGTAGCTTTTTGTTCACTGGCATCTACTTTACTATTTCGTAATCATCCTGCGACACCAACTAAACAACCAATAATAGCTATTATTATAGAAATTGTTGTTATATCCATATTTCTCCTCTAGTAGCTATTTTTCTTTTTCCATTATATTTAATTTTCAGTTAATAATCATTATTATCTTTTGTTATTTAAAATTATTTTTTGATATTATTTTTGAAGTTTAAGTTTTTCTTGAATTAAAGCAAGAGTTTTTTCATTAACAATTTTTTCTTCAATGGCTTTATGGACAGTAGCTTCAATTAATTCTTCTGATTTTTCTAATTCACCTAATTGTTCTTCAATATGATTCATTTTAGTTTCAAGAGTCCGAATTTGCGCAACTGTTTTTCCGGTATCATTTTTTATTGTTCTTACTCATTCAGTCAATCCAACTATACAACTGATTGTTATAATCAAAATACTAATTGTAGCTATATCCATATAAGCCTCCTTAAATTCGTTCTATTGCTTTAGACATAGTTACTGACATATTATTTCCAATTCCAAGAGGAATAGAGATATTTTTTACTATATAATCACCATAAGTATTTGTAGTATGATCTTTTATTTCAACTCGAACACCAGGTTCTAAATAAAAACAAGGAATTGCGGAAATGCTTACAGTGTTTTGATATGAAGTATACTCTTGTAAGTCATATCTAATTTGTTCATAAGCAGATTGTTTAAGTTGACCTGTAGCAAAATTATCATAAAAATTATCTGTTATTTGAATAATATCCTCAGCAATATCTTCAAGTTCTGCAAAAATTTCTTTACGCTTTTGAGTATTTAAACCACTAACATTAACAAAAGCATAGTCTGGAATATGCGGTGCAAATAAACAATTAATATTTTTATTTACATTTACATTAGTACGACGCCCTATATTATTTACACTATATTCTCCTCAAGTTGGAGAAGAGCTATCTATCATATCAAAGAAATAATAGTAACTGCCATTTTCATAAACTGATAAAAGATTTTGTATAAGAGCACTTTCTTTAGCATTAAATTTAGCTTTAGAAGTATTTGCGTTGGCAGTGTTTTCATTAAAGTTATAACCATCACTTAATATTACACCAGTATTACCAACAAAATAATCAAGATATTTAATAGTTGTTGCTACTAACTGTTCATTTTTAAAATCAAAAACTGCGGGCCAGTTAAGTTTCAATTCTTGATAATAATGCCCTGGGTCTGTTCCATTTTCTTCTGCTCGTAGTCCCATTAAGAACAATTCTGTTCGTCAATTTGTTGGAATATAAGAATCTAGTTCATCATTAAAATATGGCATATCATTTTTTTCAGCATAATCAATATAATAATTTTGATATCAAGATGAATAACGATTCATTGAAGGAATATCTTCTCTTGATTCTGGTTCTTCTCAATTAATTTTTGAATAATCAATATATGTCATAGAACCTAATCCATTAGGATAATATTCTTCTATCCCTGTATTTTTATGATAATACTTATATCACTCAATTTCATTTCATCCATAATTATCTTTATCTTTATTAATATTAAAATACCAAAAAGATGTTGTTAAAACAGGCATAGATATATCAACAGTGTAATATGTTTCACCTACTGCGGAACTTGGTGCTCCAAGTGCGGTAAGTATAGCATATAATATTGTTAATCGTTTCCCGCAAATATCTTGTTCTGCTTTAAATAAATCAACTTGTTTATTTAAAATATTATCTCTTATTGAAATTAATTCATTTTTTACGGCTTGTTCATTTTCTGATATGTCTGAATTTTCATTGTATTGATTAATTCTAAAATTATTTTCATTAATCATTTGCCCATATTGTTCAATTAATATTTTTAATTGTTTCTGTTTTATTATTATCTCTTCTATATATTCTGAACATTTTCTTTTTTGAATAGCTTTTAATTCATTACTCTCTTCTGTAGTAATACCGTCTCATAAATTTTTAATTGGTACATTAATACTTTTTCAATAATTCATATCTTTATATTTTGCGGGAGGTTGTTGTTTATATTTATCACTAATATTCTCAAAAGAATCATATAATAATTGTAATAGGCACCCGCACCAAGAAATTCTTTCTGCAATTAAATTTTGTCCATTAGCATCAGTATTTACAGCAACAGACATGTCTACGCCATATCGAGTATATAATTCATCATAATAGTCGGTTGTTGTTGGAAGAGGTACTTTTTTTGTAAAAGAATATTGATGCAAACGTCTAACTAATGTAAAAATGGTATCTCTATATTTTGGTTTATATGCAACAAAATCATCATATTCCATATAAGTTTCTAATAAATTAAACAAATAATCTTTTACAGTTTCATTCAAACTGTCTTGAATTATTTCTCCATCTTCAGAAATAAGTGAATTTTCTTCATTGACTAAATTATTATATTCTACTGCAAAATCATTCATATCTGTCAATGTTTTTTTATAGACAAAATCTTTTGGTTCTTCTAGCAATCCATAAATTTTTCCATCTTCCGCAAATTCTGGTAAAATTCATTTATACTCTTGGGAAGAATCTTTTTGAGGAGTAACTATTTCTGGTTTTGTGATAGTCATGTTATTTGTTAGAGGGTCTGTATACATTAAAATATTGTCATATCCTTCTAAATTAATTGTGGGTTTATCATCAATTACAAGATGATATCTACAAGGATGTTCAATATTATTAACTTTTATAACACCTTCAACAAGAAAATCATTTTTAATATTTTCATAAACTGGCTTATTTGAAATACTTATTAAATTAACACTATCATCAAAAGTATAAACAGCTTTTCCACGATTTGGTTCATATAAATAATCATCATCAGTTGTTTCATTAAGAATTTTATCTCAAATATTCGCAGATTGAGAATTATTTAAATAATTTTTAATTTCCTGAAAATGAAATTGTCCATATTCGTCATAAAAATATTCATAGTTGCCAAGCCAACTTTTAATTCTGTCTAAAACATCTGTTACTTTACTTCCCGCATCAAAAGTAAGCTCTTCATTATAAGTAAAATCTTCATAGACATAACCGATATTTTCATTTTGCTTATATTCTTTTGCACCTATTATCTGACCATTACTGTTTATAGGAGTGTGAGCAGATTGTTTTTTATCAAGATCAGATGCAAAACAAATATCTCAAGATATTTTTCCATTCTTAGAAATCGGATAAATTCAAACAGACTCTTGACCCATTCATTTAACAATTCTTTTAGCTTTTTTAGGAATATCATCAATAATAATATTAGAAATATCTTCGCCGCCAAAATGATTAACAGTTTCCATAATAATATCATATATAAGAACTTTCTTATCTTGAATAATATTATTATTTATTGTTGTTATTGTATCAAATCTGGTTGTTGCTGGAAGAACTCCTCCAATAGTACCATCTAATTGAGCCATTTTATCTTTAAACTCTAAATTAATCGCTACACTACCAGTAGCAGAATTAGAAATTGAAAATCCTGATATGAAGAAAACACCTTGAGGAAACCAAATAACTTTTTCTTCAGGATAATCTTCCGTATCATTAGTAATACCTAATTCAAGATATATTTTTTTAGATATTGAATAATTCGCTTTAATACTGTCAGGATTATATTTAAAAGCATCAACCACGCAATCTAAATTGCAAGTGCGGCGTACGGTGGAATCCCCTGACTTTGAGAGAGTTCCACCAGTAACTTTTCCTTCAATATTTTCTAAAGGTATTTCACTACTATATTCAAGTAAAGTAATTCTAACCCATTGTTCTCGGACATGGAAATTATCAATTTTACTAAGAAAATCTGTGTCGTTAGAATACGGATATTGCTTTTTCATTTTTCCTCCTTAGTAAATTTATATTCCTCATCCACCATCATTCTTCATATCAAATAATCCAAAAGAAACAATGGAGTTAAAATCTTTTCCGTCTCCTATTTCATACATTGTCGCACTAAAATCATATAATCTGCGGCCTAGCTGAGTTTTAGGGGTTAAAGTGATACCATCTAACATGACTATCATATTACCTTCTGTCATTGATCTAAAGAGTTTTGGTTTACCATTATTCAGCCATTCTTCAACAGCATCTCTATATTCACGCTCATAGAGTCAATCATTATTAGGTTGAATTTTTTCAATTGGAATAGATGAACCAGACTTTCCACCTAAAATTGATGTATCTGTGACTTCTTCTTTGTTATAACGATAATTATAATATTCAGACCCAAAAATTTTTTCTTTAGATAAGAAAGATTCGCCGCAATCTTCTGTAGAAATAAGACCATTAATAGTATAAATATGATATTTTAATTTTGAATTTTGTGTAAAAATTGGATACTGTCCTCCAAGAGTATCTACTTTTGAACGATTAGGCGCATTTGCTCTATTGGATGGTTGAAAATTAAAACTAATTTTTAATTTTTTATCTTTATCTGAGAATAAACTACCATAAAAATCACAATGGAGAACATTCCCTTCTTCTATATATTGCGGTTTATATAAAATATATTCATATTTATTATCTTCGTCTATTTCTGTTTCTTTTTCTTTTCTCTCAGCATATTGTAATTGATATCGATAACCTGTCATACTTTCTATGGTATCATCTTTTATTGTTAGAGTATCCCCATATTGTTGTTGCTGTTCAATATCATAAGTAGAAATTAAATCTCAATGTTGAAAGTTTGAACGATGTGATGAACGTCTAACAATTAAATATCCAGGATCAAGTTCATCTATTCTTAAGACAAGTTTAATAGAACCATCTTCTTCATTAATAAGTTCATCTTTATTATATTCAATTTCTACTTCATAGTTATAATCTTTAATTTGAATTGGATATTCTTCTGTTTGGTTATATCCATTTTCTGTTTCATAAATTATTTTTATTGTATAATTACCAGGGTCTAAAAACCAAGTATTGATTCTATAATTAATTTTATTATTAATTGCAAGAATTTTATCACTACTATATCTTTCTTTTTTATTATTATCATTTGTAATTATTTTTATTTGATATCAAGATAATCGCTCTGAAGTCGTTTCATCAGATTCATCGTTTATATTTCTTTTAAAAGATAAATGACCTACTATTGGTACATCTGTACTAGGATAAATATCTGTAAGAATATTTGTTATTGATAAAACTGGAATAAATATAGGCTTTATTAATGTCCCTGTTGATCATTCTGAAAAATTATCTTGATTATAATTTGTATAATTTGCTAATTTTAAAGCATCCGCCGTAACAGTTGATCCATCTATTTTAAAAAAATTAGTTGGATTGTTATAAGTATTATTATAAGCAGAATAATTTATACTTCCTGTTAAATCGAAACGTAGCTGTATTTTATAATATTGATTAGGATTATAAATAGATCCCTTTAAAACCTTCGGAGGAATAATAATTTTATACATTTTTTTTGATTCATCGTACATTGATGAACTAAATGCAAGAGGATAGTATTGCGGGTAAACAGTAGTATTACCTTTTTTACCCGCAAATACATTTTGATTATTTCGTTGATCAACCATAGATACATGAATATATTTGATTAATCCTTTTTTATCCTCACTATAAGAAGGTATTTTAAATCATACTACAGCAGATTCATTATAACAGAAAGAAGGCATAAAAGTTTCTACTTGCGGCGGATATATGGTTTCTAAAGCAGTTGCCATTTAAATACCTCTCTTTTTATATTATTAACTATCTTTTTTAAGTTCTATAACTATTGTTGAAGAATACGGATATCCATAATAATCATTATTATAATAAGAAGAATAAATACCTTCTCTTTTTGTAACCTTCCAATGATATTTTGGATACCCGTCTGGATATCCATGTGGAAAACCAAGATACTTCTCAATAAATCCTCCATAAGTAGTTATAGATTCTTTCCAAACTGCAACGACAGTATCTTCATCTCATATATTGGCTGTTGGTAATGTAAAAGTATAAAATTTTCCGCTTCCTTTTATAGTTTTTCCACTTGAAGTTTTTGCTGGTAAAACAATTACAAGAACTTGAAAACAAGGATAAACATAAAAAGTGTTTATTCCAGAACCTAGATTTCCAGCAGAAACAATATAAGATTTTAATGCTGGTTTTGTTCAATCGCCATCTGAATCATTATTTCATCAAAGACTTCTTTCAAAACCAGAAGAATCATTATCATAAACTTGCCATCCTAAAAATTTTTGAGGTCCTTGTTTTAATTTAGCATTGTTTCCAAGAATGTTCTTTGCTCATGTAACATATTTTATAGATTTTCTATTTATTCTTTTTTCTATAAAAGAAATAATATCTGTATATACAGGTACTTCATGAAAAACTAAAAATTTTTCTTTGCGACTATTTTCTTCTACTGTAAAAACGAATTTTTTCTTCATTTGTTTTATTGATGGTTGCCATGTTGGTTTTGATTTCAAACTTGGTTTTTCTTTACAATAAAATTCTGGAATATTTACTTTTATTGTAAAACTATGAACTTTTCAATGACCATATAGTGTAATTTCAGGAATAGTATTTTTATTTTTATAATCGAACAAAGTTGTTTTGGATTTTATATCCCTTATTTTTTCAATTTTCTCTCCACCCTCTTTTTTAGTATACCATCCTTCAAAATCACCTCATTGTGCTTCACCATAAAGTATATTTGATAATTCTTCTTCTTCATATTTTATATACTTGTTATGATTTCGAAGATAAAATCCATCGCCATAAAAACCATATATACAGAAATCTTTAATATCACGAGCATCGCGTGTTCAAGAATTATGCCAAACACCATCACTTAATTTTAATGTTTGAAGATCAGCTCAATGAATTTTATTATCACCAAGTCTCGGTCGATTTCATTTAAAATTAATTTTACATTTGGCATAAAATAAACTACCATTAACTACAAGCCTATATATCTCTTTCTCTCCTTTATCAGTTGTTAAATATAGTTCTTTTATTGGATAAAGTAAGTTCTCTTTAAAATCATACTCATTTCCTGGCCTTTTTATAATTCCCATATATCATCATCCTTTAGTTAGAAAGATAATTTCCAATATTATAAAAATTTCACTTTCAAGTTTGTGTAGAACTATCTCAACTACCTTCACATTCAGTAGATCTACCAGTTTTTCTTATAAAAAGAGTATTACCTTGAAGAGCCATCCCTCAACGGTAATGATTATATCAATATAACATTTTTTCTAAATCAGAAGCTTTTAAAACAAGATATTTCTTACTATTATCATGAGTAAAATTCTTAGAATACATACGAATTGCAAACTCAGACTGTGTCCCAACATTTAAAATACCATCTAAAGACAAAGACCCACTCACACTCATTTTAATATCTCTTGCTGTCATCGTTATCATATTATTAGATTGTATATCAATACCAGAACTTGCTTTAAGAATAATTTTATTTGTAATCGCAATTTGATTATTTGTACCTACGTTTAATTCAATACTATATTCACTACGATCACCCGACTGAAACTTTTTAAGATTAATATTACTATTTCCATTCTTTAAATCAATTTGACTTTCATTATCATTACTATTAATGAATTCAAGATTCATTTTATTCGCACTATTAATTTTAAAACTATCTTTATTTATACTAAGGAAAGAATTATCAAAATGCAATTCTACTTTATTATAATCAATTATTAAAGAACTATACATTCTAGAATTGTTTATTGGTACTATACCTAATTTTATTTCCGGCTTTTTTTCTTTTATTGCATTACCATTATCATCTTTTATTACATTACCACTACTATCTCTTTTTTCTTCTATTTTGATACCAGCAGAAATTTCATGATAACCGTAATTATTTTCATCTTCTTTGTCTCCTGGATTATTTTCCTTAGACGTATTTTTATAAGAAAGAGATTTTATTTGAACGGATTTATCTCCATTATTTTTAAGTATTATATCACCTTGGGTAGAACTTAATGATATATTACCTTCATTTTTTATATCTAGTTTCTTTGATGTTAATAAGAATAAGTTAGAATCATTCTCTGCTTGAATTTCGATGCCATTAGAAGAACTAACTCTTATATAAGTAGTTTTTTCAGGAATCGTTGCATTATTATTTTCAAATTTCTTACTAGTAGCTAACTCAATATAATTATCAGTTGTCCCAGATGTTCTAATACTAATATTTCCATTATCATTAGTTCCTTGAGTGATATATGTTGTATTTATATCATTCATTTTTGAGAAAATTTTTAAAATAGGCGTGTAATCATTAAGACTTTTTTGAGTCCTAATTTCTTGACCATATAAATCTGGAACTTTACCAAAAGCATATATTTTTCCTGTTCGACTATATGTTTTTTTATCTTGAAATCCAGCACTGAAGAAACGGCCATTTTCATCTAGACCTACTCGAATAAATTCTTTTCAATAGAGATTATCTTTAAAAGATCTTCTATCAACAGGTATACCAATTCAATCAAAAACATTAGAGCCTTGTGTTTTATCTCCGTGCTCTATTTCTAAACCACCGTTTTTAAATCAATTATTTACAACATCTACTCTAAATGTTTTTATATATTTGTAATAAATATTATCATTTTTAATTATGTCAATATAACCATATTGTGATTTATTATTATTATCACTATTTACTCATTGATAATATTCTTTATAAAGAATAACTCATTTTTCTTCGTTTCCATTATTTTCATCTTGATACCAATATGTTTTAGCATAAGGAATTCCTTGAAGACTTTGAATACTGTCATTCTCTTGAACACAAAGTCTCTTATTACTTAAAGCATCTGCACTTGGAGTAAGACCGAGAATATTTCCAATTTCAAGATTTGTTTTTAATCCTCAAGAAATTTTTATATTATCATAATTTGAATCTACAACACTTCAATCAATTGCATATGTATTTTTATAAGTTGTAAAATCAACCGAAGATACTATCGCCCGATATTTAATTTTTAATTCACTATTTACGGTAACATCGTTATCAATATTATCTTTTTCTGGAGAAACAGATTCTCTAGTATTAAAAACTAAAGTTCCCTCTTCTTTAGTAATATAAATACTTGCTTCTTGTGTACCAATAGTGTTATACTCTGATGAACCAGATTCAGTATCAACATATTCAAAAATATCCTCTACATAAGTTCCTGGAGAATAAAAATTTATATATCAAGTACTATTTTGAGAAAAACCTTCATAAAAGTAATCAAGTTTTTCTTCTTCTATAGCATTAGTAGTACTTGTACAAAACCTAGAATGTTTTCCATTTCCAAAAGCTCGACCTATTCTTGAAGAACTCTCTTCGCCCTGTTTTCAAAGAACAAAATCATATTCCTCATTATTATTAACAAAAAGATAAAAATTATTATTAGAAGAAACTCAATATTGCCCAGTTATATTAGTGCCATCATCATTTGCAACAGTAAAATTTTGCCTTTGTGCACTAGCACCAGCATTAGTTATCTTAACAGTACCATACGGTGAAACAGGTGGAGTTTTATAATAGGATATTATTTTTTTCTTTATTGAATTAGAACAAATACCATCGATAGTGTATGAATTAATTCTTATTTGTAGTTTTAAATAACATATTTGATTCTTGGAAATATAATTATTATTAAATGAAAAAAGTTCAATATTTAAATCATCATAATTACTTCAAAGACTAATTTCTTCAGATTTTAATAGAGCTTGTTCAATAGTATAATCCTTATTTGTAACAACATAAAATTGAGCATAGCCATCATTAGCACTATTTAAGACAATATTTTCTAATTCATGGTATATTTTAGAATTGAGAAGTCTTATTTGGTAGATTTTATAATTAAGCTTATTTCTTATTTGTCCTATAGTCTCATCTTTAATAATAGAAGTATCTATATATTTTTGATATTCAGTTTCTACCAAAAAATCATCTTCAGTAGATGTTCTTCCAGTAACATCATACCATCCATCATTGTTAGAAAATCCAACTATATTACTTCCATTACTACTACTACTATCATCATCCCAAATTAAATTATTTGGATTATAACTAATCAAACCACTATCACTATCAATACTAAAAACAGGACCAGCTTCAGTGGTTGTTGTCGTTTTTTTAAAATTATCTTTAGTTAATGCTCAATTTAAAGAAATATTATTTTGTGCAGAATCTAAAATAGTAAAAGTAAAAGTTTCTTTCCATGGGTTTAAATCTGAATTAATTTTTGAAAAATAGTTAGTAGCTTCATTTTCTTCATTATAAAAAGGTTTAGCAATAAGATTACCATCTTCATCTGGTTGAAGTTTATAATCTAATCTATAAATATAATATTCTGAATCACCACCAGCTTGATTTAATTCAGGAGTATTCTGATTTGCAACATAATTTCTAATAACTGTTATAGAATCTGAATTAAAATCTTTATATCCAAAATGTAAATCTTCTATATCCTCATCACCAAAACCAGAAGTATGTTGAACAATTGAGAATAAAGATTTATCACCAGGATCTATTCTTAATTCAAGACTATCTTCAGGATTTATATTATTATATTCATCTTCATAATTAATACCAGTTATATTTTCTTCATCATACACTTCACCTTTAACATGAATGTAAGGTTGATCAGAACTAAGAATAATTCCATGTTTATTATGCGGAACCATTAATTTATTTTTTGACTTATTATTGCGAGCATCTGCGTCACTTCGTCTCTCATAAGTACCATCAACAATATTATAAAGAAAACGGTTCCCTATTTTTCAATTACCAATTTTACTAACACCGCCAGGATTTAAAACAATACGTCCTTCATTTGTTAGATTCGAATCATCTTCTGGCAATCCAAAAGTGGCTTTTCCTGTAATAGAATCAATAAAAACAGATTGTTTACCATTTGAATATCCAATTAAACCGACTTTAGCATTATTTTCATCTATTTTAGACTCAAAAGCAGTAGAAGAATTATCTTCATTAGACATGTTGCTAAGAGCACCCATAACCATACCAGTAAAAGTATTTGTAACTTCATCTTTTATACCCGCACCAATTTGCGGTGTCATGATATGATCGTCTCCGATTTCTATACTTGTTCCATCTCAACCATTCAATGCTGAAAGTTCATATGTATTAAGTGTCATAATAATTGGAACGTATATTTTTGCAACAACAAAATTTTGGCCATTTTCTTTAATAAATACTGTACCAACAACATTATTATTCATATATAAGCCATTAAAACTTTCATTTGGAATAACATAAATTTGTTTTAACAAATCTGGCTGTTCTCCATTTAACAAAGAATTTCAAGCATTAAGTGTTTTAGACTCTTCTGCTATTTGAGTTCTTTTTACACTTAAATAAAGTTTTTGATAATATTTATATAATGCACGAGCAATTGTATAAATACTAGCAATATTCTCGTCAAGAGTAGAAGATACGCATCCATAGATGTTTTCACCAATTATACTGGTTAATCCTTCTCAATCTTTATTAATAAAACTATATTTACTTTTTATATCATCATTGTTATTAAAGTAACTTGAAGTTTCATTAACCAAAAGACTAATATAACCAATTAAAATTTTTGCGTATTCAACTAAAATAGGATTAAAATCATCTTTTTTCTTATTTTCACCAACACCAACATAACTTTTATATTGTCTATCCATTTCATCTAAGACAGTTCTAAAATCACTATCAAAAATCTCTTTTCTTGCTGGCATTTTTATAGCATCGTCTAAATCATTAGACCTATCATCATATGCTTGTTGATATATTTCAATTAATTTTTCAATACTATTAATAGAACTTAAAGATGATGTATGTAATCTATCTTCTGTAATAACACTCGGCCATTCACTTTTTCAGATATTTTGTTGTATTTTATTATATATAGCCGCATTTTCTTCATTTATTTCTCTACAATTTGTTAATTCTTCCTCTATTTGTAAAAAGAGTTCTTTGTACATTTCATAAACTCTTTGTATAAAAATATTCGATGGCTCAGGAGCTTTATCAATAAAATTATTTAATCTATTTCAAAGGATAGTATTTTTATTATATGCAAGTAAAATATTGTCACCTGCAATTTTTTCAACATCTACTAAAAACTTATTTATATATTTCTTTATATCTGGAGATGCACCCTCAGCGCAATCCTCACTTCGACTTTGAGTCTCTAATATAAAAGATTGAATTTCTTGCATATCTAATTCTATCTTTAATTCTTTAGAGCCTATCTTTTGTTTAGGAGTTCTTGAAAGTAATAGATTAGGATTTTCATATTCACCATCTATCTTTACGCCACTTTCAACACTTCACTCTAGATATTTAATTTTGTCATTATCTCAATTTCCAAATTCAATATGGACACCTTTATTTTCATCATAAGAAGGATTATTTCCACTAGAATCATAAAGAACTGTTTTTAATGTTTTATCTCGCATTATTTTTATTGGATACTCATCATAATTATAATTTTCAGCGTATTCAATTGCGGGAATACCATAAAAACTAGAATAAGTTTTACCCTCAAAATCTGCTTGAGCTTTTATAATACGAACATCTAAAGCATTTTCATTCCCATCATAAGTAACTTTACAAGCATTATTTTCTTTTTCTACTTTATACTTATAAGCCTGTATATTTGACCCACCGGCAATGCTCCAAGTCGTACTATGACCTAAAGTTTGTGCATTATTTGTATACATTTTAGCTTCTAAAATAGTATCACTAGAACGACTTCCTTCATTATAAAAAGCTTCTTCTTCAGAATTTTTTATAATTGTTAAACACTCATCTGTTGGAACATTAATAAGTTCATCAATCTTTAAAACTGTTGAAGTACCATTTGTACCAATTTCACCGACTTTGGTAAACAATAAATCAGTAACTTGTCTATACTCTGTTCCATCTATATGAGTAACAATAGCAGTAATTTGATTATTAGTACAGCTACTATCATAAATATCTTTAATACTTAAAGGATAAACTTCTCCTTCATAGAATCTTTCTCCTGTATTAATATCAGTCTCTAATCCAATAGAAGGAATGTTTATTAAAGTTGAATTTTCTGGAACAATCCAACGAACTTTTTTAGGAGTAACTATCGCCCCTTGCGGGCTGTGGAATACCGCAGTCAAATTCAATACTTCTATTGGATTTTTTTGTTTTTGACTATTTGGTGCAACTCCATTTTCATCATATTGGAATACTTGTGCTCCATTTGTAATAGTAACATAATAATTATTATTAACAATATTCTTAGAATTCTGAAGAGTGATAGATCCATAACCAACATAAATATCAGCTCTATAAACAGAACATGAATAAGTAACATAATCATTTGTATTTTTTAATTTACATTGAATTTTTGGTTTATAAATGCCATCCGGATAAGAAATACCTCTTACTTGAGAAATCATTGTTGAATAATAAGATAAAATTTGACTAACAGAGCGACCAGCATCACTCAAGTGAGTTTCAGTATTTTCTCTACATTGTTGTAACTCTTTTTCTTTTTCTATTTCTAACTGAGTCTCACTTTTATCAAGAATTATATTACCAAATTCTGAATCTTCTTTGGTTCAAACAAAAACAAACCCATCATCTGGATAATTGTCAACAAAATTCTCTGTTTTATCATTAATTAAACATGTTAAAATAGGATTGCCTTCGTTAAATTGAAAAACAGTCCCTTGGTCACTATCAATAGTAATTTTTAAATTGTTATTATTATTATATAAAGTAACAGATGCCTTTAATATAATATCAGATTCATAGACGGCAACACATATAAAATTATTTTCAATTGCGGTGAGGTCTTCAACATCGACAATTATTTTACTATTTTTTTCATCAAGACATCTGTATCCAAGGCCCAATTTAGCATTATATTTTTCATGAGAAGATGTAATTAAAGGATCTCTTGCTCCTCAATAAAAAACAGTATCTTTTGTTATATCTTGATTAAGATATGTGACAGTCGCCGCAACTTCTAAGCTATCCTTTTTACCTTCTTTAACCGTGCTCCCTTTTGGAGTAGAAAGTCTTAATTTATAATCACCATTAACAGCTGAAATTTCATTAAGAGCAATAATTTCAATATTGTCAAAATAAATATAAGGATCGATAATTTCATTATCATAATTCTTTATTTCTTCTTCAACAAATCCTTCACTAAAAGCAATTATAGAATCAATATATAAATAATTCTCTCCATCAAAATTAGAAATTGTATATTGTGAGGTATAATCATAAAATTTTTCTGGATTACCAGTCATTTTATTTGTATCAAGCACATAGGCTACTAATTTTGGAGGATATATTACATTGTTATCTTCATCAGTTTGAGGATTAGTTTTATCTGCAAAAGCTATATTAACAATAAACCCATAATTACCTATACTATTTGTATCAAGAGAAGCTTTAAAATTAGCTCGTAATAATAATGCTTTTGCTTGTTTAGCCGAATTACTAAAACTTTCTTCATCAATATCTATTATAGGATATTCAGAAGTATTATAAATAATATTATTGTTTTCATCAACAATTTCATTTGCTAAATTTTTATCTCTTAAATAACAATAATAATAATCTTGAACTTTATATGAGTTTAAATGCAAAGGTTGCATTTTTTGAATACCTAAAAGTCCATACCCTTTTTCAATGACTGCATTATCTCCTAATAATACATAATCATTTAACAAAGAGCTATTTAATATTTTTTCTGATTGGTTCTTTTCCCCTTCAACTTTGCCAATAATAAATTTTTTCTGGCTCATATCTCCTTCAGGTAATAAAAGATATACTTGTTCATTTTCTTCATAAATATCTTTTGATCCTGATTGAGTGTATGCGTAAAAATCTCCACCATTATAAGTTACAAGATATTTTCCTTCAGAAGTGCTTATATTTTTTTTAATAGCTACTTTAATCGTTTTATCAGAAGCTACTTCTTCAGCAGATCGATCCGCAACAATAGAGATAGCTTTTAACAATGATTCTGTTAAATCTATCATAGCCGCACACTCCTTATCTTCCTTTGTCTCTAAATACATTTCTATTGTATATGAAAATCAAAACTCATGAATTATTGTATTTTGATATTTGATATATATAAAAAAATAGCTCGCAAATTAATGCGAGCTATAAATTTACTATGGAAGTAATGTCCATTCTTTTTCTGAACTAAGGATATAAATATCACCAGTAGTAATACAAATTGCTCTTGAACCTCAACCACAATCTACTGGTAAATCTGACACATCGTCAGGAACATCAAAAATATATTCTTCCCAATCAAAATCACGATCATCACTTATTTGTTTAATAGCCATAAATATCCTTACTCTTGTACAGAATTTCCAGGATTAGTAGCAAGAATTTTTTCTACTGTCTCCCTAGCATTTGAACTTGTTGCACTAATTGTCTTTGTAGTTACTGTTGTAGCTGCATTACTTTGTAACCCTTGTCCATCAACATAGGCTTCTGCAGCAGCATAAATTGCGGCACTTAACATAGCACAAACTACTCCTACTGCTGCTACTGGGCCATTATCAGTAACAAAAGCCCCAATAGAAGTTCCAATAGAAGCTAAAAATGCGGCAACTGCCATTCAAAACTTTCTAGAAGTTAACTTATTCGAAATTGATTGCATCAATATCATCTCCTATTTATTAATCATTTTCAACTACATCAGTTTCTATATAATCATCTTCATTATCAAAGTCTATATTATCATTATCTTTATCTTCAAGGTCTGCAATATCTTGACCAATTTCTGTAATGATACATCCTTGCATAATTAAATAAGCTCCCTCTAATTGTTGAGCTTTTTTAACTGCATTAACCATATCGTCTGCCATATCAATAATAATGTTATCATTTTTTTTAATAATATAATAGACAAAATTCATATTTTATTCCTTTATCGCATAATTTTTTATTACTTCATTAATAAAATCATTAAACGTATCTACTCTAAAAATATTACTATTAAAGATAGGCTCTTCTTTTCTTTGTTTTTGTTGATTACTCTTTAATTTCTTAATTTCCTCATTTAAACTTTTCTTTTCATCTTGTAATTGATTAATTTTTTCAGTTAAACAGATGATTTGTTCTTCCAGAGACTTCTCTTCTTCTTCTTCTTCTTGTTCTGGAATAAGCGCAATTTGTGCTTCAAGATCATCCATAATAGTATTTAAGCCATTGACGAAATTATTTCCATCATAATCTGAATAAATTTCTTTACCATCATAATTAATTTCACATTCCATATGATATTGCCCATCATTATTTTCAACATAACAAGAAGCATTATAAGAATCCATCATCGTAAAAATCTCCTTATCTATTTAAAAAAATATCTTTTCATTATATATAATTTTTAATTATTCAACATTATTGTTTTTTGATACAATTATAGAATCAACCATCTCTTCAAGAGAAGGTAACCCATTTTCTGGATCAGTATATACTAAATTATTATTTTTGTTTCGATATCCCAAAAGAACAAACCTTCTGCATTTAGAGCATATATTCTCCGCGGACATAGTACAACGATGTCTACAAAAAGAACGTATTCTTGTCAATTCTGGAGGAATTGATTCTGTTGGATATGGTATATTAATATCTTGATTTAAGAAATTTAAATCATCACTCCAATAATGATCAATAAACCATCTTTGATATAGCACTTCTGCTTTATTCCAATCATATTTTTCTCCACAATCAAACTCACCAACAGCATAATATTTACTTAAAAAATTATAGTCTTGCGGCCGATAAGCTTGAACAGTTGGACATGTTGATACCAATGAATTCATTGAAGGTAGTCTATTAAGAATAATCCTTAATTCAATATTTTGATTATTACATTGTTTATAAACTTCTTCAAGATTATATGTTAAATCATCCGTAATATAAATCCCCGTTGTTTTTTGCATCAATGCCCATTCTAGCAGAGAATATGAATATATTGGCATACTATTATCAAAAAAATATTTAACGCCTTTTTCTTCATAAGACTTTAAATATGGAATTTCCCATTGATGAATACGAACATAAACATTATCAAAATCACTACAAACATTTATAATATTTTCTGAATTATACTTTTCTTTAGAAAATTCAATATTTATTCTATGTGAAGGATATAATTTAATAAATTTTCTAAGTTCTTCAAAAGAACTATATTCAGTAAAATTAATATTAAATTCATCTATATTTTCATAATCAATTGGACAATTAAAATCTAATTTATACGGAGCCGCAAACTTCATTAAAAAGTAGCCTTTCTCTTGTTAATGGTTTATATCTAGTTTTATCTACATCATATAATCTATTTTTCGCTACACAATAACCATCTTTACTATCCCATAAAAAATTATCAATGATACAATCTGGATGACCATAATGAGTATACACTTCCCCATAAACTTTTTCTTTAAATATAATCTTATGTTTAAAGTGTTCAACACTAACTAAACCGCATCCACGACAATAATATTTATCACAACAATCTTTACAATATTTAATTGAAGTAGAAAAATTATTCGTAAAATCTTTATCTATTGGTTCTCCACAGCACATACATGTTGCTGGGCCTGATAGATTTAAATACAGATTCTTTTTAACCTTATTACGACAACACCAATAATCAGTAGAATGATCCTCAATAATATCATGATACATTATATTTGTATAAACATATATTTTATGACCATCATTCAATCGTTGAAAGTAATCTTTATCCCTAACATAATTATTATCATAACTACGTATCATGTCACGATATAGCTGATTATGATAATGATATTTCCAACCAACAGTATTTTTTACAATTTCTCTAACTTTATCAAGGACAATTTTAGCTAAAGCTTCACTTTGATATGGATAATGCTTTCCAACTAAAAGAATGTCTTTATGTACAAAAACTAAAGTACGCCAAGATTTATTAGGTATATCAAGGTCATTATACGTAAAAGATTGCGGATTACGTAAATAAGCTACTACCGCAACATTACTATTTAACATTTCAATAGTACCAGTTGAATATGCGCCATTATCAATCCATGACATACAAGAAGTCCATCCGCTTCTATTATCACTCATAGTAATAAAATCAACAGGATTAATACTAAGAACAAGTTCTGCATTGATTTCTTTATCAGTATTAATTACACTAATATCATCACGCCATTCATTAAAAGAATCCATGTGAGGAAAAGAGTAATATTCAAGAACTTTACGAATCGCGCGCATAATCTTTGTTCCTTTTGGAATTTTTAAAACTTTTCCTTTAGCACCTCCAGCGAAACATTTATCATCATTTGTTTTACCAGTTTCAACATAACAATATTTAGTATATTCTAAAATACCTTTTAACATTGAAACTGGTAAAATATCAATTAAATCATCACGCATCCACTCTACAAGATCATTAATAAAAATATGATTTCGTGGGTCATATTTAAAATTTTGCAAATCATTTTTATCATAAATAATAAATGGAGAATATAAATTTCTCCATTTAGAATGACGATAACTTGAATTTACTTTTTGATGAATAGGAAAACTAATTTGAAGCTTCCTTCCAAAAGCTCTAAACAAAGTTCGTTTATTTTTATTCCAAGTCGCTAAAATTTTTTCTATACTTTGCGGTTCTGCATTTCCATAATTAATACACCACTGCCGCACAATTTCTTTATCATTTTCCGTCAAACAATCAAAAGGTTGCATGCAATGGCTCCTCAGTATACATCAATTTCATCAAGTTTATCTTTTAAATATTGTGGAAGTTCATTATAATTTATATGATATTCTTTAAGAAAATTATCAACTTTCCATTTAGGAATACAAGTATATTTATATCTATCAACAAAATCAATAATATTACTAGAAATATCATTCTCAAGCCAAGAACAATAACTAAAGACATTATTCAACATATTATCTCCTTCCTCTTTAATTATATTATAACATATTTACTATACAATCGTCAAGGAATTCTCATTCATAAGTTGAATAATTTCAGAATATACTCCGCAAATTCGTTCATCATATAACTCATTCCAAAAGCCTGTAAAATGAAAATGACCATGAAACCATACATCGAAATCAAGATTTCTCCGCAACTCTTCTAAAAATAATTGTCCTGCAGTAGAGATTTTTCTTGCAGAATCTTCTGGTCTTTTAAACCACGAATTTATCAACGCAGGAGCATCATGCGTCAGGATAAAATCAAAATGTTCATTCATATGATGTTCTATAAATTCTGCATTCTTTTGGACGTCCATTTTTTCTTGCGGCCACCATGAACGGCCAACGACCCTAAACCATTGATATTGTTTTTGTAAAGTAGCTTGCTTACGTTTAAAACCAATTTCATTAGGGTCTAATAAAATGTCCGCATCGTGTGATTCTGCACATGGGATACAAAGAATATTTTGATTATCAACATTTAAAATTGTAATTTCATCAATAAAAAACACTGAAAAATTTTTTCCATAAAAGGTAGCTTGACGTGCTTTTCCACCAAACAGCTCTATCTGAGGACATGACTGCCAATAATCATAATCATCATGATTACCACCAATAACAATAGTTGTTCAAGGTTTATCATTTAAAAACTTAAAAACATATTCAGCTTCTTTATAAGTAGTAGGTCCAAACGGTTGACCAAAATCACCTAATTGAATTACAGTATCCTTATTTGTTAATTGTCTAAGTGTAGCATTTTGTCTAAACGAAAAACGCTCAATAACTCTACCATGAGTATCACCTGTTATAAATAACATTCTATATCCCAACTATAACTTTAAATCCTTTACCATATTGTCTAGTACATGGACTATTATATACTTTATCTAATATCTGCATTGTTTTTTCATATTCTTTATCAATATTTTTTTTATTCTGTGATTTTAAAACAAATGGTCAAACTTCTTTTAATTGATGATAATATTCAATGAATAAATCTTCATCAACTTGCCGCACACATCCGTCTTTATCATTATGAATGATATCTCCTAAACGACACATTGAATAATCACAATTGCAACAATTTAATGTAATATAAAAATAATCTTTTTCATTCACTATACCATTCTCCATTGTTTTAAAATAGCTTCTGGAGAATATGGAATACACCCTCCAAAAGAAGGAAAGATTATCCAAATAGTAGTATTAGGGTCAATTAGATATTGTCCATTAATAATAGTTACAGGACCATCTTGTTGTAATTCAACTAAATATTGCATTCCTTCTTCAAGTTTTATATCAATCATTGATTCATTAATATTCGCTTTATTATAAGGTGCAGCTTTAAAAGTTTGTGTTGGCCCCATATATTCTAATCTATATGACATTATTTGCTCTTTCTAATTTCATATGCGACACAATCGCCATAACCTTGTTTATCCCAATATGCTTGAGCTTTATCTACAATTTTTTGAGCCATTTCTTTTTCATAATATTTTCCCGCATCAGCTAATTTAGATACTCTCCGTCCTTGATAATTAAGAGCACGAAAAGTTGTTTGCGGTTCTACAATTTTCTTTCCACCATTTCCATCTGAAAGAGGCATCTTTTTAATAACTTTTCCATATATTAACCATGCAGGCATAATAATTCCTTTCTTTTATTTATTATAATATAACATAATTATATACAATCGTCAAATAAAATTTTGAATAAGTAAAAAAAATTATTTGACAATTGTTAAATTAAATGTTATACTTATTTTAAAGAATAATTGATATGAAAGGAATTTATATTATATGACTAAATATCGTATATCTCAATCTGAAAATGGAAAAACAATTACTTATGGTAATTTTGATGCAAATAGTCCAAAAGAAGCTATTGATATGGCTTGTGATGTAGCTAAAAAAATATATCCTCAGTATAGCCGCAAAATACCTTTTATGATTAAAGAATATGGTCATGAAACAGAGAAAGTGAAATATCATGAGTAAACATAGTAAAGTTTTAAACTCTTGGAAAGATAAAATTATTATAGGCGGTATTAGAATTCCTGTCTATTATGTAACGAAATCAAGTAAATATGGAATTTTTACTTGTTCTGTTAAACCATGCCCGCAAGATTATTCTAATATTAATGATTGGGATGGCTATCGTTTTGCTGAGCGTAAATGTGATATTGAAATTGCTCATGCAAAAGCTAAAATTTTAAGAGAACGTGCTCATGGTATTCTTAATATTCATAGAACTCTTCATACTAAATATAAAGCAACTAAACAATATGAATTTGGTATTGTTCTTGATGACATTTATTATCAGTATGAATTAGCTCAAAAAGAATATGAAAAAGCTTATGCTCAATATAAATATATGAAAGATTCATTCTCAGAATACACATCCCGCATGATCGAACGTCGTAAACAACTAAATAAGAAACTTGAAGAGAAACGTGCGGCCGAACTGCAGGATTAAATGTTTAAGCAGATGTTGAGATTTTCTTGACATCTGCTATTTTTATATGGTATAATTATATAAATAGAAAGGATAATTATGCCTAATGGACAAATTGGTAATTATAAATATTACACTTTAGACGATATACAATATATGATTTATAATGCTCAAGATGATAATACTGAAGAAGAAGCTTGGCGTATAATTAAAAAGAATATGCTTGAGATGGCTGTATTAGTTAAACAATATGCTGAGATACTTAATGATTATCATTGGAGATATGAAGATGATGGGAGGTAAGATTGGATAATTTATATAAAGAAGATAGTATTGAATCATTATCTCCTTTAGAGCATGTACGTTTACGTCCAGGAATGTATTGCGGAGATACTTCAGATGCAACTCAACTTGCAATTGAAATTCTGGGTAATGCTATTGATGAATATAATATTGGTCATGGAAATATAATTTCTATTGCTTTAATAGAAGATGGAAGCATTGTTATAGAAGATAAAGGACAAGGTTTCCCAATTAACGTTTTTCGTGAAGATGGAGAAACTGTTCTTCAAGCTTCTTTTGACGTTATTAATACTTCTGGTAAATATCGTAATGACGGCGTATATGAAGGTACAGCAATTGGACTTAATGGTATCGGAGCAAAATTAACGAATTTTCTTTCTCATTGGTTAGTAGTAACAAGTACTAAAAACGGACATTCTGAAACAGTTGTTTTTAAAGAAGGAATATTTGAAAAAAGAGAGTTATATGATAATTCTAATATTAAAAATGGTACTCGGGTAGTCTTTCAACCGAGTGAAAAATTTTTTACTTCACCAAAAGTAAATGAAACTAAACTCCGCAATTTCTGTGAAGATATTACCTGTCTTTGTCCAGGATTAACTATTATGTTTAATGGTGATAAAATTGAACATGATGGTATTCAAGATTTATTAACTCGTTCTCTTGGAAATGGAATATCTATTTTAAATAATAATTTTATTATCCAAGAGCAAAGAGATAAACAAAAACTTGATTTAGCTTTAACTTATTGTGATAAGTCATCTTCAATAATTGTTCCCTATGTTAATTGCGGTTTAACTACTGCAGGACCGCATATCACAAGTATTAAATCATGTATTACTCGTACTTTAAATAAATGGGCAAAAGAGCAAGGCATATTAAAAGAAAAGGATAAAAATCTTGAAGGTGCGGCATTACAAGAAGGACTTGTTCTTGTTTGTAATATTACCGCTGAAAATGTTGCCTATGATGCACAAGTTAAAAGCAATATTACTAAGATTGATACTGCTTTTATATCTTCAATTCTTAGTGATCAGTTGGAGATTTGGCTCGACAACAATGTTACTGATGGAAAAAATATTATTGAAAAAGCATTAATTGCACGCAAGGCTGCGGAAGCTGCTAAAAAAGCACGTGCCGCAGTTAAAGCTAATAAAACTAAAAAGTCATCTAGTAAAGTTAAGATTCTTCATCCAGATAAACTAAAAGATGCAGAATATCTTGGTGAAGATAGCACACTCCTTTTAGTAGAAGGATTATCAGCTGGTGCATCAATGGCTGTTGCCCGTGACAGACAAAAATATGGTATTCTAATGTTGCGCGGTAAATTAATTAATGCTTTTTCCAATAGTAAAGAGAAATTAGAAAAGAATGAAGAAATTCAATTACTTCTTAAAGCATTAAATATTACACCTGGCGCATATGACCCATCCGATTTACGATATGGTCGTGTTGCAATTTGTACTGACTCTGATAGTGATGGTTATCATATTGGTCTTTTAATTGCAACAGCTCTACAGCATTTTTGTCCTGAGTTTATTGAAGAACAACGCTTATGTTGGTTGCGTTCACCACTTTATATTGTTAAAACTAAACAAGGTGAGCAATATTATTTTACAGATGAAGAAATGGATGCTGTTCGTGGTAAAATAACTAGTGAAGTACAACGCAACAAAGGTCTCGGTAGTCTTTCAGCGGATCAAGCTAAAGCTTCTATGTTTGGTAAAAATCAAAAAATGGATATTCTTAATCCAACAGAAGATGCAATTAATTTACTTAAAGCGTTGATGGGTAGCTCTGGTATAGCCCGCAAAGAATTTGTATTTAATGAAATCGATTTTTCGACCGTGCGTGAGTAGGAGAAAATATGAATGAAGTATTAGAATTAGAAGATGTAATTAAAGAATCTTTTACTCAATACGCAGGCGCAGTTATTCAATCTCGTGCACTCGTAGATGTGCGAGACTGCATTAAACCATCTGCAAGACAAGTGTATTATAGTCTTTTTACAGATAAATTCACATCTGATAAACCTTTTAAAAAGACTCTTAAAGCAATTGGGTCTGCAATGCGTTTCTATATTCATGGTGATGCGTCTTGTGAAGGTATTATTATGCGATCAGGCCAGCCATTTGCCATGCGCTATCCTCTAATTGAAATTGAAGGTTCATATGGTACACTCACTGAAACAGGTAACTGGGCCGCAAGTCGTTATACATCATCAAGATTATCTTCAATATCAAATTATTTATTACAAGATACTAATAAATATACTATTAATGAATGGATAGATAATTATGATGATACAGAACAATATCCACGAGTTCTTTCTTCTCTTGGATATTATAATATTGTAAATGGGTCAACTGGCATCGCAGTTGGTCTTGCGTCGAGTATTCCACAATTTAATCTTGGTGAAGTAAATAACGCTTTAATTAAACTTCTCCAAGATGAAAACGTATCTGATGACGATATTCTTTGTTATCCTGATTTTGCAACTGGTGCAACTTTAATTAATAAAACGGAAGTCGCTACAAGTCTTAAACAAGGTAAGGGTAAAGCTTGCATATTACAAGCAACAATTAACTATGACGATAAAGAAAAAACTTTAATCGTTACTGATTTACCCTATGGTGTATATACGAATACTATTTGCAGCGAGGTAGCTAAATTAGTATCTGAAAATCCTGATATTGGAATTACTGGTATCAATGATTTAACTGGTGAAGATGTTTGTATTAAAATTTATCTTGATAAAGCTGTAAACCAAGAAAAAATTAAACAAATATTATATGCAAATACATCACTACAAAAATCATATAGTGTTAATATGACGATGCTTGAAGATGGTCGTTTCCCAAAAATTTATGGATGGCGGCAAGCTCTTCAAGCTCATCTTGACCATGAAAAAATTGTTTATATTAATCTATATCAGCAAGAACTTAATAAACTAGAGCATCGTTTAAAGATTGTTGAAGGAATTATTAAAGCAATTGCACAGATTGATGAAGTTATTAAGATTATTAAACAATCTCCTAGCATCAAAGAAGCTAATATTAATTTACAAAAGTTGCTTATTATAAATGAAGAGCAAGCCAAAGCTATTCTTGATATGAAGTTATCTCGATTAGCTAAGCTTGAAGTCGATAAATTCATTGAAGAAAAAATTCAATTACTGGAACGTATTTCTGTCATTAAAGCAATTCTTGAATCAGAAGAATTACTTAAAGAACAGATGGTTAAACGATTCCAAGAGGTAAGTAATAAATTTAGTGATAAACGTAGGACAGTTATCGCGGAACGAGCTGCAGCAAAAACTACTAAGGCAACAAAAGAAAAAGTTGCAGCTATACCTGAAGATGTAGTTGTTTATATGAATAAAGATAGATATATTAAATCTATCCCTGTTAAATCATATCGTCGTGGTAAAGAGCAGGTTATAAATTTATTTAAAACAACAACCGCAGATATGGTAATGTTATTTACTAGCACAGGCCGTATGTTCCGTATTAAATTAAATACAATTAAAACTTGCGGCATGAATGATAAGGGAACCGCTGTAGGTTCTATTGTTCAACTTGAACCAGATGAATATGTCTTAAACATTGTCCCTAATACAGCGCAACAAGACTTTATTTTATTCACAACTAAAAAGGGTATTGTTAAGAAAACTAAATTAAAAGATTATATCAGTAACACCCAGAATCTTCGTGGCATCAAAGCTGTAAGTATTAAAGATGATGATGAGCTACTATCTGTTTCTCTTGGATATGACACAGATAATATTATTCTTGTCACTGGTAATGGTTATAGTATTAGGTTCGCAGCAGATGATATTAATGCACAAGGTAAAACGGCTGGCGGCGTTAAAGGTATTACTTTAAATGACTCTGATTATGTAGCTAGTACAATTCTTTGTAATGAAGAAGATCCCATTTTTATTTTTGAAGAGGGTGGCTATGGAAAAATAATCGCTAATAAGGTTTTTCAGTCTCAAGGACGTGGCGGAAAAGGACAAAAAATTAAAATAAATAATATTATTTTATGTGCTATGAGTGTTAAAATAACTGATGAACTCTACCTAGTACATTCATCTAATAATGTTTCTTCTATTAAAATATCTACAATTCCATTCTCGACTAAGAATGATACGAGTGAAAAATTATCGTCTAAAATAGTTCTTGACATATATACCTTATAATGATATAATAATAAAGTAAGGTAAAAACCTTACTCTATTTTATTATAGGAAGGAACATTATGAGTGAATTATATCCTGGTAGTCACCAGATTCCAGCTATGCGATATCATAATAAACTTAGTGATGCTAAAGTAGATGCTGCAATGGCTAATGGCGAATGGTGTATGCAGCAAAAAATGGATGGATGTTTTTATCAACTAGAAAAAATTGATAATGACCATATTTATCTTTTTTCTCGTACCAAAAGTAAAAAAACAGGAGAGCTTGCGGAAAAAAGTGATAATGTGCCGCATATCATAGAATGGGCACGTAAACATCTTCCTGATGATACGGTCGTTCTAGGTGAAGTTTATATCCCCGGTGGCCACAGTAATGATGTAACTTCAATTATGGGCTGTTTACCTAAAAATGCCATTGCACGACAAGAAGCATCTGATTGGGTACATTATTATATATTTGATTGTATCTGGTATGCAGGAAATAATCTTTGTGATAATACTTTTGAGACTCGTGTAGGTCATTATCTTGAATATATGCTTTATGATTGCTTTATTGGTGAAAAATATATTGAGATGGCTACAACCTATACCCTTGGAGAAAACATAAATATTGGTATAGGTTGTAAATCGTTTCAAGAAAAATTAAATGAGATATTTGCAGCTGGTGGTGAAGGAGCAGTCTTTAAACGTCTTGATAGTATTTATGAACCAGATAAACGTCCTATGACATGTTTTAAAATGAAAGAACATGTTGATTCAGTTGATTTAATTGTAATGGAATTACTTGATCCTATGCGGGAATATACTGGTAAAGAAATAGACATCTGGCCTTATTGGGAAGATGGAATTCCTGTAACTAAACATTATTATTATAATTGGAAAAATGGGATGCGACTTGGTGCTTATAAAGATGGCGAACTTATTGAAGTTGGTCGTGTAGCATCAGGATTAACTGATGAATTACGTGAAGACATGGCCGCACATCCTGAAAATTATATTGATAAAGTAGTTCAAATTTCTTGCATGAGTCTTAATAAAAAAGACTATACTGTGCGGCATCCTGTATATGAGTGTATGCGGCCAGATAAAGACGAGAATGATTGTTTACTTGATGAAATTTTTAGTTAAATATTTTTTACTGTTGTTTAAAATAGTTGTAGACAATTGTAGTTATTATATAGTATAATATATGTATCAAAGGAAAGAAAAGGATTTCTTTGATATAAAAATAAAGTCATAATATTTATTAATAAGTATTAAAGAAAGAAAAGGAGATTATTATTATGGCACAGCTTTTTAGTGAGAACGCTCAGGCAGTTATTCGTTTTCTACAGGCAGATCCTAATGGTCAGTACACCGCTGATGATATAGCAAATGCTCTAGGTCTACATCCTCGTCAAATCAATGGTACTGCAACTGGTCTACAGAAGAAGGGTATTACTGAGCGTGTTGTTGTTGAGGGTATTGAAAAGAAGGTTATTCGTCTAACTCCTGAAGGTCTAGCTGTTGATCCTGCTATGGAAAAACCAGCTGAGTAAATTAAAAATAATACACGGAGTTAAAAGGAGAGGAGGGTTGTCTGTATAAGGCGCCCTCCATTTTATTATGGAGTATATTATATTATATAGTATAACCATAATCATAATAGTTATTACTACATTAATATGTAAAAAATATTTAACTCTTATATCAAAGAAAAAAGAAGAATATGAGCGTTTACAAAGTGCTGTTGAGACTTTAGTAAATGAAAAAGATAGAATTAATAACGATATTGATAAGGGTAAAACCACTCTTAATGATATACGTCATAAAGTTGATTTTACTGATCAAATACTTAAAGATTTAAATCAACAATATGATAAAACTAAAGACCATCTTGACAATCTTAAACAAATAGCTAAAGATAATGAAACTAAATTACAAGAAGATTATAATAATGCCGCACAACAATATAAAGATAAGTTAGCATATATTAAAGAAACATGCGATGCTGAAAAAGCTATCATTGAATTTGATTTAGAATCTTTAAAACAAACTCGTCATGCTGCGATTGAACAATGGAGAAAACAGCAACAAGATAAAAATCAACTTGATGGATATAAATTAAATATCACACCGCAAGATAAAAAAGATATTCAATTATTACAGAATATTCGTTTACAGTTTTCGCACCCAAGAGTCATATCCAAATTAATATGGCAAACATACTTTCAGCCATTAGCAAAGCAACAGTTCATTATGATCCTTGGTAATGGAACTAAATGCGGCGTTTATAAAATTACTAATATATTAGACAATAAATGTTATATTGGTCAATCAGTTGATATTTATAAACGTTGGTGCGATCATTGTAAATGTGGATGCGGTATAGATACTCCTAAAAATAATAAATTATATGCTGCAATGGAACAAGATGGTATTGAAAACTTTACTTTTGAACTATTGGAGGAATGTCCAAGAGAAGAGTTAAATAAGAAAGAAGCATTTTATATTGATTTATATGAATCAAATGATTATGGTTACAATCAAACCATTGGAGTAAATTAATGGAATTTAATACTTTAGATGTTCAAGGATTTGATTCTGCATTAAAAGGTATGCGGAATCCTCTTAAATCATATGATAAAGCAGATACAGTTAAAAATAATATAACAGGTTCTGTCACTATAGGTCCAAATGATTATAAATTGGCTAAAAGTCTTTGGAAAGGTGGAACCGAACATCGTAAATGGATGCGGCAAGTAATTGTTTGGGTTGAAATTACTGCGCCAAGGTATATCTGGTCAGAATGGGATACTTATAAAATTGGAACTTCTGCAAATTCAGAGAGTACAATGCATACCATTCTTAAAGAAGATTTTAATGCATCTCAATTTGAGTGGCCTAATTTTAATGGATCAGATTGGGATATTGAAGCTGCATTTAATGACTACATTGATGTGATTAAAACTGTACGAGATCGTGCCAATGAAGTAACGGATCAAGATAAAGAGCATTATCAACAGATTTTAAAGGCAATGCTACCAGAATCATTTTTACAAAAACGAACTATTTGTCTTAATTATGAAGTACTTGCAACAATGTATCGTCAACGTAAAAATCATCGTTTGCCGCAATGGTCTAAAGAATTTGTCTCTTGGATAAAGACACTCCCTTACAATGAGTTTATTACAGGAGATTTTAATGCTTAAAATTTATGTATATGATGGAGGAGACAATCCTATTTTAATTATTGATACAAATATTGATAAAAATGAATTTGAAAAAGCACTCGAAGATTGGCCGGAATTTATTAAGGTTGATGACAGTCGTACAGGTATAAGTTTTTGTATTCCTGCACATAGATATCCTATTGGATGGCAAGAGGAATAAATTTTTATTGACAGCTGTAATAAAATATTTTATAATATTATTGTAAATAAAAATAGAAAGAGAGTAAATACACATGAAAAATAATTTTGAGAACTCTGTTAATGTTCGTGGTTGGGTATTTAATCACACTCTAGCAAAGAAAGTTTCAAGAAAAGGTGTAGAATATATCGGTGGTTCTATCAATGTTGCTACAGATGTAGATGCCGTTAATGTCGTTCCAGTAAATTTCATGTATGTAGTTCCAACTTTTAAGAATGGCAAGCCAAATGCGACTTATTCATTCTTAGAGCAAATTATTAATGAAAATAATACTTATGAAATGAATGGAGCTTCAGCGACAAAAATTCGTATTGATGGTGATGTTGAATGTAATGACTTCGTAACTCGTGAAGGTGAAATGGCTTCTCCGAAACGTGTCCGTGGTAGTTTTGCTCATCCTGAAACTGGTGATATTGCAACAGTAGGTTGTGCAACGTTTAAGACAGATATGCTTATTGAGGGTTATCAAGAAGTTGAAGTTGAAAACGGTGATAATTATGGTCGCATCCGTGGTTATGTTTTCAATTTCAGAAATGATTTCCTTCCAGTAGAATATACAATTCGTACAGCTGGTGGTATGAGTTATTTTGAAAAAGCAGATATTAGTATCAGTGAACCAATGCTAACTAAGGTTTGGGGCAATATTGTTTGCACAACAATTGAAAATCGTACTGAAACAGAGAATGCTTTTGGCGCTCCGACTGTAAATATCACAACTCGCACTCTTCGTGCTTGGGATATTGAGGGTGCATCTGTTGATCCAATGGAATTTGGTGATGAATCTATAATGACTGCAGAAGATGTAACAAAGGGTAAGGCAGATCGTGAACAGCATCTCGCAGAAGTTCGTGCAAATCATGACGAGTATCAAAAATCTAGAGATAATGCAAACAATGCTTTTAATGATGATCCTCCTTTTAGTGGAGCGACTACCGTGAAGTCTGCATCACCAACAGCCGCAAAGAATTTTAAATTTTAATTAGGAGGTAGTATATGGCTAGTGTTGATATTTTTGCGGTTAAACCGCACGTAGTATCAAGAGATCTAAAGGGCTATACTATACTTCTATACGGTGCTCCTAAAACTGGTAAGACAACTATAGCCTCAAAGTTCTCTAAAGCTCTTCTTCTCGGCTTTGAAGCTGGTTATCTTACCATTCCAGGAATTATGGCTCTTCCAATTAATTCATGGGCAGAGTTTAAAAGTGTTCTTAAACAGCTTAAAACTGATGAAGGTCACGCAACCTATGATAATATTATTGTAGATACTGTAGACATTGCTTATGATCTTTGTGAAAAGTATATTTGTAATCGTGAAGGTGTAGAAAATATCGCTGATCTTGCCTATGGAAAAGGCTATAATATGGTATCAAAGGAATTTGATGAAGCTCTTCGTTTAATTCCACAAATTGGTTATGGTCTTGTTATGATTAGCCATAGTCAAGATAAAGTATTCACAGATGAAAATGGTAAAGAATATAATCAAATTTGTCCCACTCTTGGAAATCGTCCTCGTCTAATCGTAGACCGCATGAGCGACTTAATTATTTATGCGCATCCAATCCAAGAGGAAGATGGAACTATTCATACTGTTGGATTTATGCGGCAAACACCTCGATTTGTAGCTGGTTCTCGTTTTAAATATACGCCAGATAGTATTGAATTTAATTATGACAATCTCGTAAATGCTATCGGTGATGCTATCGATAAACAAGCTGCAGAATATGATAACAAGTTTGTTACAGATGCTCCAGTAAAGGTTGAATCAGTGCCGCAAATTCTAGATTTTAATGAATTAATGAATCAATTTAATACATTGGTTGAAAAAATTCAAAATGCAACTGGTGATGCATTTGGTACTGATTGGGCACCACGTATTGTTGAAATTACTGATAAATATCTTGGCAAAGGAAAGAAAGTTTCTGATGCTACACCTAAACAAGCTGAACAGCTTGAATTAATTGTAAACGAGTTAACTGAACAAGTTGGGCTCGGTTTATAATCTTCTTTATAACGGTTGTCAAGGTAATTCTTGACAGCCGTTATTTTTTATGCTATAATATTATTATGAATAATCTTTAGGAGAATATTATGGCAAAACTTCCAAATGTAAAATGTCCATATTGTGAAGAAATTTTTTCTCGTGAAGAATATCCTGATTTTGTGCATATTGGTAATAGATATTATCATAAAAAATGTTATGATCAAAAGATGGAAAATGAAGAATATTATAATAAAATTCACGAATACTGTAAAAATAAATATGGAACAAGTTATAGTAAACGAAGAATTGATCAACAAATAAAAGAATTAATTGAAGATGGTCGTTCAATGACTGGAATTTATCGTACTTTAGTTTATTGGTATGATGTAAGTGATGGTGATGTTAGTAAATCTCATGGGAGCATTAGAATCGTTGGTTATGTATATGATAATGCAATGAGATATTATCAAAATAAATGGAGATTAGAGCAACAACAAGCAGAGCTTTTAAAAGGATCTTTAGATTTAGGCACTGATGTATTTTATATTAGTCCAACTCCGATAGAAAAGCCTAAAAGAGTAAAATTATTTGATATTCATTAAGGAGGGATTGACATAAGTAAGTATTATGATTCTGCATCTATTATTCAAGTAATAGGATGTACAATGCTCAATCCATCTTTATTAGAACAAGATG